TTTTCCCTGTTTGGAAAGGTTTTTCCCTGTTTGGAAAGGTTTTTCCCTGTTTGGAAAGGTTTTTCCCTGTTTGGAGGTGTCCCATCACGCAAATCCCAAATCTCCCTCGAAATTCCCACGAAAACCCAAGACCTTACGATACTTTGTTCCACGTGGAACGCTGATTCAGTCTAGGATATCGAGGTCTTTGTTCTTGATTGCATTATATACTTGCCTAATACAATGTATTGATAATAAAGCCAATAAAATAACTATGATTAAAGGCAGGGCGTCGCCCGTAGCTATAACGTACCGCCCTAACTCAAACGCCATGTACCCACAAAACAAGATGAGTACGAAATATATAAATATACCCATAAAAAATATACAATAAGTAAACACGATTTTAAAACAACACTCAAATAATACAACCAATTGAGTATCAACAACATAATATATATCAATCCCTAGAGCTACCTCTAAGAGAAGACAAGCCTAGATATAGATAAAAAATATACAATAAGTACCGCCTATTATATACCTTTTAGGATCGATTCACGCACAAAACCATACATAAGGGCACAATATACCCGCCTGCATGGATATAAATATATACAGAATGATACATAATAAAGCATTTTACTTACACATTTTAGATCAGGGCTTAAAATTTGCCGCCTTAACACTTTTATGTGTAAGCAAAACATATTAATATGCTATCATTTTGTAAAATATAGGCACAAAAAAGCCCTCCCGTCTTATATCACTACAATACGGAAGGGCACAAACTTTAAAATCAAATAAAAACAAACGATCTATTGTCGTAATTTGTTTGCCATATAACTAACACGTTTCCGCCTACATTTATCAGAATCTCTACTACAATCTAATTTATTAGACTTGTATAGATCTTTGGTAAGCTCAATATAAAACTCCATTTGAGACTTTCTTACAGCCTCTAAAGCCTTTTCTTTTTGAATAGATAGTTTCCTATTCAAATTATCGAATTTCTTTTTGTACATAATATATTAATTTAATTACACCAATAAGAATACGGCATGGCTATGAAGTCACAAAGCCGCCGTTATCAAAACGGCCAGCCGGACGCACCACACCCGCCCGATTCCCTTTGGTTTTGTCCCTTTGCCCCGAACGAACGAAGCCAAATACGTACATACGTTGCCCGTGATACGTACCGACAAGGCGCACTTTGTCCGTCAATTTAACCGCACAAAATACCCTTGTAAGGGTTGTTATTTTAATTAATACATATAACATATAAGTATTTAAGCAACCCTATATGTTATTGCATTGATATATTGGTACGGTTATAACCCCGTAATGCACTCCATGCGTGCTGCTCTCGCTACACATGGACATACGCCCTATACATGCGTATATACACCAATATGCCCCATGTTTTTACATGGCCTATCCGGTTGACCGGACGTATTAACCAGCCTTGATACATAGCCAAGAATAACGGCACGCCCCTGAACTAGGAGAACGCCTGATCACACTATTAGTCGGCAACCTATTTATGCGAATTCTCGATACCCTACCGATTCGCATATCTATGTATCAATATGTTAAATATCTTATCTGTTTAGTCTAAATCAGTGGCACGGCGTGAACGTACAGACATCGCCACCATAATGCCCCTATATATAAAGATATAAGGACATCTTAATATTATCTTACATTTTTATCGTGAGTAAGATAATAGGTGATACATTTGGCTATCAATGAAAACGAAAAATTCGTTATTTTAGTAGCCATTCGAGTAGATTTATATCTTTCGTTATTGTAAATAACGAAATAACCGCTTTTATCCTCAGAGTATTTAATAGGGGCACAATAGCCAAAAGCTTTATGTGTTGTGCCCAAAAGAATTTTCTGAGCTTGTTTTTCAGCTAACATTATTTTATTGTTGGCTGATTCATTTTCATCATTGTAAATCTTTTCTATTTCTATATATTGGCAAAATACGCCATCTATATTTGCAAGAATTTCTTTACAAATAGTAATAACCAATTCTTTATCTTTAGCCAAAGCGACTAAAGACGGGATAACATCTTTTGAAACTTCAATATTGTTTTCTTTGATAATATCCATAACATCTTTTTTGCTATTAAACAATCTGCACCAAGATTTTATCGCACCCGTCAAAGTTTCAGACTCCGACTTTTTCACTGCATTTTGTACTCGATTCAAATCTTTTGCTTTCATATTAAATCGCCCTTGCCCTAGGGACTTATATAGGCACCTAGCACGCCTTATTTGTTAATATTGTTATCTCACATTGCAAATATAATATATGTTTTATTTCCAAACAAATATTTTACAATAAAAATTCAACGATTATATATAATAAAACTAATCAAATGTAAATGTATATTAAAATATTGATTTATATCATTGATAATCAACAATTTAAATGGAAAATAAGCATTCCTTTTTGGTTGGCTGGCGTTTGCCGCTCCCATTTACCGCCCTTTGTGGATTGGGGGGGGGCGGCCCCAAAAACGGCAGCCCGGCCGGGGTGATTTCGGGTAGGTGGTCCGTCCCGCCCCCCATATCCAATAAAAGGCAACCATCTCCCAATAGGGATGGTCCGTCCCGCCCCCCATATCCAATAAAAGGCAACCATCTCCCAATAGGGTATCTTCTCAAACCCATTTAATAGATATAATTATAATTGTATTATATTTAGGGCGTAAATAAAAACATGAATAAGATTATGAGTTTAATGATAGAGTACATAGAAAAAGAAGGGGGGGGGGAGTAAAATATGTTTAGAAGAAGATGGTTTTCATCCCAAAAACAGAGAGGAGATATTTCTTCTCCACCAACCAAGGATCATGCGACATTTATGCGGATGGCGTATATGTAGGGAGATATCTTGGCACGGGTATCACGGAGTTCACGTACTCAACGAGCAGGAATTATATAAATATAAGTTTGGTAGGTATCAGCCTACCGGATCAAGTCTATAATTATACGAATGGTATAATCACCGATTCGTTGGCTATTTATCAGGGTTCTACTACCGATGCCAAATATACCGCCATATTCGACGCTGAGATATATGAGACTATTCCTGTCACTAACGCTAGGGTACAATCAACGATGACCGATATAGTCATGAATTACAAGCTTGGGGATTTTGTGTCCACGTCAAAGAAGGAGTTAATCAATATCGGGATTCAGGTATATCCAGGATACGATGGATTTTATCGAATTATCCAAGGAGCGTTTATAATTCCGATAATAAATACTACATATAAAATATATGTGAACTTCTTCACCCCCACATGGGAAGGTCATTCGGAAAGTCGAACACTTATGGGGTATGGTTATATCTATGGGTCTACTCCGGCTTCTCCTCCATCTCAATCATCTACTTACGTGACGGTTACTAACAACAGGCAGAATGCGGTAAGGGTTCTTATTCTTACGTCTCTTAACGTGACCGACATACAATCCCTTATAAATCGATATGGAACGACAGTAGTGAGATCTAGCAAGATATATGAGTATTATGATACAGCTAACAATATAATGACAGGGTTCGTGGAGGACAAATTGCCCGGTCAATCCTATTACGCCTATATGCTGGATAATGAGTTGCGTACTGGTGTAGGGGACTTTACGATAGTATAACGATATTATCACCACATGGATGACGGTACCGGCCAAACGGAAAGGGGGATGCCCGATCCTCGTAGGGTTGGTTCCGTCACCCTCACTCCGCCCCTTTCGTTGGTTCCCTCCCATTATCTTCTTACGTCTCATTCTATCGACACAACCCATCTCCTATCCCCACTTCCAGCGTCTCATTTACTTTATTATATTTGCGATATAATTAAAACATAACATATTATGAATAAAAAAGTTAAATACATGGGGGGGTGGTATTTTAACCCTCAGATAAGGAGGGGGTATGTTTAGGCGCAGGACTTCTTCTACCGGTAAGATCCACTACCGTGTTAATATAAACAAGAATATGTGTCTTGGCGTTGTAGATATATATATTGATGGGAAGCCATATCAACCTGGTTTTAACGGATCTTATCTTGATATATATCGCGATAAGAAGATAAAAACTATAAGCATAAGTGGCCAGATATCATATCTAAATCCGAAAAATGAGTACAATGTTATTTTGGGCATAAGTGGAGGTATTATAGAGGGAACCCTTACGTATCAATATAATTCGGGTATGCATTGCGAGTTGGCTAATAAGGTGATATACGGGAATAGGATAACTAATTTTGTTCCTGTAACGGTGATAGAAGATCCTGGGAAGATCATTAATTTCACTTACAGATCTGAATTACAGACTCAGGTTTTAGATGAAAGTTATGTAAGTTGGGATGGTGATTATGTATTAAACGATAATTGTATAGTAACTGATCTTTGTTCGGGATGTGAATCTTATGCCTATGGGAAAAGTTCTCGTGGTAACTATCGAGTAACGGTAAGGATAGTGTAATCCCAAGGGAAGGAGGGAGACCTCGTCCTTCCGGGCCTCCCCCGTCCTACCACCGCCTCCCGTTCTTTTTGGCTTCTCCCTGTCTTATCTTTGACCGGATATCAAAAATTCATATCTTTGGAACAAAACTACAATCATGTTTAGAGACATACTACATAAAATCAAGATCTTCTTCTGCGATGAAGATATCGAGAAGATAAATGTAAGGGATAGTACGGTTATCCTCAACAACGAGATACATAAGATGTATGACGAGATACTTAATGAGCTAGGTGATTTGGCCACTGTCGTATCTAGGAACTACGTGTATGGTAGGATAAAGGACAGGACGGGATTAAGAATCCGTCATATCAGTAGGATAATAAACCATACTAAAGTCGAGGAGATATGATCAAGGACGTAATGGAGAGGGATATGATAAATGAGATATCCACGTTGTTTGTAATGATATTCACGTCAGGGTTGATGTTTGTCATGCCTATATTATATATAGGGTATAATGATATCCTTGTCATAATAGGATTCGGGATACTACTATCTTTTATGTTAACCATAATCCCGATCTTGCTTTCTTACGATATAAGGGATGAGATCATTGAGTTGATTGAGGATATGGATAGCCAGATCGTGGTAGATACTTCGGTGTACAAAACGAACCTACCCTAGGTAATTACTAGGATAGGTGATGTGCTATTTTATTTTAACATACTTATCAATCAAATCTATTGATAGTTTAGTTCCAAGCTCTTCCTCCAACAAATTAAGGTAGTTCCGGTGCAGGCATCCGCCCCGCTCCACCTCCCTAAAGCCAGCCCCGTCCCGGATCCTGACTAGCCCTTTCCTTGGATCCATGTCGATAAGATCCCGAAGCTCGTTCATATTCTTGAACCGGTTCTCTATTACCTTAAATACATCGATCTTAGGTCTCTTATCCTTATCCTTGGGCTTTATTTTAATTCTTCCACTCATATCAATTATCCAGTAACTTTACATGTAATATGATTCATATTATTATTACCGCAATAAGCGCACATAGATACGTAGGGAGAATATACTCTTCCACATACCGGACATCTCCATCCATACATAACAGGATTTGTTTGTTTGTCAATTTCTTTCAAGCCCTCATTAGTAGTGGATGATGTATTTTTGTTTTCCATATCATTCATTACCACGGTGGTTTCCTAACCGACGTTCGCTGGTCATGAAGCCATCTTTATTTATCTTATCTGTACTTCCAAATCCATTATCACCTCTATCAGATTTTCCAAGATCTTCTAATGACTCCACTTCTTCCCATACGATACGTTCCCGTCTACGAATAAGAAGTTGTGCTACCTTACCACCTACATTACAATAATAAGGACTATTCCTATCCATTTTTCTGTGAACTATCATAATTTCCCCACTATATCCTTCATCAATGGTAGCAGGGGCGTTTTGCATAATTAGCTCGCTATTAGTAAAACCACTACGTGGACGGATTTCCATCTCATAATCTTCAGGTAGCGCTACATGTACACCAGTATGATATATGATTCTGCCGCTATCAAGCTCTATATTCTTTACAAATAGATCCATGCAAGCATCTTCTTTATGAGCGTATTCAGGCAGCTTAGCCCCTTTTTCCAGCCATATCTTGACCTTACACGTATCTATACCATCAAGCAACTCAATTGCCTCTTTATAGCTCATAGGTTGCTCTGAGGCTAATGAAATGGCTCTTGCCAATAAATCTTTAATCTTACTCATTTTATCTTGTTTTTAAATTCTTTCCCTTTCGGGCATTGTAATTTACATTCCTCGCCACAAGCGGAACAGTTGGGTCTCATTCCGGGCACCCCTCTTCCCCCGTACGGCCAGTAGGCATAATCGCACACGCTCCAGAACGCCTCCATCGCCTTTATCTTGGCATCGACGGTTATCTTCTCCCTCACCTTTTTCATGCTTTTCCTGAACTCGTCTTTCATATCCTTCCCCTCTATCTGTCTAGCCTTACGTCTCTCATTCCACCAATTGTAGTAGAATTTGTCTGCCATCTTATAAGCTTCGGGGTCAAATTTATCACGATGCAGGATAGGTGCGTCCTTGATCTTTCTCAAATTCCTGCCACAAACATAAGCGAGTCCTGCGTACGGAGGTATGTCCTTAGGATCAACCAACCCATCCGGAACGCAGTAGTAGAAGTAATTGGGGCGGCCGTACCTGACCCAGTCACCGGTCTCGTACAGGGCTTGCTTTCGCGCCTCGAACCAGCCTTGCATTACTTGGTGCTTGCCCTCCTTCTCGAAATCCTTGTTATAGTCAGCCAACGAGATCTTCACCTCAACCTCATAAGCGTACATGGATCTGGTTATAGCCAGATAATCAGACTCCCAGTTATAGACATACAAGTTGTTTATAATCCATCTAGGAGATACCAAGAACTGTCTGTTAAGGATATCCAATATCCCTCTTTCAGTGTATTCAGCACCTTTATTTGATTGCCGTGTTCCCATCTCCTTTCAGAGGATTATTCCTTAACCCAACCGCCATTATAGCGTTCGATACCAATCTCCGTAATCCACCCATATCCTTATCATGGAACGAGAAAGTAGTTAAATTATGTGATTCAGTAATCTTATCATAAGACTTTATCATCAACACAGCCATATACTCACCCATCATCTTTCCGTTCATGATATCAAGATCGATTATGCCGTGATCTATTAGATCAACCACATCCCATCCTGATGGTAGATACGTTTTTATCTGATTAATGTCCATAGCAAATAGTATTTATAAAAAGGAGGGTCGTGCTACCCTCCTATAGATTACACACGAAAAATAGAACTGAAAGCGATCCTAAGCACGTAGGATTTTATTGATTCCCGTAGGCTGTCTACCGGTTATCGTTAATTACCGACCTACGGGAATATGTTTAAGAAAACACCATGTACCCCAATCCGGAATCGAACCGAAATTTCATCGTTAGGACCGACGTGTTCTATCCATTGAACTATTAGGGCATATGTCCTTATTCTCACGAACCAGGACATCAAACGTCTAAACTTTAAAAAAACCTAATGACAAAACTCTATGCTAGTTTTTCCCCAAAAAAATAGCGTGGACCCGGCCGGGCTTGAACCGACAACCTTCTGGTTATGAGCCAGTTGCTCTTACCAATTGAGCTACGGGTCCTAAATACACCACATCGTCTTTCACAAGAGGATGTGGAAAGGAATTTCTCGAAGTTTATATAGTAATATCATGAAACTATTGTCCAACATTCTAGCATATAGCACCAATCCTCAAACGGGAACGTCTCTATACCAGACCTACCCCATCCCGTCCCCCAACTGTTCTGTAGGACGAAGCCGGCCTTGTCCCAGCCGGTGAGGATAACGGCATGACCTCCCAAGTTCTGTCCTTGGCCTTGCCAGAATCGATTACCATAATTATAGCAATACAGACCTATAACCAGAGGCCCATTCAGCATCAAAGCCACCTTAGCTGATACCGGATCTATGATCCTAGCGTAACTGTTTATTTTCTCCCCATCTACGCCTACGTTCTTGATAGACTTGATAGCGTCACGAAGAACCATCCCGTCTTGATCCTTATCCTCTCTCAGATCATATATATCGTAGGGAGAGATCTTAGCCGGTCTTTTAATAGCCCTTATACTCTTTCTCCAGTTAAGTATCTCAGCTAAGCTTACCGCAGCGCAAATAGGAGAAGATCCTTGATCCACTACGCTATCAACGTTATTGACCTTATACTCATCAGGGACAGCCTCATGCTGCATATTCATAATAGCGTCCCTATCATCTGCTGGCGATGGTATGTAACCTAGTCCGTATTCCATTACTTATCTTTTTTATGGTAATCAATTATCTTGATATTAAACGTATCGGATCTTTGCCTTACCTGTATAGACCCTCTAGCCTTTCCCTTGGCGTCGTACAGGGCGGTAAAGCCAAAGTTATCAACCCGGCCGTCGTCCAGCGTAAACCGCCACTCCTTCCATTGGCCCATCACGGTCCCGGAAGACACTATGGAATCCACTACATAAGATATGTCAGTAGTATCATATTCCGTATAATAGGTTCTTGACGTACTGCATCCGACAACAGCTAAGGTAAATAACATTAACAAGAAAAACAAGATCTTATTCACTTTTCTTAGATTTTTTACGTTTCTTAGATTTCTTCTTATCCTCCGCCTTATTCTCGACATTTACGTCAATACCGGCATCAGCGACCTCAGGGGCGTTATTTTCAGGTATATCAATATGACCTGAGTTAGGATCCATCTTATCCTCATCAACAACAACCTCATTAGGAACATCGATGTCTAAAATCTCTGCCTCCAGATACTTGATACGATCTGACATGATTTTATTCTGGTCCTCAAGTTCCTTATATCTTCTTCTAGCCTCATCGAGTAATTTAGATGATAGTTTATGTTTCTTCTCGATATCCATATAAGCCCGTTTAAGAGTTTCTTTCTCTTTTACCGACTCATTATATATCTCTCTTGATTTACTAAGCTCATTACCCATCTTAATTATAATAGAATCCTTTTGTTCTATATCCATATTAAGGGAATCGGAAAGAGTTTCAAGATACCCTACTTTCTCTTCTAATTCCGTTATCTTCTTGCGGGAATCCTCATAATCTCTTTTTAATCTACTTGAATAGCTAATAGCCTCATCAAGATCCTGATTTAGAGTATTTATATAACTACTCTTTACTATCTTCAATCCGAACATTTTTATCACTGTTATAAGTTTTACGAATATCGGCATTTATCTTACCGACTATAATTAACTCAGCTATATGTTTATCTTTCTCGACTATAGCCATATCCTTACGGACATTAGTGACCCTGATCATGATATTCCCGTTATTAGACGAGACGAACGGTGATCCCACCAAAGTAAGTCCCGTATCGCCGGTAAACGACGGCAGCATCATCAACACCCCTATGGTATTATCCGGGAACGATGCCCACACCCCTGTGTCTATATCAAGGACATCACCCTGCCCTAATGGGAAGGCATTACCCTGCTTGATAGGAATATCCTTACCCAACGAGTTCCATGCTTTCGAGAATCTTACGGAGTTAAGGAAGATCTTTCCCTCTTTCTCCACCATCCCTACCATAGGTTCGCAATTCAATCTAACCTCGTTTTGTTTATCATCTGGCTTCTCCTCAAGCTCATCAAGGTCTCTGGCTGATGTAAACGACTTGCTTTCCAGAAGCTTTTTAATATCCTCAATACTGGCCATTATAATTTGATTATTAAATAAACGATCTTCAGTCCTAACTTAAAATCAGATGTCTTCTCGAACATCTCCCTAAGAGGTAAGATAGTAGCGTCAAGATCTGACGCTACCCATTCTCCGTCCTTATAATACATATTCTTTTCCTCGGAATACGCTACACAAGGTCGATGCCCTAAGTTCTTCATAACCGTATCTACCTTATTTTGGGTAGGCATCGAGACACGGTTCACTTTAGTAGATATATTAAAATTGCTTTCCATTAAATTACTCATTTTCAATTAGTTAATTAGAAAGGTAGGTCACTGTCGTCTCCAAAAGGAGGATATTGTGGCGGCTGCTGACCTCCAAAAGAAGGCGCTTGGGCTGTCTGAGGAGGAGCCTGCGTAGCGTATGACGGTGGGGGCGTTTGCGTTATAGCCTCACCAGCGTTGTTTTGGCTTGCCGACTGAGTAGGTTTCACACCATCTGTCTTAATACTTTGGATATATTTATTAAGTACCTGATAAGCGAAAGCGTCTTGGGTCGTATAATCAAACTTCTTATTCCCCATTATATCAGTACTCTCAACCCTGTCAGGCCATCCATTCTGCCCGTTCTTATAATATTGCTGGATAAGCTCGTCCTTACCGTCAGGGGTCTCCCTTGCGTATGAGATAAAAAAATTACCGGGAGCATATTGATCCCCTTTCTTAGCATGAGCAGGATTGATCACTACCTTACGTTTCAGGTCGATATTAGGCAAGTACCTTACCAGTGACTTCACGTAATTATTAATACCTCCTTTTTGAGTCACCAAAGGAACGTTTATAAAGTAATTACCATCCTCATCACTTATCTTTATGGATAAGTATTTGGCGTTTATTCCATTGAACTCCACTTCTCTTACGCTAATATCAGACAAATAACCTTCGATACCGTTCCAGAACACCCTCCAATAAGAAACGGCTCCGGTCTTCTCGTTTATATGCTCCTCGAAACCTTCCTTTGGTTCTCTTGATGACTGATATAATAATCCGCTACCACTTACTTTAAAGTAATGGTTATTACCACCTGATGAATTTTCACGAACTCCCATATTATATATATTTAAACGTTAAACAATAATTGATGATGACAAGAAATATTCGTTCTTATTATCCTCCCCATAAATCTTATTGAAATGAGATTTATGATCATGCTCGATAACTATCCTATTCCACGATATGCTTTTTATGATACCCAGATATCTTCCACATAACACGTTGCATACAATATCTTCACCATAATGAGACAAAGGGGTAAGTCTTTCCTTACATGATTTACCTGAAGACGGGCTCTCTGACATAATACCGCATCCTTTATCGGTAAATATCAACTTGCAATGATCGAACTCATTTACCTTAAGATTGTTTTGGAGGGCTTGGACGAGTAGATCCTTATCAAAGACATAGGTACTTGTTTTGACAAAATGCTCGTCCACGAACCTCCAATTTGGATAATTACCCTCAAAATGGGTCTCATACATATCCATATCAGGCGTAGAGAAATAAGTCTTAGTATCGTCCACTTTTATAGACAACATATCCGATGACTTATCGATATGCTTATCAAGCAATATCGCAGATTCGTTCGATATCGGGATAAACATCTTCTCTACCTTATCCTGATTAGGGACAAAATACCTGTAAATAGTATTTCTATCCGTACTTACTATATTAATATTAATATCATCAATATCAATGACCACATTCTCGATGCATGGATAAAAGTCATCTACCTCCGTATAATCGCTGGCTTTGTTAAGAACCGAAACATAATCGCTCATCTTAACCTTAATTCCTCCATCAAGTATCTTATGTACCTGCGGGAATGTATTGATATCAAAAGCCGGACAACTATACTCACCAGAAGCATAGCGGATCGTTATCTGATCTTTTTTATCCGAAAGCAGTATCGTAATCTCGCAATTCTTCTGTTTTTTCATGAACTTAATAAAAGAGCTTGCCTCGACCAAGAAAGAGAAGTTAGAGTCAGCCTCAACCTCCAATCGCTCTATAACACATACCTTGGCATTTACGGAAGTGATATAAGCCAGATTATTGACAACATCTATCTTAATATTCTTATAAAGTGAATTAGATCCGGCGTTTTTAACAACCAACTCCAATTTACTTAACTTCTCATTTAATGATTTCGACAAGCACTTAAATAGCATAACGACAACTTTTATATTACATTACAAATGTAATCATAATTATATTAATTCAAATACAATAAATACTTAATAGTATTAAAATAATTTAAACTTGCGTCTAATATACTCGGCTATAAGCGTAGCATCGCACATTCCATCTTGTATTTTGGTAGGTTGAACTCCTTTACCTGACCATGGTTTTACGAAAGACACCAAAGGGAAAAGGCGTATGGCGCATCGGATGGAGGTAGCCTTCGTGTCTAACTTAGCCGCCGAATACACCCGATCGGCTGTCGTATGAAGCTCCTTCTGCCAGGTCTTTGGCTGGACCTCCTCGAACATGAACCTGACGTCCGGATGCGAGTCGTATCGTTCCATCATCTCCACCATCATAGCGAAGAGCGCGTTTGGTTCCCGGCGCCGTCCGCCAAAGGTGAAGTTACTGGCGGCAGAGCTGTTGTGGATGCTGTGGACGTCCTCGACGGCGATCGCCAGCGTCCCACCTCCATCTTCTTGGATCTTGTCAGCGGCATCGAGAAAGAAACTTGATATAGCCCTAAGATCTATATCTCCCTTAGCCGATATCCTTGGAGTCATGATTACCTTAATCTCCCCATTATCCGGAATCATCGCCAATCCTCCGGTATCTATACCTGGATCTATACCTATTGATATGTTCATAACTTCAACGTATATAATGAATGAAAATCCTCCGGTCTGAACACCTGTATTGAGTTATCCGGATACATACCTATATAATAACCGTAAAAAGCCCGTAGAATGCCATTTTCTAGGATTATATCCAAAGCCTTTACCTTGTGACCGTCAACCATCACATCAAGCTCCTTGGTTCTTTGGGATATCTTATCAAACCATTCAGGTATAGGATCAATCCCGTACCTGAATGCGTTTACTGTTGATTTTATCGATATATATGTTCCCATGATCAGATAAGATTACAATCGTCACGTTTAACAACCTTAAAATCACCATTGCGAAGGAATATCGCCACATCAGATCTCGTATACGTAAGAGGTGTATACGATACCAAATGATAAGATGCCTGCCCGACGGCGGGGCGAACCGGTCTCAATACGGCTATGGCTATATCTCCGCCAAGTTCCGTGCCACCGGTGACACCCTGTAGGCACATGTATATGAATCCCTCATACTCATATCTCTTTCCAATAAACTCACTCATGGGAATACCTACGAACAGATAGTTCTTCACATCCCCTTTCTTAACCTCGACAGCGTTCTCTACACTGGACGGTATTACGTCTACAAATTTTACTCCTATTGCCATGATTACAAATTCAATTTAGTTCTTAATTCTTGACACAATTCTTGATTATCCCTCATGATACTTAACGTATTGTCCACCCCATTTCCTACCCGGACATCCCCGTACCAGTACCATGATCCTTTACGGGTAAAGATACCGGTTTCCTCGCATAACTTCAAAAGTTCAAGTTCCTTATCAAACCCCACACCATAATACAAGGCTGTCTCTGCTATTTGGAACGGTACTGCGGTCTTATTCTTAAGCACCTTTATCCTGACCTCATGACCTACTGAAGATCCGTCCTCACCTAATATAACCTTTTTTCTCGCCATCTCCATACGGATAGAGGCATAGAACTTAAGGGCGTTACCTCCGGTCGTTACCTTAGGATCTCCGTATATAACACCGATCTTCTCCCGATACTGATTGATGAATACCAGAACACAGTCGCTTTTGTTTACGATCCCTGTAAGAACTCTCATAGCCTTTGACATCAATCGAGCTTGCAATCCCATGTTACTATCCTCCATATCACCCTCGATCTCCTTCTTCGGGACTAGATTTGCCACGGAATCCACGACAATAAATCCTACCCTGCCGGACTCCACCAGCTTGGCCGTGATGTCAATAGCCAGCTCACCGTAGCTTGGCTGGGAGATCAAAAACCGGTTTATATCTAATCCCATTTTCCTAGCGTACTCAATATCGAAAGCGTTCTCCACGTCTATTATAGCTACCAGCTTATCTGGATGTTTTTTCTGGAACTCGATCATACTTAACGTACACATCATGGTCTTGCCACAAGATTCCATCCCGACCAGCTCATGAATCCGACCTACCGCCCATCCTCCGCCAAGAGCCTTATCCACCACCAGCGATCCAGTGCTTTCCCTTGGTATGGATATTATAGGCTTATCATCGCCAAAGTTCATTATCGAGCCTTCTCCAAGCTCTTTATTTAAAGATGATACTAACTCATCTACGTCTGAAAAAAGTTCTTTCTTAGCCATTATAATCCGTATTCATCGAAATTAAACAAATCCTGTTGTTTCTTGATCATATCCTTACCGATATCAGATATCTTTTCTGGATTCAAAACACCCTCATTTTCATCCACCTTCTCTATAAAGTCAGATATCTTATCGCTTAGCAGTACCATATCTTCCTTAGGCACTGATTTCAGATAAAGCCCGTCTATAGACCTACATCTTGAAAGAGCGGTATATATCTGTCCTATTTCGAAGGCTCTGCTGATGTCTACGAATATATTATCTAAAGTCATTCCCTGAGATTTATGAACGGTTATAGCGTATCCTAACCTCAATGGATATTGTATTATATAGCCGCAAGAAATGCCTTCAAGGGAATCATCTACCTGCTTATACTTCATCTTCTCCCACTTCTCTTTGGTTATCTCCACCTCAGTATCGTTATCTAGATGAACATATATCGTCTCATCAACAGTATCTATGCTGGTTATGATACCCATCGAGCCATTGACATACCCGTTGCCGTTTCTGGTTATTATGACCTTAGCCCCTACCTTTACTATAAGCTCATCCTCGCAAGGCGCTACAGGCTTCTCCCCGAATACAGTAGCATCGAACTTAAATACCTTATTATTGATCTTATCAAGATTAGTCTTATTTATCTCATAAGCTTCTTTGTTAGTTGAGCATATAATTATAGTATTATCCATATTATCTGGATACTTGACCCTACTATCCAATATCTGTCTTGACTCGTCGGTAATAACCCCACATCTTATATCCTCAAGTACGGAAAGAAGCTGAGGATCTTTTTGACGGAATACGTTCTCGAAGGCAATGACCGAGAATCCTGACGCTCTTAATGCCTTTGATGAGAAAAAGAACCGGCTCTCATAATATTTGTCGATAAAATCATCCGCCGTCACCACAGGAGGTAGTTGTGATAGATCTCCAAACATAATCAACCTAACGCCACCGAAAGGCTCCTTGCTACGCCTGCATTGTCTAAGTATGTCAGCCACCTCATCAAGCAAATCAGGTCTTACCATACTGATCTCGTCAATGACAATAGTATCAAGATTCTTGATCTTCTTCTTCATAAACGGACTTACATCCACCTTATTCGACAACATACCTCTCTCGATAGAAGGAATGTAAGGATCGTTCTTTATAGAGAAGAACGAATGAATGGTCTGTCCACCGGCATTCAACGCCGCTACTCCAGTCGGTGCTATGATAACGCACTTACCCAAGAACTTTACGATACGTCTCATGAACGTACTTTTACCACTACCAGCTCTACCGGTAATGAACAGATTCTCCCTAGTGGTGAAAATCTTCTTCAAGGCACGACCCTGCTCCACGTTTTTATCCACCGTCATAATATGACGAAGGAGGTCGTTTTCATTTCTAAAATCCTCTTTTACCATATCTTTTTAAGTTTATGGTACAAAGATACGAATAGTTATAATTAACTAATTGAAATAAATGTAAATAATATATAAATATTAAATTTTGTATCTGACACTCAAATCATCCAGCTTTACTCATCTCGGACCCTTTTACCCCTAAAAAGACGTCTTTTATAAAATCTTCGGCGATGATTATATGCATTATCTTTCCTCTGTATGATAGTCTTAGGTGTCCGATAGTTACGTTCTTCCTGTCTTTGGCATTCGCTATTCCATTGTTTTTTTTTACCTCGTCATACAAATCGGATATACTCTTCTTACACATATCTAAGAACATGCTTATGTATCTGTATATAGTGGATTGCGATATCTCACGCATACCTATTCCTATAAGCTTCTTATTCAACTCATTAAGAAGGTATGATACATTAAACTTAACTGTCTTTCTTTTAGTTATCTTATATATGTGATGTACGTTTCTGGTTCTGGCTCTGAATATTATTTTGGAAAGGATTTTTACCCGATCAAGTTTCCGGCTTTTGTTAGCCATATTCCGTCTTTCGTCTGAGCTTAAATTCTTATCCAGACATTTGTATACGGATCTTTTCTTACCTACGAATATGTCTTTCGTATCCTCATTCTTCTTAGCCTTATACGAGTAGATCATGATATCAGATAAAGCTATTCTTATCTCGCCCTCTGCGTAAGCCTTAAGCGTCTTTAGCTGATAGTCTATATCCTCATGGCAGTTCTCTATAACATGTTTGTAGCAGAAATAAGCTATGCCATCGGATAGGATATCTATAAAATCATCGGTATTGATCTCGATACGGTCACGGTAACCATCTCTCATCCTATTTCTTAAAAATACATGCTTCTGTACATTTATGATAGAAAGATAAGCCGTTACCTGCTTACACTTCTTTTCTATAACCATACCGGAACCTCTTATATTATCTTTCTTGTTCGAGTATTTTACGGCCGTAACCTTCTTCCCGTCCTTATTAGTTACAGGTTTGTAATCTACTGGACAGACAAGTGATCCTGCCGGAAGCCTTAGGCATCCAAGCTCATCTTTTTTTGCTTGTATATCTTTTGGGATATATGCTTCGGTAAGAATCTTATCGAAATTTGATTTCATTTTCTGTAAAAGTGCTACCTTTGTCTCCATGGTTTTTTTTTTATTTGCTGCGAATATACAAGTTTCATCAATACGAAACAAGTTATTCGGATGGATGGGTAGCCTGTGAAGGTCGCCCATTTGTTGTTTAAGGAGGGTAGGTAATGTTCGTAAAACGCTGTGCGCGTGAACGATCGTTTTTTCTCAACCTACTTGTTACGCGCGCGTTAATAGGTATATTTATTAAATATAATTAATACTATAAACATATACTACCTTCTAATATCTCTATCCGTACACAGAACCTCTCCTGACGTCGAGTTCCTGTGTACTCCACTTAAAGTCTCTATTTAATAAAACATTGCTTTTTACCGCCAAGGTATGGTGCCGTCAGGCAGGATACCGCAGGCTAAACATGGTAGAAGCCGTATCCTATACCGGAAGCCGGTACCCCGGTAGGGGGATCGGGTGGAGCATAAGCCAAAGAAGAAAAAGCGAGGTCTTGTACGATCGCTCGCGCTCCGGCTGCCCGTATCCTCTACGGCAGGCTCCATGTCCCAAGGCCTCCCATTTCCCCTTGGCTTTATATCCCATAACATAGCAAGAAGGAATCCAAAGGGAAAAGGGGTGGTCATGTCCCTTGAGGCAGGATAGGGCTGTCCACCGCCGCTCGGAGGCATGTATGGTCTGTGCTCCACTGGCCTCATTGCCGTGGCTTACGGTGGACTTATCTGGCTTTCCTCCGCCACTTCCACCGCCTTTTCCCCTTTTGATGTTCGTAAATACATGTTAATCAGCATATATTATGTTGATTATGGCATAATTTCTTGACAACGATATTTTTTTTAAGTAGTTTTGCTGAAAACTAATTTTATATGTCGGAACAGAGGAAAGCTTTCGTATTTGCGTTGCCTTACGACACTAGGCTGGATATGATCCAGCAGTTCTTAAGGATATACAATGGCTATCTGGATTCCAAGGGTAGGAGCTTGATTACTGAAAGGACGATAAACTTACTTTCTTTCTACATCAACTACGGATACTCGGATGATACCAGGGCTAAGTACATGGATTGTCATGGACAGAAGGAATCTTACGTCGCTGTCCTGAACAACGAGCTTAAACGTGGGGGTTTTCTGGTGGACAAGAAGAACGGGAACTTCCGTACCCGTGAGCTGTCTATTGAGATGAGAAGCTTACGTAACTATTTTATTCTTGACGGGGAGGGTGATGATACCCGTGTAATGGGGTTTGTGCTCAAGAGAAACAAATTGGATATTGATGGGTAGGAATCTTATTTCATTCGATAGGGATATCGTGGATGAGGTGGTAAGAAGATCTGATGGGAAGTTCACCAAACAACAGGTAGAGTGGTGCATGAAAGCATCCGTATCTTACATCCATCATCTAGCTAAGTATACTGACAATATATCTATCAGGATTCCGTTTATCGGATACGTTATATGCAATCTTCGTGAGATGCGGGTAAGACGTGATAAGATACGTCGGATATTTGTCAAGGAAGGTAATCGTTATCCGGATGAAAGGATGCCTATTGAGCTTGATTGTCTGGATAAGAAGATTAAGGCGATAGAGGATATGGAGGGGTTGAAGAACGGAGATCCTCTTATACGTGATAACCATGAGGCCATGTATCAATGTCGGTATGGAATGACATGGGAACAATTACAGGATTTTCAACAAAAACAATTTAAGAAATAATATGCAAACAATCGGTAAAGCCCAAGTGATAGCCCAAGCTTGGGAAGACAGTTTATTGGGTAGGATTCCTAAGGATGAGAAGGATTATCCGGAGTGGTACAAGAATCGTCTTGATTTATGCAAGAAATGTCCTAAGAACTCTTCTAATATAGCTTTCTTTAAGTTACCAGCTAAGGTATTGCTGCAAAGATTGATGGGAAGACAGGCATGTTCGTTGTGTGGTTGTTTTATCAAGGAGAAGGCTTGGATGAAGACCGAGGTATGCCCGTTGAAGTTCGTGGAAGGAGAGAAAGCCAAATGGAATGCTATGGAGGTCATAACCGCCGATCATAACGATTTTAATATCGAGTGCCCTAACGATGCATTTGATATAGGACTTACGGATGACGAGAGCGAGTTTTATCTAAATATTTTTGATCAGAAAATAGGTGATAAGATAGAAATCGTGTTATTTATCACCCATAAAGATGGTTTCCATGTCAAGGAGCATCATCTTGGATGTGGATGTATGGGAGACGTTTCATATAACAAACATCCTGACAATGAGAATAGAACTATATTTAGGATGACATTGGATACCTCAAAATATACGGAAGGTCATTTTGAGAAACATCTATCTCTTATGGGTTATACGAAGGATGATCCTGAACGTAATTTCAAACATTTCCCGCTACGTATTATAGGGGAAGCTTATAAGTAAATACTATGCGAAGTCCCGTAAGAAGTAATATGGATGATCGTATCCATGCCCTTATTGTCATGGAAGTCGGATGCCGTGAGTTACCTGAATATTCATTGGGTGATATACTTTACTCCGCTTTAAGGAGAGTTGCTAAGGCTAATGGTGGTAACGTACGCTTCTTGCGGGATGTTAGTACCAGGGATTTATTAAGAATAATAGATCAGAGTATCAGTGATGAGATCGAGTTAAACAACAACGATTATAATGCGTAATATGGAAGATAAAGATATAAAAACAGAGATCAGGGATTATCTTAAAGAAGAGGCGGATACCCATATAAGGCATTGGATAGCCATAAAACGTGAGAGCAAGCGTCTGTATAGCGATATTGAGGATAGGACTAAGAAGATAGCCCTTAAATCATCTTCGTTGATAAAAGAGGAGGATTTTGTCGTTCTTCATGAGATGACCCATAAGATACAGATGTTGAATATAGAGGCTGTAAAAGTCAATTCTAGGTTGATGTTCATAATCCAGTTGGCTACCAGCTTCGGTATGGATCTGGATTTAGACACGACATATGCGTCCACCGCCAAGAGTATTATAGAAGACAGAACGTCTGGATTCGTGTTTTATGATGACAAGGAACGTCTTAGATATGCCGACAAGGAGCTTGAGGATATGTTCCATGACATGAGCGTGAAGGAAGTAAGTAAGATCGGGGTTGTTCAGTCTTATGAGCTTCTTATGAAACAGTATAACGAGTTTAAGGATATAAAAGCAAATGCCACAGGGAAGACGAAAGCCGACGAGTAAGGATGTTGATCGGGTTAATGATAATCTTGAGGTCATATCCAAGGCCGTGGATGACGCCAAGACGTATATCGCCAAGCATCCATGGGATAAGGAGAAGCCTGAGGATATGGCTAGGGCGTTCGATTTCATATCCAAGCTGATCGATAAGATCAACGTATGGAATGACTCGTATATGGAGAAGAGTGGGATCATGGATGTATACAGGAGTGTCAGCAATGTCCAGAAGAAGGAACGTAAGGGACAAGTGTCTGGAGGTATAGAGTCCGTATTAAAAAGTATGAAGTGATGGGGTTAAGCACGAGTCCAGAATTTTATGTAAACATGAAGAATCCTCCAGTGTGGAACGATTTGTTCGGCTGGGAGGATCAAGATGATGATGTTAAGCAGTTCTTCACGGAGGAGGCTTATAAGGTCAAGAACGGGGTGACTATCAACGGTACGTTCATCCCGCCATGGCTTTATTGGCATGTTAATTTCTTTCCCGTATTTCAAGATCTTCCAAACGGGGAGCGTGTTCCTGCTATCAGCCGGTTACGTGATAATGAATGGTTTTTCGCTGAGATGTACCAACGTGCCCGTCAGGAGAAGAAAGGGCTGGGGATGTTCGGTACCCGTCGTTTTGGAAAGGCCCTTCTGGACTCGGAGCTGATATATACTCCTTATGGATCTAAGAAGATAGGGTTCGCTGATATCGGTGATATCATATATGGCGATGATGGTAAGCTTACGACTATAGTAGGCGTATATTCTCAAGGATTCGTTGATATGTATAAGGTTACGTTTGAGGACGGGCGCAGTATAGTATGTTGCGGTCAACATCAGTGGAAGGTTAAGTATCATGGTGATTATAAAGTCATGAGCACCATGGGTATTATCCACTCTGACTTCTCTAAAATGACTATAGATATGGGGGAGGCGGTTGATTTTCCTGAGCGGCGTTGGCTGATATCACCCCAGCTCATGGGGTCTCTGGTCGCCTCCTTCCTTTGTGGCGCTACCGACAGGATCTTTGAGCTAAGCAAGAAGGAGATGGATGATATTATTTATTCATCCAAAAAACAGAAAGAGTTGTTTATAAGCTCATTCATGAAGATAGCTTGCGGCATAAGTATTGGTGACGATCGTTTTAAGGTCGTTTACAAAAGTGAGTATATTATATCCTTCGTAAGAAGAATATTCTGGTCTATGGGATATTATTGCGTCATGGATGGTGATGATATGTATATATCCAAGACCCATAATAGGCTTAGGATATCCGATATAGATTATTACGGGAAATATAAAGCTACTTGTATTGAGGTCGATAATAAGTCCCATCAGTTTCTTACCACCAATTTTGTCGTATCTCATAATACGACTATCATGTCATCCCTTCTTCAGATGAACGCTACCATGACGATCGGGCTTAGTCATTCCGTGGTAGGTTTCAGCGATAGCGATTTATCTAATATAGGTGAGTATTGTGAGTATGGTCTTGATCATGTGCATCCTTTTTTCAGGATTAACAGGACCAAGACCGATTGGAGTTCTGGTGTCACCTTAGGCAAGCGTATGTCCAACGGGGTTCGTGATGTTCATGCCATAATATCCATAGCCAATATCAACATGGGTAGGAAGACATCCACGCAGAAGACTGCCGGTCTGACCCCCGCCACGGCTATTTTCGACGAGGTAGGTAAGGGACCTATCAAGAAGCCGTACACTGCCGCCATGCCGTCATACGACACTCCTTACGGCTGGCGTCTCAGTCCGATCTTGGCTGGTACCGGTGGTGAGGTGGAATTATCCAAGGACGCTCAGGAGATGTTCTCTGATCCTGATACATACAATCTTCTGGTCATGGACTGGGATATTTTAAATCGGAGAGCCATGAAAGGGAAAACATGGAAAGAACGGAAATGGGCTATGTTTGTCCCTGGTCAGATGGCTAACTCCGGTGTCAAGAGAACTATAGGTCTGGGTGATTATTTGGGGAAACCTGATGATAAGAAGCTTAATAAGATCAAGATTGACGCCACGGATTTCGAGGCTAGTACCAATAAGCTTAACGAGGAACGGAAGAAGCTATCTACGAAAGATAGGGTAGCTTATACCTCTCATACCATGTTTTATCCATTTACGATTGACGACTGTTTTTTAAGCTCATCCCAGAACCTATTCCCGGTCGAGTACGCTATCAAGCATAAGAATGATCTTCTTGAGTCAGGGCAATATAGCGGCATGCTGTGTGATGTTTTCCTTGAATCGGGAAATAAGCTTGGTACTACGAAATCTAATAAACAGCTAGCTGGTTTCCCGTTTAGCGGCGGTGTTATTGACGCTCCTGTCCAGATATTCGAGATGCCTCAATCTAATAGGTTTGATGATTTTATTTATGTTGCTGGATGTATGCCTCCAGGAGAAGTTGTTCTTACAGATAGCGGATGGAAGAAGGTAGAAGACGTAAGGATGGAAGATAGACTAGTTTGTATGGATGGAGGCTATCATGATATAGAGTGTATCATGATCCTTGATAAGGAGGATTATGATGTATATACGTTCAAGCTTAGTAATACGTTCAGAGAATTGACATTTACGAAGGAACATCCGTTATGGGTGTCGAAGGGTATATCTAGGCATGGGTATGCCATAGATGAGGATAGATTTGAGTTCGAGTTTGTGGAGGCACGAGATATTAGAGAGGGATATTGGACGGCCATCCCTAACGTATATAGGAAAGAGATAAGAAACGATGATAAATGCTTCCATGGATTATACGATAATATCGATTTTTGGTGGATGATTGGTTTATGGATTGGAGATGGATGTCTTGATGACTATCATGTGATATTCTCCGTAAACAAGACTGAGAAGGATATAGTAGATAGGCTTGATCGTATATTTACGAATATTATTCCTTGCGTCCATAGTTATAGCGATGGAGATGGGTGTTACCGTTATAGTGCGAACAATGTAGATTTGATGGAATGGATAAGATCTAATCTAGGATCAGGAAGCCTTGGGAAATGGATACCGGAGTGGATAAAATATATGCCACAAGCGAACAAATGGGCGCTCGTACATGGTTATCTGGATTCAGACGGATCCATTACCAGAGATAAGAGAGGATATTACACGATGGAGTTTGTAAGTGTAAACCTTGGTCTTATGGAGGGTTTTCAGCATATACTTTTTTCGCTTGGAGTAGTATCAGGTATATCAAAGATGAGGGAATCCAGGGTGATGAGTATAGCTGGAAGGGATGTGAATACGCATGATACTTATCATCTTCGTCTTGGTAATATGGATACAATACTGGTAAAGGATTCTATCATTAAGTGTGATATATCATCCTTTAAGCTTGAAAAGATAATCAATGGGATAAGAAGGAGAAGAAAGAACACAGGCTGCTTTATATCGAAGGACGGTGATAAGATATACTTGAAGATAAAGAGGATAACGGATAAAAAATATACAGGTCAAGTATACAATTTTACTGATGATTGTCATAACTATATGTGTATGAATATGTTAGTATCAAATTGCGACCCTTATAAACAGGCCAAGTCTGATACCCCTTCATTAGGAGCTTTTTATGTATTCAAAAGGCGTGTTGGTATTCGAGATCCTTATGCCTATAGAATAGTGGCTTCATACGTATCCCGCCCATCATCCATAGATCAGTTTTGCCGTACTTGTGAGGTGCTTCAGAAAGGATATGGTGCTATATGTCTTATGGAGAACGCTGACCAGATGTATGAGCAGTACCTTAACCGTAAAAGCGGTATGCCAGCGTCTTTCTTCCTGTTTGCTGGTGAGGCAATAGCCAATAAGTATGTGAAGGCCGGCTCCCGGCAGAACAGCAAGTTAGGTCTATATCCTACCCCCGGTAACCAGAACCTGCTATTCTCGTGCGTGGTGGATTACTGCTGGCAGGATTTCGTTGTCGGTTATGATGATAGTACCGGTCTTGATATAACTGTCAAGGGTATTGAGCTGATCGATGATATAGCCCTATTGGATGAGATAATACAGTATAAGCCCGGATTGAACGTCGATAGGATAATAGCCTTCGGGCATGCGTTGGTTCTCGCTAGGTATTTTGATGATAATAACTACATGCCTAAATCGAAGATAGATGAGATGAATAACGCTCGTAAGGAAGATGCTTATAAACACCATGAGATATATGCCTCTGCATTTGGATCGGTATCTATAGGTGCGTTTCGGTAGTTTAGTGTTGCTTAATAACTTATCTTTGCTAAAAACAAATTAGATTGACATGGAGATTTTCAATAGAGATCATTCGTTTCCTGCAAAAGGGGCGCTATTAGGATTACCTCCTCAGGCTATTTCCACGAAGAAAAAGAACAGGAAATGGAAGGAGGATTGTATGGACGCTCTTGAGACGATAGGATTGAAACAGTATGATCGCAACCAGATGTACCGTGACTATTATCTGATGGCGGATGGTAAGTTATCTTTTATGGAGATGGCGGATGTCATCCCACAGTTAAGGAACGTACAGAAGTTAAGGAGCGATATAAGGATACCTTCTTTCTTGAAGCATTATGATATAATAGGTGGTATTGTAAACGCTTTTGAGGGATGGCTGACAAACCTACAGGATAAGTATACGGTTAACGAGGTAGGGGATATGGCTATAAGTGAGTATGAGGATACGATGTCCAACTTACTTCACCGCCATATCCAAGAACAGTGGGATATTATCGTTAATCAGCGTCTTGTAGAGGCCGGTCTTGATCCTACGTACAATGAGTTTAATTCCGAGGAGGAGCGTCAGGCTTATGTTCAGCAAATCCAACAGGCCAAGGCGTCTATGACCCCTGACGATATCCAGAGGTTCATGAGCACCAGATGGAAGACGCAGGCGGCTGTATGGGGAGATCATACGATCGAGGCTGACCGTAGCCGGTTTTATATGGATGAGCTTGACAGGGAGAATTTCCGTGACCGGCTCCTTAGCGGTAAGATGTTCCGCAATCATTTCGTTGGATTTGACTACTACCGTCCGGAGGTGTGGAGTCCGATGGAGGTTTTCCATCCTGATGTAAAATATCCGCAATATGGAAGTTATGTGGGCCGTATTCATTATTACGAGGGTGTTGAGTTGATATCAAAATACGGCCATAAGATGACGGCCAAGGATAAACGCCGGATTATGGGCGGTGATGATGATTACGAGGGATGGGTATCCAATGACGGTACTAGGTATGATTGGAAGAAAAAGAAGCCTTCTATTACCGGTATGTACGAGAATGAGGTTATTCCATGGAAAGGATACCATGACTATGAGTCTATAGTCGCCGCTGAGGATTACTATGGTGTTCCTATGGGAGAGTACCATACCTTCGGGCCGGACGGAGAGGAACACACCCAGCCCCGCTTCTTGCCCCGCTTCCATCCCTTTGGCTATTTTAACTCTGACATGTCCAATGGAAAGAGATATGAGATAGATTCCCGCCTTTTTAGGGTTATGGAGGGATATTGGGTATCCATGAAACCGGTATTCTTAATAACTTACATGACGGAGACTGGGATGGTGGATCAGGAGCTTGTTACCGATGAGCTGCTCCCGGAGTTCTTGGAGAAGAACGGTATCAAGAAAGTGAAGAGGGTTATGGCCGAAGCCGTTGGTGATCCTGAGGTGAACACCTATATCTTGGAGTATGTCCCTGAGGTTAGGTTTGGCGTTAAGATCACCGGAGGTAATTTAATGGATAAGCCTATATATATCGGTGGGGATCCAATACCTCATCAGATACATGGTGACAGCAGTCTGTATGATTATGTCATTCCGGTTTCTGGATTTATAGGGGCCAGTCTCGCTGATCGCATACAACCGTTCCAGATGATGTATAACCTTGCTATGAACCAGCTATACAACAACGCCGAGAAGGAGATCGGTAAGTTCTTCTTAGGCGACTTGGGATTCTTGCCTACGGAATATAAGGATATGATGGACAAGAAGGGAGCTTTGGCTACTTTTATGCAGATCGTTAAGTCCGTCTCATTTATGGGTGTAGGTGGTAATGACACAAACAATCCTTACCAGAATCCGCAGATGAGCAGCATATATAATCAGTTCGGTGTATATGATCTTACTAATACGGATCAGATAAGATCCCGTATGGAAATGGCGTCTTACGCCTATATGATGGCTTATAGGATGATAGGTATATCCGAGCAAGCGATGGGTAAGTCAACTAGATACGAGAGTTCTACGGGCGTAAAACAGGGAGTTAACGCTACTATGCTACAGACCCAGACTTACTTTAATGATTTCGATGACTTCAAGAAACGGACATTGGATATTCATCTAGCCGTGGCTCAAGTATGCCAGAAGGAAGGATACGATTGGACCGTGATGTACAGGAACAGCGATCTGTCCTTGGCTTACGTCAGTCTTACGGATAATAGCTTGTCGTTACGTCATCTTAATGTTATGGCTGTCTCTAATTCCAAGAAACGTCTGGAATTGGAGAATTTGAAGCAATATATATTACAGACGAATACTTTGGGCAATGACTTGCTTGATATCACTAGAATGATGAATGCCAACTCGACGGCTGAGATGAATCAGATAGGAAGGGATGCCAGATCTTACGCAGATCGTGTAAGACAGGAGGAGTACCAGAATAAACAACGACTTGTACAGCAAAAAGCCGAGGCCGATCAACAGGCCCGTAATGACGAGCATGAGAAGGATAAGGAGCTGGCTTATATCAAGGGCAACTTCGACTTAAGGGGTAAGAGCATAATGGCCGCCGGTCAAGCGGCTAGGACACAAGATAACGAAGAGGGTATGGATTATGTGGAAGCTATAGCGGATCGAGCCTTGAAGGAAAGGGATCTGGATATCCGTGAGGAGGATATGAGAACCAGACAGGCTAATGCCGAGGCTGAGCGAAGATCTCGTGAGGAGATAGAGAGAAGGAAGCTGGAATTAAAAGAAAAGGAGATAGATGCTAGGAATAAACGTTCTGATACAGATAGGTTTACGTCAATAACAAACAAGAATTGATTACAAGTTTTGTAAATATTTTTACAAAATCTGTAATCATTTTGGCGTAAAATTCTGTCATATACTATAATGGGTTTGATTTAATTGGTAATTGGATTAATAATACTTTTGTAAAAAGCAAAAAAAGGAAATTGTATGAATGACATGGGTGATTTCGCTAAGGGTTTTAAGACCATGAGTGTCGAGGAACTTTTTTACCGTGGTGACGGTGATGGCGATAAGAATAATATTGAGGGTAAATATGATAAGGATGGTAATCCTATAGGTGATACCAATAAAGAGCCTGCCGACGGCGGAGCGGCTGACGGTGGCGGGGATAAGGGCGGCGATGCTACCAACCCAGACCCTGATTCCATTGGCGAAGGCGGTACTGATAATAATGTAGTATCAGGATTTAACGGAAAATCCTTTTTGGAGAAGATGGCCGCTAGAGGTATTATCGATAGTATTGACAACCTTGATATTATGGTAGATGATAAACCGGTCGATCTTTCTACTATCACTAAAGAGGATGATTTACTCGATATAGTGGAGGGATTGATCAAGGATAAGGCCGATGAGTTGTTGAAGGATAAGGTTGATACCGGTTCTATGTCTGACTTCATGAAGAAGATGATAGAGGTGGATAAGGCTGGAGGTAACGTAGGTCAGCTTCTAAACCAATATCAGAACATTCAGGCGCCGTTGGACAACCTTGATATGAGCAACAAGAATGATCAGCTTGCGGTCATCCAGCATTATTATAAGATGTTGGGTATGCCGGAAGACGAGATAAAGGATAATATGGAGATGATGATTGGTAAGGGCGATGAGTTCATTGAGTCCAAGGCCAATAAGTTCCATGATATCCTGAAAAAGGAGATGGATAACCTTATCGAGGAGGAGAAGAAAAAATCCGAGAAAAGGAAACAGGAGTTGATTGAGCAGATGAAGATCTATAAGAAAGGTCTTAAGACGTCTATAAGCTCAGGATTCCAGTTGACTGACACGATGATAGGTAAGGCTGTCGATTTCGTTACCAAGCCGATAGACAATCAAGGTCATACGGCTATAGATAAAGCTTATTCGGAGGCTATCAAGAATCCGGACATGGCCGCTGATCTGGCCTTGTTCTTGATGAATAAGGACGAGTTCCTTAAACAGAAAACTAACAAGGTTAAGATGGAGGTCAATAAGAAGACCATCACTCTTCTTTCTGGCAATAAGGGAGGAAAGCAGAATAAAAATAATATCGATAATGATACTATAGAGGCTAACTTCCTTGATCTTAGTGGATCAAAGAGTGTATAACATTAAAAATAAATAGAAATGAATCCATTTTTGACAAAAAGTTTTCCGGCTACCGTGAATGGTGATAACGTTATTGCCTTCACCGATGCCAAGAACTATAAGACTTCGCTCGTAGAGCATAACTTAGGCTCATTGGCGAGCTGGTATTACGAGGATCCTGATAAGAATCATTTGGGTCTGTTGAATCTGTTCTCTAATATCGCTAATTACCCCGTTCCGATGTATATGGGTATGATTAATAACGGCGCTACGATCTCCGTTAACGGTATTGGAGCTTCTTTCCGTTATGATTTACCTGTTACAAAGACATTCGCTGTCGTTACGGCTGAGGATACTTCAGGTCATCATCTAAAACCGGGTATTGACGGTAGTTTGTTTGATATCGTTTTGAATACCTCTGAGTTTACGGCTTATGATGTCATCACCTATGACGCCGCTAACGGCTGTAATATCCTTATCTCAGGTGAGATCCCGTCTAAGACAGAAGGTGATTTGACACGTTATTGGGGTCGTGTTATCGGCGGTAAGGCTAAATACTTCCCTAAAGAGAAATTACGTCCTGGTATCCGTTATTGGAAGATCGGTCATGCTCTTGGTGAGTACAGCACTCAGTTCTCTAAGGTATCTGGAGCTGACAAGGCCGGTTCCATGACCTGTGAGTTCCGTTTAGGAAACCACCGTGGTGTTGAAGGAGAGACAACTATGTATGCTGGTATGAAGTCCATGCAGGCCGCCCAGAACAGCACTTCAGAGTTTGTGGAGACCGCTCTTCGTCGTATGAATGCCATGAGAAGTGAGTATGAGGGTAATATTCCTGATCTGGCTATTATCGGTAAGACTGTTAATGGTAGACTTGATTTGCGTACAGCTAAAGTAGCCTCTACGTTGGAGGTGTTCTGTATGGCTGAGTTGGTTAAGCTGGAAGCTAGACAGTTGATGTGGCAAGAAGGTGGTATTATCATGGATCAAAATGGTCCTATCCATTTGAATGAAGGTATCTATCGTCAGCTTCGCCGTGGTTACACTATCTACTATAGCCGCCCGATGGGTATTACTAAGGATACGCTTATGGCTGCCGCAGCTTATATTTTCCGTGGACGTCAGGATCTTCCTATTACGGAACGTAAGATTAAGTTCAAGGTAGGAGCTATGGCTATGATTAACTTAGAGAAGTTGATCAGGGAATCGTTCTTCACTACCTTGCAGAACTTAAGCTGGGGTATGGGAAGCGATAGGATGTTGCCTTCTAATCCTATTTCCGGTACTAACGACGCCATGATCTTAGGTCCTGTTCAGGTTAAGGGAGCTTTCATCCCGGGCATCGGTAATGTTGAGTTCGAGCATGATCCTTCTTTGGATTACGCCGACATGACAGATCGTAGCGAGTTGGTGAATGGCATGTATCCTAGATCCTCTTATTCTTGTATTATCGAGAATATCACTGACGCTGGATCGACTAACGCGTATTCCGCTATTCCTAATACGGCTAACGCTAAGTTAGGTAATATGAACAACAACGTATTCTATATCAAACCAGAAGGTGTAAGTATGTGGTGGGGTTATGAATACGGTCGTTGGGCACACAAAGCCAACGGTAATGAGATCGTATCATCCTTGCCGGGCATGAAAGAGCAATTCTGGTGCCACTCTGCTTCCGCAGCATGGGTTATGGATAATAGTAAGTTCTTGATTATCGAGCTTCAACCGAACTACTTCGGATAAGTTTTTTCATATATGTAATTTGGTTTTTAGAGGGGAGGATATTCCTCTCCTCTTTTTTAAAGTAACGCAAAAAGGAAATGAAAGAAATTTTAAAATCAAGGAAGGTATTGGCCGAGGTAAACGGTTTTAATATCATGTCAGATACCTTATATGAGGTTGTAGGCAAACACGATGGAAGTGCTCCTCAGGCCTTTCAAGACGCTAATATAGCTAAAGCTCCGTTCCCGGAGAACGCCACTCACGTATGTTGCCCTTGGGATGATTTCTCCAAGGCCTATAACACCGGTTTTTATCCAAGATCAAGATGCTATAATGGTCTTGACAAGAATGAGATCGACAGGCTCGTCAAACAGCGGGTAGATAATATCATGAAGCCTTTCGAGGAAATGTCACAGATGGATCTATCTCAAACCAATTTAGAATTTTGGGATGACGCTAAGGATAAGATCTTCATGGGTAAGGTTTATAATACGGCTAATACCGTAGATCTATTTTATTTATATTTGGCTGTATTTTCCGGCATGTTGACTCCTCAGGAAATGGATGGCGATCCTGTCTTCATGAACTCCATGTTCTGTTTCGTGGAGAAAGACAATATGAAGGATTTCGTTCAGCAGCGTGAGATCAATAAGATGAACATCAGCTATAAGTTTATCAGCGCCCTTAAGAAAGGTGGAGACGATCGTCAGGCTGTCATCGATCTTCTTCTTTACATCGGTATCGTAACTCGCCCGGATTTCACGGAGGATGAGTATTATACAGGATCTCTATCAAACTGGATGAATGAGAAGAAGACCAATGTTGATTATCTGCTTGATATCTGGGATCGGTCATTGGAAGGTGATTTCAAGGAAGTTCTTGAGTTTTACCGTATCGTAAACGTCCTTCAACGAAATGGTCGTATCAATATGACTCCATCCGGATTACAATATAATGGCCAGATCATAGGACCTGACGTTCGGACATCCGCTGAGTTCTTGGCTACCAAGAAAGACTTTATTAACATAAAGGCTAATGTATTGGATGAGTATGAGGAGATCATATCTATGTCTAATATCGATGATAAGTCCAAGACCAAGAAGGTTAAGGATATTAAGAAGAAGGATGACGTAGAGGAAGGTGATAAGGTTAAGGAGGAATAATTATGACAATCCAAGAAGCGTATCTAAGGTCTTTGCAGAAGAACGAGCAGAATCTGGCCAATGGCGGGATTAAGCTTGATCCGGGGAGGTTCGTGCTGTTGTTCAACGAGGCCCAAGACCGGTTGGTTAAGTACTATCTAAATAGGAAGGATGACGAGACTATACGCTCCATCCAAAACCTTCTTGTTTATTGGATGTCGTTGGATAATGCGGGTAGGATGGATGACCCTGAGTCTACGTCCTTTAACTTACCTGATGACTATCTATGGTTCTCTAACATAAAAGGCGTTTTCTCATACAAAGGGTGTGAGGCCACTGATTTCGTTATGTGGGAGGCTAAGAACGAGAATATCCATGAGCTTCTTGGGGATGATAATAACCGCCCTTCTTACGATTATCGGGAGACATTCTACTCCATAGGGAACGGGAAGGTCGTGGTCTACGAGTCAGGCTTCCGTACCGAGGAAGTTAAGATGACGTACTACCGCCGTCCTGTCAGGGTAGACCTGTCGGGGTATATCAACGCCGCCGGTATCCAATCCACGGACATCGACCCGGAGCTGCCCGATTATCTTGTGGAGGAGATTCTGGACATGGTCGCTAAACAATTCAACCTTAATGAGAATGAATTGTATAGATATAGAATGGATAAGGATAATGTGGCTTCTTTTAAATAAACAACGTTAGTTTTGATTGATAAGCCTGCTCAGAAATGGGTAGGCTTATTTTTTATCATCCTATGCATATTTTCTGGAATCGGAGATTTCTCCGACTCCAGAAATCACAAACATATTTTGTATTTCATGAAATATTTAATATAATGATTTTATATTGATATATTTTTATGTATATATATTCACGGTAAAACTTTTATTTATATATTTGCATCGTATTAAACAATTAAATATATGTAATATGAAAACTAATGTTGTTATGATCTCCAAGGATAGGGATCTTTTTGGTGTTACTATCAAGCAAGACACTAAAACGTCTTTCATGTCGTTGACTGATTTACAGGAAGCCTATACCAGGAAAAGGATTCAGGAGGGATGGAATGATAAGAGGATAGAGAATATCCTTTCTAACAAGGAAAGTGCTGAGCGAATATATTATATTCTTGAAAAACAAGGATATATGATAGAAACAGGATTTCCTGTTTTTATGGAAATGGTTGAAAAAGAGTCTCTTATAAAAGTAATGAAAAAGTTTGGTGCTTATAAGACGGTTGGTAGGGGCGAGAACAGGAGAACTATGTGTAATCCTTATATATGGGTTCTTGTAGCTATGGAATTGAACCCTATGTTGTATGCCGAGGTTGTTACGTGGTTAACCGATAAGCTTATTCTTAATCGAATAGAGGCTGGTGATAGGTATAATGCTTTGTCTAGGGCGGCTTCTAGATTTAAGGATGTAGATTATGTTAAGATCGCCAAGGGTCTTAATTATATTGTTTTTAATATCTATGAAAGTATGATCAGGAATAAGGCCACGGAAGCTGAGCTAAAGGAATTGGAGCAAACACAGGGCAATCTTATATGGGCTATAGATATGGGTTATATAAAAAGCTTCGATGAACTTATTGATATGATGAGGAAGATGTATAAGAAAAAGTGGCTTAAATAATGTTTTTACAAAAAATGTAATTTATTTATATGCCTATACACTCGTGATCGTGTTTTATTGTCGTGAACTCGTTTATTATTATGTTTGCGTTAGTGAATGATTTTTAAACTAAATATTAATTATATGTTGCACAGACCGCAAGACCGGGTACTTTTCGTATCCCCACACGCTAAGATGGTGGATGTTGATTCCATTTTCTTGAAGGAAGGACAGATCGGTATTTACGATACTAAAGATACTTCCGAGAACGGTTGTAAGGCCGTGATTGATTTTACCGGTAAGCCTCGTAACGACAAGCGTTATGAGATCCGTATCGGTCGTAATGAACAAGCGGCTTCCCGCTCTATCTATGATAAGGATTTTTCCACGCCGTTATTCTCTTTGAACGAGATCACGGAGATCTACGCTTCTTGGCCGAAGAAAGATCATGCTTATGTCGATGATGTTATCTTAGGATACAATGGTGTCTCTGACGACACGGCTTTCTCCGTTTCCAAGGGCGACCGTATCGTTATCCGCTTGATTCTCGCCGGCAGGGCTTTCGAGCTTCTTGGCTACGAGGGAGGTCGTGTTGAGATCTTTGACGCTATCCTCTTGGATGATTGCGACAATACCCCTAATCAATGCGAGGAATGTGATCCTTGCGAGGAGGTTGATTTGTTACCCGCCGTATTGAAGTGTATCGAGCGGATGAAGAACCAACCTATTGCCGGTGGTGGTAAATTATCCGATTATATTGATATCATTCCGGTTACAAGATGTACTAACGAGGCTACCGAACCTGATACGGAAGATGTCAACTTCTATTGTATGGAGGTATGTGATACTGGTGATGATCTGGCCTTGGCTGAGGTTCGCGCCCAATACCCAGGATTGAAGATCGTTCGTGAGAGCATCAATGGCAGCATGTCACGTTATAAGGTTATGAAGAAAGGGGCTAAGCCTGATGATTATACTCAACGTCTGATCTCTATCATGAAAGGATGCGAGGAATGCCCGCCTAGCTATACTGAGGTTAAGGGCGGATACCTGTATTCCGTTTCGTTGGAGGATGATGGCGTTGATATGTCTTCTACTATCGAGTCTCTTCCTAACGTAGTTTCAGATACGGTTAATAAGATGAGCCAGATCAAGGGCACTGGTCTTTATATTGCCGCTACGTCAAAGAAATTGACTGATAACGAGATCAAGACATTCGTAGAAGCTAATCCTACTACGGTTATCTATTATGTCGCTAAGACATCTGATATGTGTGAGAATCCTACGGTTCGTACCGCTTCTTGGTCAGCCTGTGGTTCTTGCAAGGTATCTACAGAAAAGTATTATATCACTATACCGGATGACGAGTGCGGAAACAGTGCTTTGGAGGAAATCCAACAGGCGTTCCCGGAACTGGAGATCACTGACTACGGTACTCCTGCGGCTTGCCAGCATAGCTTCCAGACAACGGTATATACCAATATGTTGTGCGATGAGTGTGACAAGGTATTCGAGGGATTATTCACCAGCGAGGCTCCGGCGTCTTACCGTAACCGTATGTGGAAGAAATTGGAGTCGGCTCAGGAACTTGGATCTAACTGTAAGTGCGGTATCCGTTTCCGTGGTAAGGAAATGTTATTATCTCCGTCAGAGTGCTTGATGGATCAAATGACTTATATCGAGGATAGCGTAGAGATCGTTGGAGCTAGCGGCGGTTATCCCGATTCTTTGGATGAGGGTTCTCCTATTTGGTGGGATCAACTTCACTTCGAGAGATTGTCCAGCAAAGCACCACGTACTCACGTAGGCGGCAATATGATGGATGATGAGTTGAAGGGTTACGCTCATTTCAATGGATTCCCGAAACATCAGGATTTCATGGGACGGACGTTCATGAACGAATATAGTCGTGTAGAGCAAACGGCTCAGTACGTTGACTTCCAGATTACGCTCAATCCTCATAGATACGCTCAGGGATTCGAAAAGGTTATCGCCGATGATCCGGTTAACCTGATCTTACGTGTACGCTATGGCGCTCATGAGGGTGTTCAGGAGATGATCAACATGATCGGGGCGGCTGCTGGTCTTGGTCCGGCTATCGTGACCGAACCTAAATAAGAACGACCTTTTTTGCGTTCATATATTTCCTAAAGGGGAGAGATTCAATTCTTTCCCCTTTTTTATTACCTTTGAAGCATAAGAACTAAAATGTTATAATATGTCAGGCATTAATGAGTATCTAAAGAGACTAGCTTCCATCTTCGGTAGCATGGGTTTCTCCGTTCCGCCAGATGACTTCTCAGGGGTTGTAATAGACGGAAAGACGTATCCGGTCATGATGAGGAATGACGGGTGTTACGTGTACTTCGATGATAAAGGAGTAAAGAGACTTGTAAGCGATGTCCCTAGAAAGGACTATCAGTTCATTAACATCAAGGACGCCCGTGTGTCGATCGTCAACCAATGTTATCGCACGCCGGGTGGTCAGGTAGAGGCTCGTATCCATACCTATATGAATAATAAGGGGGAGATACTGGCCGAGAAGATATTTATCGTCAACTCCTCGGATGTCGATACTCCTATCGGTACGGAATTAGATAAGGTTCCTGCCGAATGGGTGGCTATAGATTGTAGTATAGCCGAGATGACCGATCGGGAGTTGATATTCGTAAGTAAATGTTATGCCACGGAAGGGGGCAAGGTCCAGATCGAGGGCGTTGAGTCGGTAGACCCCCGCCTGAACCCGGAGGTATCCCATTATGAGGTGGTAAATACGACTGACGATAGCAATCCTATCGGTACGGAGTATGATAAGATACCCGATACATGGAGTCGTATAGTATGTGATTTCCCGGACATGACCCAAAGGGAGATAATACCGGTGCTTAAATGCTTTGATACCGGAACCGGAAGGGTGCAGATAGAGGGATATAAGATATTTGATTACGAGATGGGTACCAGAAAGGAATGGTATCGCGTCAAGCAAAGTACCGATCCTGAGAACCCGGTAGGTAAGTTCATTACCAGCATAAGTGATGACTGGGTTGAGGTTGTTTGTGACTTCACAGATATGGAGGATCGTGATATTGAGGTAACTATAGAATGTTATAAGACACCGGCCGGTAAGGTGAAGCTGGAGGTTCTCACGTCATGGGACGGGAATATAGGAGTTAGGGATAAGAACTATAAAGTCCTGGAGACTACCGACCCGTCACAACCTGAGGGCGCCAGCTTCAGTTCCTTGCCAGATACGTGGGTAAGGACTGTCTGTGATTTCGACGATATGGAGGAGCGTGACATCAGGTCTTATGTCGAGTGTTATGACGGAGGCAATGGCAATGTCAAGCTTCGTAGGTTGGTTTCTTATGACTCCAAGATAAAGGCAAGATACGTCCGCTTCGAGGTGCTTGAATCGGATGACGCCGGCTTCGTTCCGGGGGCCGAACTGGCTACCCTCCCGGACGGATTCTCTTTGGTGTCTTGTGATTTCACGGATATGGAAGATAGGATGCCTATTGATATCGAGGAGTGTTACAAGACATCAGCCGGAAGCGTGCGTATGAGACATGTGGTGTCTTATGACGGTGATCTTGGGAAAAGAAACCAGTTCTGGGAGATTGTGGACTCGTCTGATAATAGGTATGGGCTAGGAAATAGGATAAATAATATCCCTGCGGATTTTATCCGTGAAAGGTGTGCTCTAGAAAGGTTGGATGATCGTATTACCAGAAATGCGGTAGAATGTTACTCGACACCGGGAGGATCGGTAAGGATTAAATCCACTTACGTTATCAACCCTTTAAATCATGTTAGGTCGTATAATTATCATGTATTGAGTTCTACAGACAATGATATCCATGTTGGTACTCAATATACCTCTTTGCCATCTAATTTCACTCGTATCGAATGCGAGGAGCCGGATTATATGGATCGACTTATCGATACCACTGAGACTTGTTATGATACCGGAAAGGGTACGGTGAAGATCAGGAGACAGGAGTCGTTGAACGGAAATCTGGATGTAAAGACTTTCGACTATAAGATCGTTGAGTCTACCGACCCCGATCATCCTATCAATACTACCCCTACGCAGACGGTTATTAACGGCTGGACGGTTATCAGTTGTGATCTTAATATCATGGACGTGGATGATTGTTATGAGATCGGTGGTCATAAGATACATTTGAAGGGATTCAGGACAGTCAATCCGGCATTGCAGGATATTAAGTCTATATTGTATGTCGTGTACTCTGATCATCCTGATTATAATGTAGGTGATGAGCTTACGTCTATACCGGATGGGGCTAAGGTGACGATCTGCGATTACGCGGATAAGAGCCAAAGACATATGGTTCCGGTGCGAGAGTGCTATGAGGTGGCCGATGGCCGGTTCTATGTGGAGGGGAGCCGGTTGATTGATAACAATATGGTCGTAGAGCGGACGTCGTTGATGGTGATGGAGTCATCCTCTCCTACCTACCCGGTGGGGACTACGCTGACCGCCATTCCTGTTGGCGCTACTATCGTGGCTTGTTTATGTCAAACCTGTTAATCTGAACGGCTATGGTTAAAGTATGTAATGATTATTTTATGATTGACGCCCTAGCCGGCGGTGAGGTCATAAGGAAAAGGAAATATCGTCGTGAGAATACGATGATCGGATATAAGTGGTATGATTATAATGGGGTCGAGGTAACTGACCCCATTGAGATATCACGTCTTGACGGATTGGCTACTAAGCATCAACGTGTTGATGAGGCTTATGATGATCATGCCATTTTCATGTCGTCAACCAATTACGTTAACAGCGTTTCCGGTATACCTATGGATAAGCATATGGTTGTCGTTGAATGGAGGCCGGATAGCGAGCAGGGCTTTGTAACCATGGCTCATGATGAGGGTCTTGATGGGGACAGCTATTATATAGTTGTTATCAATGCCGGAGATAAGCAGGCTACGATCTACACCCCCGTGGACCCTGAGGATCCAAAGGATGGGACTTCCCGTGCGGTTGATGGCGATAACGTTTCCGTTGGCGGATCATATGTCTCTATATCCCCCAAGCAAGTAGAGAGGATAAGGGCTACTTTCCGTGATGGTAAATGGTATTATGAGTTAGTCACAAAAACATATCCTAGTAATACTGGAGGCATTAAGATCGGGGATGTTGATTTTGTGACGTTCAGATATTTATGGGAATCAAGTTCCGGAAGGGACTTGGACACGATGACGGAAGCCCTTAATTCTAATGTTCCCACCATAGATAATCTTGCTGTAGGTTGGTCTGGTCCCGGAAATGGAGATAGCTCTGTTAGAGAAGTTCTTAAATGGGGTGGTGATAATACCGGTTCTGGTAAGGAATGTGTTTGGATGTCGGTGAAGGATTTAAGGGCTAAATATTATGATATCCTACCTGAAGAGACGTATTTCATGTCCTACGCTACATGGTTTGGATCTAAAGGTACGGGTAAATGTTCTTTTGAACTTGTTGGATACAAGGGAGGTACGATGAGCCAAGATGGATATAATTTCATCAATACCGGTGGATCTGTGGTGTATCAAAATACGTATGATTTTGTTTGTCATACCAGTAAGGGTTCATCTACGTATAAGACATCCTACGAGAAGGTGGCTCGTGTTACCTACAATAAGCTCACTAACGAGGTTTATATGTCCATCGGTGACGCTATAGATCAGGAGGATAATTATGATAAGTTAGAGCGAGAGATCAATAATATAAAGGAAAGACTTAGCGATGTCGAGAGCGAGTTGGCTGTCGTAAGACGTATAGCTGAGGGCAAGAACACGGCGTATATCTTTGATACGGTCGATGCCATGAATGAGTGGCTGGCGGTCCCGGAGAACACGGCTAAGCTTCGTGTGGGTGACAGCCTCTGGATTAGGGAGCAGGATGTACCTGATTATTGGTGGGATGGAACTCAGGCTTTAGAGCAGGAAGGCCCGAAGGTTGATTTATCTCCTTATTATACGAAAGACGAGATTAATAATATTGTCAATGATATCAATCAGAAGATAGAGGATAAGAGTACGTCTATTATCTTCGATACTTATATCCAGATGAAGTCTTTCGTGGATGATCCAACTAACGCCGATAAGCTTAAGGAAGGTACCATCTTGTTGATACGAGAGAAAAACGTACCTGATTATTATTACGATGGTGCTGGGATAGTCAAGATGGAGGCTGACGTAGAGCAATGTCTTTATATTACTTTAGCTAATAAGCCTACGGAAAGCACTATAAGTTATACCCAAGATCGGGAGGTAACTAATTTCGCTCCGGGAGCTATAGCTAGGTGGATTGACGCTGACGGGAATAATGTGTTTTATAAGCTTGTAGAGATAGTAGGTGGTAAGGCTAAGTGGATTACCCTTATCGATACTAAATACGGTAATGTGACGCTACAGAGTACTTACGACAAGAATTATGAGATCGTAAATATCGTATCTGGGTCTAGGTTACAGGCTATAAATAGCGAGAAGAATGATATCAAGTTTGTTAATAGCGCTACGGGTAACGTGACTGTCGTGTTGAATGGTACTGTATCAGGGGGAGCCAAGAAGCTGGTGAGTATGCTGGCGGTGAACGAGGTAGTCTTGACCCCCGGAGCGGCGGTGTCGTTTACCCGGAACGGCGATGAGTTCGTGCTCACGGAGTTGTTTGGCGTTACTATCTTCCCGGATCTGGCGGATGCCAACCGTGAGGGAGAATGGGTGATGAGCGTAGGAGTAACCGGTAAACCGATCCTTATGGAGGTAAAGGAGATGCGTAAGTGGGATGAGAGTATAACTAGGGAGCTTACTATAGATGAGCTTAACGAGAAGTTCCCTAACGTGGATATCGGATTCGCTGTCGTATGCAAGACCATCAACAAGGTATATGAGATGGTTAACGGATACAAGGAATGGGTGTCTTATGATATAACCTCAATTAGTTGATATGGGATTTTTAGTAGGATATGATACGGTCCTGTCCTCGGTGACGTTTTATGTTAACGAGGATAGGTTCCCTTGTTATAATGGGAAGGATGCTGATTATGTGCCTGATCCGATAGTAGATTATGATGCTTTTAATCGTAATCTCAGGTTCTCGGCAAACAATCCAGGATTCGTGGACGTCGATTGGGGTGACGGGACAAAGGATCAATACCCTTTGGTCAAGATATCTGACGGTAGTTATAGGATAGTATTCAGGTCTTTAGATATTGAGTACAAAAAGAATCCTGACGATACTACATGGTGGTTCAGGAAGGAGGATGGATCTCAGTATATACCGGTTCCTCCACATAAGTATAGCGATATCAGGCGTAGGGAGGTTACGATGAGGTTCTCTAACGTAATCGATGGGGAGTTCAATATGGAGGGTATTGTCCTCCATGAGTTTCCTGTAGTTAATCTACCTAATATAACTTATTTGGCTATGGTCAGATCCGTTCTTAAAAATGGCGATATCCCATATGACAGGATAAGTAAGAGCGTTAATCTTCGTGATATACATATGGGGTCTTTTTCTCATCCTGGTGTTTGGGACAATTGGCCGGAGGGGTTTTTAAAAATGAAAAGATTGAAGTATTTTGGGTGTAATTCCGTTTTTAATTTCGCTGATAATCCTGATTCTAATTGGAGAAGATTCTCTGAATGGAAGAATCTTACTGAATTTAACTTCAACTGGTGTAACATCCCCTCTTATGATCCGGCTTTTAATTCTATTCCAGCAAAAAGTATAAGCATTATAAGCAATTGGAATAATATACCTGTATTTGATGAGGTGGATAAGGTAGGGGATGATAAGGAAAGCGTTACTTTTATGGCTGACGGTAGTTCATGGAAGCAGGATTTAGTGGGAGGGAAGTTAAATAAGATCCATAATATGTATTGTTCTTCAAGTACGGTGCCGGTAGACGATCTTCCGGATTACTTGTATGAGATAAGGGAATTTAGGATATGGACTTTGTGTGATGAAGGTAAATTTATAAATACGCAGGAGAGGGCTGATACGTTCGTTAACACGTTTTATGATAAGATAATGTCGTGGAGTTATATAACGATGTCGCAGACGGCTTCTGACGGTAATAGGAATCAGTTTTATAAACTCACCTTAGATTTATATACTGCCGCAGCTCCTACTAATAAGAGACCATCTGGCGTTTATCAAGCCCCTGAGGGGTTTGTTAAGGGTGTTAGCAACGGTAATCCTACGACGCCTATGGAGAAGGTGTATGTGCTTACCAATAACTACGGGCAGACATGGGTCTTGGCCCCTGCCCCGGCTTCTAAGGCCGCCCTTACGAGGGCAAGGCGGGCTGGGAAGGCTAGGATCACCCCTTTCGTCCTTGGCGTAAAGGACGGCCATGTATCCGTGTTCGGCGGAGATGTATTGGATGATAATATGAGTAAGTATAATTTCGCTGACAAATACGAGGCTATAGATATCTGTAACGATCTGGGATTGGACAGTTCACCGGTTGTCGAGTATTTCAGGAGAATAGAGGAGGGAGAGGTATGAAATTAATATGTAAGGATACGAATAAAGGCTCTATAACATTTTTTACTAAGGGTAAATACGCTTTTAGGGGCGTTAGCAGGAATGATACTACTGATGATGTTCCTGATCCTATATTGGATGGTAATAATTATAATGAGACTATAGGATTTTATTCTAATGCTCCCGGCATGTGCGAGGTTGATTGGGGAGATGGGAGTAAAGAGCAATTCCCTTTTGTAAGGACTAGGAGTGGATCTATATATGGTCAATACAGGTTGATGTTCAGGAGAAGGGATATAAGTTATCGTAAGAATCCAGACAGTCATCCATGGTGGTTTTACAAAGAGGATGGGAGTGAGTATGTTCCCGCCCCCAATCATGCTTATGATGATGGCATGGATAAGGAGCGTGTGATATCCATGTCTTTTACCAATGATGTTACGACGATGGAATCCTATAGGATTATGATGGTAGGTTTCCCTATACTTGATATGCCTAGCCTTATCAATATAATTATAGGTATTCCTGGGAATCGTACCATAACAGATATACCAAAGGATAGGATAATGAGATCGGTAAATATAGAGCTTATAGCATTAAGTGAGTTTGGTGTGGGTACGTTGACGTCCATCCCGGAGGATTGGAATAGACTAACTAAATTGAAAGTTCTGAATTTGCCCAATTCTATTGACTTTAGTGATACCGAAGCTTCCAATATAAGGAAATTCCCTTCCATGTGGCATAATTTGGAGATATTGCATTTATCTGGTGGAAGGGTAAGGTTATATCCTAAGGAATGGTTATCATTCAATAATTTAAAAGAATTGTATTTAAGTCCTGGTAATGCCACATCATCGTTTGATCCTAACACATGCCCGGCTATGGATGAGGTGGATAAGATAAATTCTAGTTTAAAGATTTTCGATCATATAAATAGATGGTATGGGTCTGTCGTGAGTTGGCATCCGTATATGAGCGGTAAGGGATTGGGAAACATTGAGCATATCGACGCTTCATACGGTTCTAGTAATATAGATGTAAGTAATCTCCCGGATTATATATATGAGATGAGGTCTATGAATAGCTTTTATATGTATCGCAGCTTGTCAACCCAAGGTCGATGTGATACGTTTATATCGACATTATATGAGAGGGTGATGGGATTTGATTATCTCACTATGTCTTCCTCTGCTTCCGATGGCAAAAGAAATCAGTTTTATGGATTGTATCTAAGTATGTATTCAGCTTCCGATCCTGATGATAAAAGACCTAGTGGCGTATTACAGGCTCCATCTGGTTTTATAAAGGGTCAGTCTAATGGCTCTCCGTCGACTCCTATGGAGATGGTTTATGTTCTTATGAATAATTATGGATGGAGGTTTAGTATGGCACCAGAGGCTTCGGTGTTAAGGTCAATACGATCTTCTGATATTGACACGAGGTCGTATAAGCCATATAAGCTTATCGTATTTGACGATGGGCGTACCTTTGTAGGCAATGGAGATGTTTTAGCTCATGATACGGATAAGGTATTATCGTTTGGGGGGCAACCAGAAGGGGAGTATTTGTGTGATTCTATGGGATTGGACAGGAATGTTATTGCAGAATATTTTAACAAGATAGGTAATGGCTAAGACATTATATAAATATGAGGCATCATCCAACAAGTTAGTGTGGTTCACCACATGGGATAGGGCACTTAGAAATAATTATACCGATGATTATAATTATGTACCTGATCCTGTCGTTGGTAATCCTTTTAATACGTATGTTGAGTTTAGATCCAGAAAGCCCGGTATGGCTAATGTGGATTGGGGGGATGGAATAAAGGAGCAGTTTCCTATGACCAAGGTCCAAGGGCGAAATGATTATCGTATCATATTCCGTTCTTTGGCTATACAATACCGTAAAAATCCCAATACGACATGGTGGTTTAGAAAGGAGGATGGTTCTCAGTACATCCCTGTTGATAATCATCTTTACGCTGATGGAAGAAGGGATGTGCAGCGAGCCGTGGTAATAGATTTTACTTGCGATATTTATTATGCTGAAATCAAGACGTGTAAGATGACTGCTTTCCCGATCGTGGATACGCCGGGTCTTGAATCTTTAATAGTACATGATACGGTATACGCTAATGATGGTATACCGGTAGATAAATTGTCTAGATCTAAAAAGTTGACTTATATATCTTTTGAAAGAGTAGGTACTAGGATGACTGTAATGCCTGAGGCTATAACTAGCAAGACTGAGGTATATTATTTAAATATGCATGACATGCTTGATCTTAGGGATATAGAATCTAGCGGGATAAGGAATATAAAGAATATGAAAAATCTTCAAGAGCTTAGATTATCTTCATGCTATTTGGATAGGTATATAAAGGAGTTTAATGATCTTCCTAAATTAACTTTGTTGAGTATAACTCCAGGCCCTTCTAATATGTGGAATTATTTTGATATAAACACCCTCCCTTTTTTTGAGGTAGATAAGATAAATCCTAGTATTAATACTTTTACTTTTTTAGATGACTGGATGAATGGAGAAAGGAGGACGAATTGGAATGATGATAATATGTCGGATAGGGGGTTAGATCACCTTACGGGTTTTTCAGTCAGTCATAGTAATAGTATTAGGATGGACAAGCTACCAGATTATATTTATGAGATGAGGTCTATTACATGGTTTGGGGTGAATTGTTCCACTCATAGCCAGAAGCGATCAGATGATTTCGTGGATTCTTTTTATAGGTTGGTTACAGAATGGGATCAGATAACTATGACATCCGTGGCTAAGGATGGGAAAAGGAATCAGTTTTATGGACTTACGGTTTCTATGTATAGTAGTACATTCCCTAACGAGAACCAGCGTCCTTCCGGCACGGAGCAGGCGCCAGAGGGATTCGTGAAAGGCTCGTCCAACGGGTCTCCCGCTACACCTATGGAGAAGATATATGTGCTAAAAAATAACTACGCCCAGAGATGGACGATTAAACCAGAATAATATTATGAATATCAGTATTTTAAAACTAAATTGGGGGGGGGTAAAATCCTATTTGCCTTATGATGAGAAGAAGGATGTTACCCAAAAGGAAGGTAATAGAGGTATTCGAGGAATTATCTCCTCAGGATAATGGATATTGGACGGTTCCTGATGGGGTCTATGAGGTTGAGTTCGCGTTGGTCGCCGGAGGTCTTAATGGAGAATATTCCGATATATATAATGCCGGGAGTGGAGGTAACGGAGGTGGTGTACTGACTAGGACTATATCCGTAAATCCAGGTGTTACATATAGGGTGGTTGTAGGAGATATAGGTGGTGATAGTATATTCGGTATATATCAGGCTATTGCCGGTAAAGGTGGAAGAGGCGGATATGGAGTTGAAGGGGATGGTCATGATCCTTCCCCGGGAAATCCAGGGCAAGATGGATCATATGTTTTTAATAATAAGTATCCTGATCGTTATCCTTATCCTATGGGCGCTGGTGGTGGATCGGGAGCTTATACAAGAGGATGGGATAAAGGCTTTTTATCCGGAGGTAAAGGTGGCAATCACGGAGGAGGTGATGGGGCTGGAGCTGAGGATACTGAGGGTGTTACTATTAATGGCGAAAATGGAGGTAATGCCACTTATTATGGTGGTGGTGGTGGAGGAGCCTCTAAAGCTTCTAATAGTGGGGCTACGAGCGGTCAAGGAGGATCAGGTTATCGTGGTATTATTATTTTGCATTATTTAAAAAACGGATAATATGGATAGAAATAGTATTATAAAAGAACTAGGTTCGTATTTTGATATAGTGGAATTAGTATGTCCTCATACATATAATAAGTGGAAGGACAGATCGTGGCAGTTTCTTGATACAGCGTTTCTCCATAATCTTCTTATATTACGGAGGGATATAATCAAACAGCCTATGTATTGTAATAACTGGGATAAGCAAGGGCAGTTTTCCCAACGTGGTCTTAGATGCAACATCTGTCAGATAGTTAAGGATAAGAAAGATGTTTATCTATCCGCTCATGTGTTGGGTAAGGCTGGTGATTTTGATATCAAGTCGATGACGGCGGAACAGGCTAGAGGCTTGATCTTGGATCATCAAGATATGTTACCATATCATTTCCGGCTTGAAGGGAAGGTGGGTTGGTTGCATTTTGACAGCCTTGATACGAGGAACGGTATACACGCCGTGGTGTTTTAGGTACTTAACGGTATAGTGGTTAACTTTGCGTATATGGTATAAAATGAAAAACAAAGACATGATAGAGCGAGTGGGGGCTTTATGGAATATAGCGCTTGCGTATGGTGCTTCTTGTTGGGCTTACTTCCAGCCAGTGCATCATTTATTGACTGTATTACTTATAGTATTAATAGCGAATTTTTTGGCTAGGTTAGCGCAAAGCGTAAGGGGCTGGAAGCTCCGACGAAGCCGTAGAAGACGGTTTAGTTTTAAGAGATGGCTTAGGGAGGTCAGGTTTACTGATATTCTTAAGGAGTTCGCTTTGTCTTGTTTTATAGTAATGACATTATGTGTTATATATAAGACGCTATACCCGATCGAGGAGGAGGCTAGCATGATACTTACCGTTACCAAATATGGGGTGTATATAGCCCTTGTTGGATATGTGATGCTTTTCTTGAATACGATAGGGGATGCTTTCTCTGACGCTTATTTGGTGAAGGTATTCAAGGCTGTGTTTAAGAGGATAAACGTATTCAAGATGTTTAGTTTTTCCAAGAACATACCTGACGAGACGTTTGACGATATAAAGAAAATTGCTGATGATGAGGTTAAGGATAAGTCTTAGGGCTGTTTTTTGTTTAGGTCTGTCGCTATTCCTGTCCTCTTGTGGAAGCAGGAGGCAGGTTAGCGAGGCGTCTATTGATAGCCGGCTGATAAGCAGGATAGAGACGATGATAAACGAAGTTATAGACCGCAAGATGGTGGAGATAAAGACCTCTGATCTTAATGCCGATATCGTTATAACTGAGAGGAAATTCGATACTGATAAGGATATTGATCCCGCCACGGGAGAGCGACCGGTATCGTCCGTGACTGACGCCCATATCGTCATCGGCCGGCTGGATAGCACGGTGACGACCGATTCCCTTGGCATTGATAAGACGATTACCGGTGTTAAGGATATTGACAAGAAGACAGACATCGAACATAAGGACGTAGATGATAAGAAAGAATCAAAATGGCCAATAGCTGTCACATCAATTAGCGTGTTGTTGATATTATTGGGCTTAATATATTTACTAAAAAAGATGAAGGTTTTATGAGACGAAGAATGATTGAATATACTAGGGGGGGGATTGACGATCATACTAGATTCTTAATGAGATTCAATGGTAATTTTAAGGTAGAGGGGAATCCTACTCCCTCTGGCGACCTCTTTATAGCCAATAATGGCAATCTTATCACCGATGGCTCAATACAATGTGTCCAATATAACGAAAAGGATCCTTTTCTTTATACTATCATAAACACCAAAGAATCGTTATTGCCTGAGCTATTTTATGACGGTCATCCATTTACTATAGACTTTTGGTATAAGTCAACCAATCTTGTTACAAGTTGTTTGGTTGAGCATGAATATCCTAATGGTATTTTTTATTTTGGTGTAGTTTTAACAGGTACTGGTTTTTATTTTTTATTTCAAGCTCAACAAGCTGGTTGGCATGTTGATAGAGTTGAGGCAAACAAATGGTATCATATAGCTATAGTCAGAAGCAGTAATGAATATGACATATTAAGATGTTTTGTTAATGGTATACTTATTATTAATACGAAAACCAATAATACGCTTTCCCTTAGGTCTTATAACCTAGGTATTAATACACGAGGTGATGGTATGGATAACGGAAATTTTATGATGGACGATTTCAGGATAAGTGATATAGCTAGATGGGAGTCAGATTTTGAACCTCCAAAAAGAAAGGGATTATGATCTACCATAATCCCCTACATTCATCCTTACCCACGTATCAACCAAAACCAAAATGAGGTCAGTCCCGGATTCGAACCGGGGTATATGGTTTTGCAGACCACCGACTAAACCACTCATCCAACCGACCGTGACGCGAATATAAAGATTTTATTTGACCAGATAACTTAATTGACCATCTTTTTAACTAACAACTTTCCTTAAAGCCAAATAGTTCTTATTTAACTTCTGGAACCGTAGAGATAATTGTATAGACAAGTATTGTTTTTAGGTGACTCTTGCTGGAAGCCAATAAACAAGGTGGCGGCGTCATGGCGTGGGGCTGGTGGCTGCCTTCCATGGCCGGCCAGGAGCGGAGCGACTCACGACCAACCCTGCCGATTCCCTTTGGCACTTCACGCTTTAGCGCAGAAAAGAAGTAAACATATAGGATCATTATGTTTAAAGATAGTAGTCATCTGCCAAATAAGATCGAATGTAAGGATATAGTAAATATCTCAATAATACAATCATAAAGAGTCTTGAGTGGGATTATTAAGATCTTTATCTGCCAACATACTACTCATTTTTAAATTAATGTTTTTTGGATGTCTACTTTAGATAATAAAAGGCGTTAGCTAACATCATTTCATTAATAGGGTTATTAATTAGAAATTGGTAAGAATTAAATAAAGGAATGCTTTATAATGAGATTTGCTTCAGAAAGAGGCGAAGCTTCTTATTACACATGTCACAAAATGGACAACTGTGTTTCAGCAAGTTATGTTATTAATGAAATAATAATGGTGATATATGGGAAAATTAATTCATCTTATTCTTTTAAAGGTCTTATATTTTGCTTATATTTGAAGTGGACAAAATATGAACAATATGAATTTCGACTTGAATTATATAAGGAAATGCTCTTCTATGATAAAGGAATTTCCGGTGTATACCGAGGCTGAGAAGAAGCAGGTAGATGAGGGGCGTACTTGCATTAAGCTATCTAAAGGTTAGCCTATATATCCGCGTAATTTCAAGAAACGTAGAGATACTTTCGCTGGCGCTGATTATACCACGGCTAATCCTAGGAACATCAGTCCTGATGATATTTATATACCTCCCTACTTTAGGCTTAAGATTATTATGGCTATTATCATCAACTTTGATAGGGCTATAGTGTTTAATAGGATATCTGATAAAGATTTTAAGCTAGGTATGACGTACCGGTTTATCTATGAGTATGTAGGATCGTTTAAGTGTTTTGAGAAGGCTTATAAGATGATATCGATGGTAGTTGATAGCGAGTTGTCGATCATGAGATCAATCGGTGATTATAATTATAAGTGGAATATTCGCAAGGTTTATCCATCATGCTTTGTAGGCAAGGCTAAGTTCAGGTATATTGGCGGCGAGGACAATGCACCTGTAAGTTCAAAGGGGAGGGCTAATAAAGCTAGAAGAGCCGCTGTTGACTACAAAGTTATGATTATGGTGAATATCATAAATACCAGATCTGCGAGTAAGATAAGGAAGATGATTGACTCTGATGGTAGTCTTAAAAACAATGGTAAAAGGTTTGACGGTAGGAATGATAAAGTTCTTTTCAGTATATTCAATAGTCATTTGATTCACGAGGGGTTTAAGGAAGTTAAAACCTCGTCCTTATATAAGTACTTGAAAGAGGCCTTAGATTTTTTAGGTGTAAGTCTATTAGAGTTAAGATCTATTGCTGATAGAGCTATTTCTGACATAGAGGATGGCAAGGAAGGATATGAGCCTGGCCTATGCTCTTATGATGACTGTTTTGATATTAATTCTTTTGTGGAGGATTCGTGATGAGTAGCTTTAGTATCATAAGAGGTGGAGATATGTCCATCGTATTTAACCACGATAATAATATGTTTAATATCCAAGAGCTATCGGATTCCATTGGATGTAAGAATATACTGTCATCTGTCGTAAAAGATCCTTTGAATGGGTCGATGTATGTTATTAAAGAGATATCCGATCAGAAGTGGGGAGATATAGTGGCTTTGGTCAGATTCGGATGTTTGTTGAATAAGTCTCTTGTAAAGGAGATAGTCGTCAAATCTATAAGATTGTGGGTAGATATTTGTGGTATGTCTTACAGCGATATCAAATCATCTACATCCGATCCTATATACAATACGTTCCTTTTTAGCGGCTATATGTCTTTGGCTGGGGATAATCCTGACCTTAAAAAGTTTATTGTATCTCTTAGGAGTAGAATGCTTAGATATGATCTCACATGCTTATGTCTTTATTTAGCTATGTCTATGGCTATCAATGGAGGTATAATTCTAAGCGAGCAGGATCTTCTTGATGCTCTTATCTTATAGCCTCGTTTGTTTTATCGATCAAATTAGTATCTTTGTGAAAAAGATATTAAGATGAATCAGATCAATATCATACCGAAGATAATTCATGATAAGTTTGCCGCAAGGATTATCATGGATGATTACGATATAGAGAAGCCTATCGTAATTACTGTCGTAGCTAGGCGTAACGATGGTGAGTATAATACCCAGATATTGACATACCCGACATCGGGAGTCGATTATGAGGGTAATGTAAGGATGGTGTTTTTTGATGTCGCTAGGTCTCATGTTTGCCAGATAACATCGGTATTTATCAACGGTCATGAGGTCAAGACATATTATACCGATATCCCGGATCTTGATATGCAAGCCCGTTATGACGATAGCTTATGCCGGTACGATAAGAAGGTTAATATGAATGATATTCGGCTGTCATTTCAGGTGCTAGAGACACGTGATCCCAAAGTGCTTCAGGTATTGGATGAGTCTGAGTGGGGGCTACTAGAGGACAGGAAGGCGATTATCGAGATCACTACGCCGGGCATGTCCGACCCCGTTACGTTGTTCCTTGGCAAGAATCAGGTCAATACCTTTACTAGCCTAACACTAGGCCTTAATTGCTTTAATTACGATGATTGTAATGTCAAGTACCTTGATCTACCTGATGGTATATATGATATCAAGATCATAGGTAGCCCTTCTGCTTACAACTTCAGTCGCAAGTATCTTAAGACGGATCTTATACGCAGACGTCTTGATCGGCTATGGATTAAGACTGATGTCCTATGCGAGGACAAGAATAAGGATTTTATAAATAAGATACAGGAGATGGAAACACTTATGGTCGTGGCTGAGGCTAACGTCAGGCTGGATAATATAGAGGCGGCTCATGAGATCATTGATCGTGTAGGAGAGCTTCTTGAGATGGCTACTAATTGCGTGGATTGTTGAATTTTAAAGATATAATTATGGGTTGTAATACTTGTAAGGAAAAGGCGTTAAAGGCCGAGAGAGAAAGGATTGAGAGAAGTATGATGAATCGTCCTTCTTCTACCGTTGTTAGCGATAGGGAATATGCTTCTAGAAGCACCGCCGGTTGTATGGTCATGCTCGATCCGTTGAAGACAATGGAGCGTGACGTGGTGAGCATATACAAACAGACCCGTACCATAGGTGACGTGGGTATCGTCTATCTCAACATGCAGAAGAAGATCCGTGAGTGGATCAAGAACCTGCCATATGGATGCCCGCCTGATGAGGAGGTACAAGAAATGAGAAAGGAGATTCTGGATGGGCGCGCAATCTATATCAAACCTTGATAGAATAGATCTATGTAAGGTCGTAGATGAGTGGTTATCTTGCCAATGGGGTAGATACATGAGGTATCATAGGTATAGGATCGGGGACAAGCCCGATGTATCTTATTGGAGGAAGATAATTCGTCTGCAAAGGTCATTATGCGATAATGATTGCGGGTTATGCCCGGATGAGATAAGATCGTTAAAGGAACATATTAACAGGTTGCTAGTATGAAAAAGTATAATTGTTCACATATAACTCCGTCCACTTGCGTGCCTTACGAGGGCGATCTTCCAGAGTGGTCAAAATATAAGGACTCTGGTGAGTGCGTTATGATCTCCGACGTGATAGAGGAGATCTATGAGGAGCTTATCCGTATCAGGGAGGCTATAGATGTCCGGGATCTTGGTGAATCTTGCGTGAAGGTAAATGGTGATAAGACTGTAGCTAAAATCCTTTATGCGTTAGAGGATAAGATATGCAATGGGTAACGAGCCATAGTCCAAAAATGGACGATGGTGATAATCAGATGTATAGATATTGATTTATGAGGATTGCTAGATGTTAAGCCACTGTAAATCAAGTATCCAATTTGCAGGGAGTCTTCTAAACAAGTAGGTTAGATAGATACTCTTGTAAGTTGTAAAGTATCTTTATGCGTTGGATATAAAAAATAGCCAATTGATTTGTCATAGACGATTCAATTGGCTATTTTTTATATCCATCATATCTCACGATATAATGGATATAGGTTATTTATTATGAGTGCAAATATAATTATTTCCAATGATTCTACGAAGGCTAGTAGTGGAATTTTGGCGTCCAGATCCAACGAAAAAGGATTATCTACAATATTTAGCTACAATGGTAGTGATATAACTTTCAAAACAGAGAACGGTATTACTTATGTGAATGCTACCGAAATGGCGAAGCCGTTTAAAAAGAGACCAAATGATTATTTATCGTTATCTTCTGTAAATGAGTTAATTAATGCCATTACCAGAAAATATGGTAATGCTGATTTTCAGCCTGTTACGATTATCAGGGGTACGGTTAATCCTGGCACATGGATGTGTGAGGATCTGGCTTTAGATTTCGCTCAGTGGCTTAGCGTTGATTTCAGGTTATGGTGCTTGGACAGGATTAAAGAGCTTCTCACTACAGGCAAATGCGTGATTCCTGATTTTAATGATCCTCCCGCCGCTGCTGAGGCTTGGGCTAAGGAATATCGTGGCAGGGTTGCCGCCGAGAAGCTGGCGTTAGAGGAGAAGGCTAAAGCTGAGGAGGTGGCTAAGGTTCTTGAATCGAAGAGAGAGGATATAGAGTTTTCCGAGTCATTTATCATGTCTGGAGAGTCAGATTTGCTGATAAGGGATTTGGCCAAGAAACTTGAGTAGAATGATATAATCATAAGTGATAGATGTCTACGTGATTTTCTTGTTAAGATAAAGATAATAGTCAAAAGGGTTAAGGTTAATGGAGATTGGGAGATTACGGCTAATGCTGTAAGGAAAGAGTTTGCTCATTATCGTGATAAGAATATATGCACCGAATCTGGTAAGGTTATATATGCTAGGACTATTTACATAACAGGCAAGGGATATAAATACATATTGTCATCTATAAATGGTAGCAAGAAAAGTGATTTCATATTGTGTGGAGGTATGTTTAGGGACTATGGGGTGTTCGCCGGATCGGAATCGTTTAATCACTGGGATAATTAATTCCATTTTTGCCCAAAACTTGATAATCAGGTAACTGCGTATTTGCATCTACGGTTATGTGTCTCATATCGGTAAAATATTTATCTTTGTGACAAAGTGAATTACGATGATATATGGAAATAAAGAAATAGTACGGACGTTCACCAGAAACAACCCACCTGCCGGGTACGTGGGCGGCTCTGTTGACTACCGGGTCCCGGCCGATGTTTATTTTGGCGATACGCAGGAGGAGGCTGACAGCAAGGCTGAGGATGATATCAAAGCTAATGGTCAGGACTACGCCAACACATATGCCGACATAATACCGTCCGTATGGTATAATGATCAGGTATGCGATGAGTTTATTAAGAACAATTGCGTAAGCGGTAAGGGATCCAAGGAACAGATATGTGTAGAGAAAGGTAGGTTTGTGTCATACGTATCCAAGAAAGACGCCAATGATAAGGCGATGGTTGAGCTTGGAAGGATCGGGCAGGGGGAGGCCAACGCCGTTGGGACATGCTGTAAGGACTGGGCCTCACAGCCTCTTCGTGGCGTTTTCTACAAGAACGATTGTGAGGCTGGGACATCAGGTAAAGAAGGTATTGTGTATGAATTGCCAGCCGGAGCCGTCATATCCGATATATCCCAGATTGATGCTGATACGTTAGCTTATAGGAAGTTCATGAAAGAAGGACAGGAGAAGGCTAACTCCGAAGGTAGTTGCTCCCCTGTATTCTATAATACTACGATCGGTGATTGGTTTGAGAAGGTATGCCCGTTTGGATATAAATCAGGTAAGGTATATTATTCTATCAAAGCCAACAGGTTTAGGTCATGGGTATCAGTAGAGGACGCCAACGCCAAAGCCCGTGAGGTTTTGATGGTAGAGGGGCAGGAGTACGCTGATCTTAATCTTGAGTGCGAGAAATGGATTGAGAATATTGATCAAGAGGATCAATGTTATTGGTAAGAATGCGTTTGTGTTTTCCATAATGTTAGATTAGTGTTTTGGAGGTAGGGGCTTATGGTCTCTACCTCCTATTGTTTCATGCGCCTTGTTGTCTTATTATTAAACCAAATAAGTATCTTTGCTAAAAACATTAATATTATTCATATGTGTAATTCAGGTGGTTGTTGCCATGATCATTCACGGGAGCGTCCCGAGGAGTGTTGTCATGGCGTTAAGATAGATAGATTTCTTAACAAATGCCCTAACGATCCTTGTGATCCTTGCGATCGGGATTGTCAGGACGAGCCTTGTGTTGGTTATGGATGTCCTATAACCTTGTATGATAAATGCGTCTTATACTCAGGCGATGAGTTGGTTGTGGACGGTATAGAGAAAGGTACTGATATCTCTGTCGTTATAGACTCATTGAGGCGTATTATAGCGTCTAGGGATAAGCAGATAGATTTATACCATCGTGAGGTTCTGGATTTGAAGAAAATTATAAACGAGCTTGTCAACGCCGGTAATGGCGGCGGTGATAATGGTGCAGAAGAGGAGGTATGGTAATAATGAATGGTTGTAACAAGAAGCAATACAGGCCTACTGTAGATGAGACGAAGGTGCCATGTTCTACGTATATGAGCACCGATTGTATTTATCCCGGAGACAAGGTACGTGTGGAGTCATTGGGATTATCTCCCAGCTGCGATATGTCTGATGTCCTTAACGCTATAATAAAAGCCATAAGGGACAGGGATGCTGAGATACTTGAATTAAGGAGAATGATTAATAAATTGATTTGATATGAGGAATAACTGTAATCCATGTAAGCCGGAATATAGACCAGGGAACGAATGTAGTATCTACAGTTCCCAGATCATATATGATGGTCAGTCGTTCCCTGAGGCAGACATCAGGAACGGTGATGGCATGAATAGCGTAATCGAGTCTCTGGTAAGGAAGCTGGTTGCCGTATCTGGCGCCACGGCGTCTATCCAAAGGGATTCGTTTAAGGGGGTGCAGGCCGTAAGGTTAAGATACGAGCCTCTGAATGTTCTTAGCGTGACCTACTGCGGTACTATCGTACCTAACGACGGGTATGTCGTTTCTGGTAGATCCGTTAAGTTCAAGAAAAGGTATTGCATGGGCGATGAGTTCGCTGATGTTAATATCGTATATACTACATTAAATAGTAATATTTTAAATTCATCTTGTTATGGCTAATAGAGTATATGATACGGTATTGGCTTCCGAGTGCGACGGTTGGGTATGTGGTGAGACACTTAAGAAAGGATCTGTCCCGGCCGATAGATTGGAGCTTGATTCTTTCTCGGAAGCCGTCAGGGAGCTTATAGAGCGCTTTTTCGAGGAGGGATGGCTGCCAGACATGATCTGCGATCTTGGTTGTGGAGGCGCCAGTGTATTTGAGATTAAGCCTACTAACTTCGAGTATCCTCCTGAGGGCGGTGAGCAGATTCTGGAGATTATCGTAGGTAAGAGTGATAAATGGACTATAACTCAAGCGGAATGATATGAATAATTTAAAAGATATTCTTGCTAAGATCGAGCAAGGCTCCTCATGGGTGTCCTATGACAAGATTTCCGGTACCGGTCCCGACAAGGTGGCGATCAAGGTAGAGCCGGGATGGATGGGTAGGTTGCCTAGGGAGACTTACGTGGCGGTCGAGAAAGGCAAGGTAACGAAACTCGCTACCATAACCCAGAAGGGTATTGAGCGGGTGAGCGTAGATCCGGCCAATATCATGTTTGACATGGAGGGCGGGACGGCGGTCATCAACGCCAAGCTTAACTCCGCCTCGGTCAAGGCCTCCTGCCTTACCCTTGGTGGTTCGGTAAGTAAATGCTATATGGTGTCTATGAATGTCAACGGGTTATCCGTTAAGATACCTGACGAGGATAGCAAATACGTGGTGTACGCCGATCCTGAGGATCCGGGAGCCACTGACCTGTATGACGCTAGCTTCGTTATAGCCATGCCTAAGAACATGGATAACGAGGAACATCATGAGATGTTTGTCTTGAATGGCAAGGTTGTTAATATCAATCAACAGCCTAATGATATACCTTATATTATACTTGATCATGACTTTGATAACGTGACTAGTGAGAACGGTCAGGTCGTTATCGATATCAAGTCCAATACCGAGTATGATATTGAACTGGTATGTTGCACTTGCGGCGATGGCAGCGAGGAGCCGGAACCGGAACCACCCTTTAATGTGGATCCGCAAAGGTTGACGCTTAATAAGGATGGTGATACTCAAATCGTAAGGGTAGAGGCCGGAGATAATGTTTCATGGAGAATAGAGGAGGATTGACATGGCAAGGGAAGTAGATAAGAATTGCGTTGAGGGTAATTGCTTTGCCATTAACGACAAGAGCCATGGGGTAGGCGATAATAAGCTTAACATCGTATACAAGGCTAATTACACCGGTCAGATTTGTACGGCTAAGTTCCGTATAACGTCAAAGGACGGTAGTGTTGTTAAGGAGTATATGATAGCCCAAGATGCCAAGCCCGTTTATTATAATATCAAGATGGTTCAGCCGTTTACCAAGGATGACTGTCTAGCCAACCAGCACGGTTCGGTTGTCTTGTATGTGGTTGAGGAGCGGACGTACAAGTCGTTTATCTCACAGGAGGACGCTGACGCTAAGGCTATGGAGGATATAGCTCTTAACGGACAGAAGTACGCTAATGAGCATGGTGAGTGTATAACTGACATCTGGTATAACGAGGAGCAAAGGAAAACCTTTATCCGTAACAATTGTGATAAGTTCAGTGATGGTCAGGAATATGTTTACATCGTACCTGAGGGTAAGTACGTGTCTTCTATCTCTCAAGAGGACGCCGACAGGAAGGCTCTTGAGGATATTGAAAAGAATGGTCAACAACAAGCTAATCTGGGAGGTGAGTGTAAGCCTAAGGAGAATATCTATTATGGTAAGTTTAGCAAGACCTTTACCCGTAACAATTGCGACTCCACTCAATACGGAACGGAAGTGGTTGTTAATGAGACGATGGTTACAGGAGACTTTAGATCCATCATATCTCAGGAAGACGCTAATAGCTTAGCTCAGGCCGCTGTAGAGGCTCAGGGTCAGGATATAGCCAATATCAAGGGTAATTGTGAGAAGATACCGGTATTTACCGGATCGTACTCGAAGGTATTCCAGAGAACCAATTGTCCTGAAGGTTCTACGCCTGTTGACTTTACCGTGGATGAGAAGATGTGTACCGGCTATCCGTTCACTTCTACAGTATCACAGGATGCCGCCAATAAGCTGGCTCAGGACGCTGTGGAGGCGCAAGGTCAGGCTATCACCAACGAGCGTGGCGATTGTCAGACTAACGTCTACTATAACGTTAGGATGGAGAAGACAGTCACTAGAAACAATTGCGATGAGTTCCATATCGGTCAACCTTATACTTATGTTGTAGCCGCTGGTAAGTACTTCTCTATTATCTCTCAGGAGGATGCTGACAATAAGGCTAAGGCCGATCTTGAGGCTAACGCTCAACAGCAAGCTAACTTGGAGGGCGAGTGTAAGGAGAAGACCGTATATCATGGTAGATACAGTAAGGAATTTACCCGTAACAATTGTGACGAGACCCAGTATGGTACTAAGGTTGTTGTAGACGAGACTATGGTGACAGGAGACTTTAGGTCTACCGTATCTCAGGAGGACGCTAATAACAAGGCTAAGGCCGCTGTTGAGGCTCAAGGTCAGGATGTGGCTAACGTGAAAGGTAAGTGCGAGAAGGTGCCTGTATATACCGGTACTTATACACGTACGTTTACCCGTAACAATTGTGGTGCTGGCACTGGTGGTACTTATACGGTAAATGATAGGATGGTTGACGGTTATCCGTTCACGTCTACCGTATCTCAGGAGGATGCCAACAACAAGGCTAAGGCCGCCGTTGACGCCCAAGGACAGGCCCTTGCCAATATCCACGCCCTTTGTACGTACACCGGCCGTGCTTCCTTGGAGTTCACGAGAAACAACTGTGGTGAGTGTAAGATCGGATCTAAGGTGACGATCACCCAAGATATGGTAGAAGGACACCCATTCCAGTCTAACGACTCCCAGACCGCCGCTGACGCTATGGCCATGACCGCCGTACAGGCTCAAGGGCAGGCTTTGGCTAACACCAAGGGTACTTGCTCTAACGCTACTATGTATACCGGTAAGGCTAGCTTCGAGTTCACGAAGAGTAATTGTGGCGCTAATCAGGTAGGAGATCCGTTCACCGTAACACAAGATATGGTGGAAGGTCATCCGTTCCAGTCTTGCGTATCTCAAGATGAGGCTAATTTAGTGGCTATGGCCGCTGTAATGAATCAAGGTCAGAAGATCGCCGACGAACAAGGTACTTGTCATGAGGCTCCTAAATATACCGGTCATTATAGCGAGGCGTTCGAGAAGAATAACTGTCCGTCCGGTCTTATCCCGTCTTCAGTTACCGTTACTGAGGCTGATGTAACCGGAGGTCCATTCTACTCATACGAGAGCCAGTTCGCCGCTGATGAGCTTGCTAAGGCCGCTGTCAAGGCGCAAGGTCAGGCCATAGCCAACGATCGTGGTACTTGTGATGAGTTGAAGATATATGTCGGTAATTATAGTAAGGAGTTCACTCCTAAGTGTCCTACTTGCCAGTACGCTGATCCTATTACCGTAACCCCGGATCTTATGGGACAGTTCTTCACCTCTACCCGTTCTCAGGAAGAGGCTGACGCTTTGGCTAAGGCCTACATCGATAGGATGGGTCAGGCATTTGTTAACAAGAATTATGATGACACGTGCCATACTAAGACTGAGCAACCGGTATGGGAGACTATCGAGACCGTATGTAAGGATTGTATCTCTAAATTACATCAACGTAATACCAATACCTGCTATACTGATCCTGAGAATCAAGAGCGGTATATAGCTGGTGGTAATAAGACATGCTTCTGGTTTGGTACGGCATCTAAGGCCTTCACCCGTCAATGTGCGGATGGTGGGGTTGGAAGCTCTGTTACCGTGACTCAGAATGATGTTACGGATCCGGCTCCTAGCTCTGACGGCAAGTTCAAATCATGTGTATCTCAGGCTGACGCTAACGCCAAGGCATTGGCGGCTGTTACGGCTCAGGGACAGAGCGTGGCTAACTCGAAGGGTACTTGTACGTGGACAGGAAGCTATACCGGTCAGGTCCAGAAGAACAATTGCGCTGATGGCGGCGTAGGAGACATGGTATCCGTAAGCAGCAGCAAGCTTCCGGGACACCCGTACACCTCCAACATATCTTTGGCTGACGCCAATAAGAAAGCTGAGAATGCCGTTCGTGGAGCTGAGGGTCAGGCTTACGCCAATAAGAACGGAGGATGTACATGGACTTACGTGGCAAGCCGTGACTTCTATAAGAACAACTGCGCCGAAGGCGGGGTAGGCCAGAGGATAACGGTGACCTCTACGCAAGCCAACGGCGGTACGCCTATCACCAGCAAGGTTTCTTTGGCGGATGCCAGAAGCAAGGCAGAGCAGATCCTAGATCAGAAAGGACAAGATTACGCTAACCAGCATGGCACTTGTGTATGGACCGGTACTGGAAGCGCTACTTTCTACAAGGATAATTGCGGCTCTTGTAAACAAGGTGTGGCTATATCAGTTCCTTATAGCTCGTTAGGATTAGATCCTATAACATCAACGGTCTCTCAGGCTGATGCCAACAATAAGGTTCAGGAGGCTTTCAGAAGCAATTCGGCTACCAGAACCGCCGCCCAAGCTTACGCTAATAAGAACGGAGATTGCGAGGATACTCCTCCTAATTGGAGTGGTTGGAGCTATGATGGCGGAAACTATTGCTCAGGTGGTGATGTTTGGGCTAGGTATAGAAGGACTGATAGCACTGGATGTCACTCTGACGAGACTGAGAACAGGTTGCATGAGTCTTGCGGTTGTGGATGTTCAGGTGGTTCTTGTGATAGCTGTTGTGATCCTAATTCTTGGAGTAGAATAGGAGAGGCTGAGTGTAGATCTGGCGAAAGTGTAGCTTTATACAGAAATGGTTGTGGAAGAGAGGAATATCTAAGCTATGGATCTGTTTGCTGTAATACGATCGGTTTCCAAGGAGGATCTGCTACTAGTAGGAATTGTCCATCTGATAGACCTTGTGGAGTAACGATCTACTATCCGGATGTACCTTCTAGATCTATATGCGCTTCTAGCACGTCTTCTGCCAACGCTCAGGCTAGCGATAAGATAGAGACGTTTAGATCACAAGCTCAGGCATTAGCGGATGCGGGTTGCAGTGGAAGAGTATGTAATGATTATGTAGAGGCTACTGCTACCAAGCAAGGTTGTCCGTCAGGATGTACGGCTCCGAAGGCTTCCGCTTACTGGGTTTCTGGCGGAAACAATGGCGCTTGGTGTAAGTGTAACGGTGATAAGGCCGCACTTACCGCCGCTGCACAGGCTGACGCACAGAGACTAGCGCAGGAAAAAGCCAACGCTATGAAATGCGATTGCCCCAAAACGTGGAGCGCCAACGCTATGCTGAGCGGTGATCCTTGTAAAGGTCTGTCTGGTTCTACATCCACCTTAAGGTGCTCCTATGAAGTGCCTTACAATAATCAATGTGGATCATCTAAATCAATAACTGTAACTGTTACTGGTAGGAATGATCATGGACAAACCGTTACGGCTGGAAGTACTACCGTAAGTATACCTACTGGGTCTGGTAAAAAAACCGGTGTCATAGGTTTTGATTCAGGAGTACAATGTGGATCCATAAGGGTTTCTGGGGGAGGATCTGGGAACTGTTAAGATTCTGATGTATAACAAAAAAAAGGAGAGGCTAATAAGTCTCTCCTTTTTATTAAAAACCATCACAGCAGTGATTGTCAACAATTACCTGAATCATGACCAGAGATTGTTACATCTCCACATACCACTTCTCGGCTAAAATACACACTTCCACTCTTGCTTCCAGATCCTGCGGGAATTGTAAAGCTAGCGCTATTGACCTGCTCTTCTCCGTTTTGTGTATACCCTATACCACTCACAGAACCAGATATAGATCTACCACATTGATTATTATACGTAATCGTAAATCCTCTTGATGTGACAAGTTGCTTATGACTCATGCAATCATTATTCATAGATACAGACCATGACCACGTCTTCTGCTCCGGGCAATCGCATTTCATAGCGTTGGCTTTTTCCTGCGCTAGTCTCTGTGCGTCAGCCTGTGCAGCGGCGGTAAGTTGGTAGTTTCATCAACCTCTTTTATTCTATTTTCGATAGAAATGACTAATATTGTATCACTAACATTAAAAAAAGTAAGACTATGACATGTACTAAGAAAAAGAAGATGGCAGAAGGAGGCAAAGTCTCCGAGAAAAAGAAACCTCAAATGAAATGTGGAGGCAAGGTTAAGAAAAAGAAGTAACAACAGGAGGGGTATATCCCCTCCTCAGTATTTAGCATATGAAAAATTCAGAATTTGTATCTAGGATCATGAATGACATGAACTCCATTAACAAGGACGCTCATGTCAGTAGGAGGTGGATATTATCCATAGGCAGACAAAAAGCAAGGTCTTATATAGCCCAGAAATACGCTGACGGTACTTTGTTCGGCGAGGAATCGTTATACACCCATATCAATTGCCTGGAGATGGAGAGAGTTCGGAAGGTTGATTGCTGTTTTGATGAGTTCAAGTTATGCCGGATTCTTATGAGATCTAAGAAAAGGTTGCCCGATATGATATATACCCGTATAGGACCGGCTATTATAAAGGTATCGAACATCATGGATGATATCATATTCACTCCTATATCGTTAAGAAAATACGCTAATAATAAGGAACGTAAATATGGTAATATAGATCAATATTATTATTACGTCAATGATGGATATATCTATATACCTGATATAAATATAGAGGCTATAAACGTGGATCTTATAACCCTTGACAGGAAAGCGGCGCTAGAGCTAGGGGGATGTGGAACGGAAAAAGATGATCCATGTATATCTCAATGGGATTATGATTTCATATGCCCTGATAAGTTACTGGAATATGTGGTATCTGAGACGTTAAGAGAGACGATAACCAAATTGCAGATTCCCACGGACGAGAATCCGGATATGGATATTAACAAGAAAACTCAAAAGATTCAGTGATGATAAATATAATAAGGTCAATAATTAATTCCTTCGGTTTCAATGATGCCATAGTTGATGGTATAGGCGAAAGAGGAATGAGGGATAGCTCAATCATAAGATATAACGAGATACATGATATGTATGATAAAATTATAAAGGATTTAGGAGATGTATCAGCATACGTATCCAAGGGTTATATCTATGATAAGATAAAGGAAAGAACAGGATTAAGCACCAGATATATTAGTAGGATATTGAATCATACTAAGAAGAAGGATCTTAGATTCGTATAGCATATTTACCGCCGCAGCCCTAGAGAACCTGAAACAGTTATGTCAGGAAAGAGCCAATGCGATGGAGTGCGATTGCCCCAAAACATGGAGAGCTAGTCTCTGTGCGTCAGCCTGTGCCGCGGCGGTAAGTGCGGCCTTATCACCGTTACACTCACACCAAAAGTCATCTAAATATTACTCGAATTAGGATAGAATTGTTATATTTGTGGCATGAAAGTTAAGTCGTTTAAAATACTTGATCAATACTTTCTTCGGTTCTACAGGTCTATTATGTCTAAGAACGGAAAGAGAAGGAAACATACGATCGTGGAGAAGAATGATATTCTTGAATGTCAGTCGTTGATCTGGAAGGTCATACGTGATAAGTACTTAGATAATGAGGGCGGGGTTTATATAAATAACATCGGTTATCTATGTCATAAGATTAATCCCAACCGTAAGATATATCTGAATAAACTTACCGGGACTATAAACAGGCGTGGGACAGGTGGATATTCTTACGTCCATACGTGTATGGATTTTATGCCGAGGAATAAGTATTTTCATTTATATATCTCTCCAGCATTAAACAAGGAGTGTAGGATGGCTATGGAGTCTGGAAGGAGATATAAGTTCTTGTACCGGGAAGTTGAATCGGAAAGTAAGGTATTTGGAGTTAAATGGGTTTATAAGCTGTAGAAGTTTCTATGATCCAGTTAGCTCGTGAGGGTAGACTGGATTTTTTTTGTATCACGGATTCAAATACATATCTTTGTGCAAAAGACTTGAATATGACAATAAAAGGCTTATTGGCCGAGATCAAGGCCGATTTACATAAATACGACGATAGCGGAGCTATAGACACCTCGTCTGTTTATAGGTGGGCTGAGATAGCTTTAAAAAGGTTTGGGGGTGTTATAGCCGTCATGTCCGAGGCGGTTGTAAAGACCAGCAACAAACAGGCGGTATTACCTTCCGATTTCTTCGACATGCTTGACGCTTACAGGTGTGAGCCTCTTGTCTGTGAGATTCCGGGGGGCGATAAGGCTAAGGCTGACCTCCAACACGAGATCGGCTGGGTTGAGCGCACGGAGCGCGGGTTTCGTTGGAACTCCTGCACCGAGTGTTGCAAGGAGGAGTTTGAGAAGACGATCACGGAGAAGATTTATATCGGATCTCATGAGGTTCGTTTCCATTACCATCATCCAGTAAGGTTATCTATAGGTCGTGGATTGAGGCGTGATTGCGCTGCTGATAAGTATCGGGATAAATACGCTTGGGATAATTATGATATAACTATATCCGGCAATACTATGTATACCGGCTTTGACGGATTTATTTATATCGTATACAGAGCTACTCCTAAGGATGAGGATGGTCTACCATATATACCTGAGACGGATTTAGGTTATCTTGAGGATTATGTCGAGACGTATATCAAGATGAAGATCTTCGAGAACGCTGCCGTGAATGGCTTGATACAAGGCGCTGGTGAAGCTTATAAGCTATACGCCCAACAAGAGCCGGGTAAGTTCGCTAGGGCTATGAAGGAGCTTAAGATGTCGATGATCACGTTAAATGATTATCGGGAACTGGCTGAGGATAATAGGAGAAGGATGCTGTCTCATGAGCGTATGTGGCCCAACGCTTTTGATAATTATATTAAACTTATTTAACAAAATACGATGATATGGCTGATTGGATACATTTAGATAAGACAAGTGGTACCGGCCCTGCTGAGGTTAGGGTTACCGCTGATATCAATGAGACTGGAGAGATACGTCAGGCTACGTACAAGGTTATAAAAGAAGGCACCAAGGAGGAGAAGACGTTCGTGTGCAGGCAGGAGTCGGTTCCGGTGGTGATCATCCCTGAGTTCGATTTCCTTGTGCTTAGGTATATCTGGGCTGACGAGGACGGCATTGACTTCGACACGGCAACCGGCTTCGACAACACCGGCCTTCCGGACGTGGACGGCAAGCTGGTTGGTTGGAGTAAACAGTACCAGACCACGCAGGAGCGGGTAGGTGATTATCTTATCCACGGTGGTGATAACATGGAATCAGGTAATGAGGCAGCTTTGATCCAGATGGGGCCGTTATTGGATGGCGATAATTACGATAAATTACCTCTTGAGATCAGATGTGGTATATACGGCAACTGGTATGGCGGTCGAGAAAGAGGGAATGTAACTATCAAATTTACAGCTTATAAGGGCGGAACGATGGAGAAACGTGGATATGATTTTGTCAACATAGGAGGTGAGGAGGTTTATACCGGTGATGCCCCTACTAACGTATCCGCTCACGGCGAGGATAATTGGCAAAATATAAAGACCTTGTATTCTAAGGTAGGTACGATGATTTATAACAAGGAGTCTCGTGACTGTATTGTAAGAATAGGTGAGTGATTATTCTTTTTCATAATACAAATATCTATCAGCTCTCTCGTCCGTGAGGATGGGGGAGTTTTTATTTTTTTTAGTCCTTCGCTTATGACATATTTGATCTTTTATTGCACAGAAATAATCTAGCTTTGCCAAAAACTAGTATTATGATTACATTGAATGATGTCAATAACGAACTCCATGTCCGGTTATATATACTGGAGGTGCTTAAGGATTATATAAGAGATGATGATTTCGATGGTCTTGTAGATAAGGCGTTGGATTTTGTCATGGAAGGCGTTTCTATACCTAAGGCTCCGGCCAAGGATACCACCATGAGTGACATATCAAAGAGCGTTTTGGCCTTGGTAGCGGGTGCTGGATTAGATGAGAGGCTAAGCAAAAGCTCTTTAGAGTTAGCTTACGATAGGTGTAAGATGAGGTACGTATTCGATCCTCGAAATCGGGATATGCACGGTGTAGTCGTAGGTTATTCCAATGACTTTAATAGTCTGGTCGCTGTGTGTGATGAGGGATCGAAGAAAGGGGTGGACAAAGGATCTACTGATTTTGTGGACGTCAATGAGAGATACGTGACTAACGGGTTCTTCTACATATCCGTAGAGGACGCCGACAAGCAATCAAGCTACATGGGGAAAAATCCATAATTATTATGTTTTTGTATTTTCATTAGGGGTAAACGTTGCAAAGTGTTTAGATTTTCCTTCTGGCTTGTAAGAGTCAGAAGGATTTTCTATTTTTGTGCGATTTGAATGTTTTGCATAATACGTACAGTTTATTAGAATCCGCCACATAAGTGATTATCTGGCGGATTTGCTATATTTGCGAAAAACATAACATCGTGCAAAATAATTCTAATATAGCGGTTCCCGATTCCGGGATGAACAGGGATAAGCATCCACAGGACCTATCCCCGTCTGAGTACAGTTTCGCCTTGAACGCTACCATAGAGGGTGACGATGGGAGTCAGCTTAAGATCCAGAACGAGCCTAGTACCCTTTTATGTAAGCGATTTGATGGCTATAAGGTTATTGGGTATAAGAATGATATAGCTGGTGATAACACTTATTTCTTTCTGGTGAATCCTGATAACAACACCTCTAAGATCACGTTCATGAGGTCATTGGATTATGTCAAGACCGTAGAGGATCAATTAGCGGGATCAGGGAAAGATATTCATCGTATCCTTGGCGAGAGGCTTGAGGAGTCGGATGGTCGTTTCGATGAGATATGTGATTTGATGGAGGTGTTGATAGAGGATGGGACCGATGACCCTTGTCTTAACTTTTCCATTCATCACCCGATCTTTGATATAGAGATCAAGGATGAGAAGTGTGGTAAGGTGATATACTGGACTGATGGATATAACCCCCAGCGATATGTTATGGTTGACAAGGCACTTAATCCGGATGATGATGGTGACTTCTGGTATCATTATCATGGATATAAGACATGTGGGGATGATAAGCCAATAGAGAGGTGTAGGCTGGCTTGCGAGAAGCTACTGGTATTCCCGCTGCTGACGGCCCCGTGCGTGGAGCCTGAGGTCGTGGAGTTCGGGGGAAGCCTGCGTGCCGGGACCTACCAGTTCTGCGTGGCGCTGTGCGATGAGTTCGGGATAGAGAAGACCGGATATTGCTCATTGACCAACCCTATCATGATATTCGATCGTCAGGATATAGTCATTCGTGATGGCTTATGGGGCAAATCAACCAACATGGGTATCCGGCTTACTGTATCCAATATAGATAAGCAGGTATCTCATTATAAGGTAGGTGTTATACAGAACACCGTTGGATATAATGGCGAGCAAAGCCCGGTTCTTGAGTATTTCATAGAAGGTATACATCCGATAACGGAAAGGACCATCTATTACCTTACGGATCAGTATAGCGAGCGTACGACCATGGAGAAGTTATCCAAGGAAATACCGGTATATAAGACAGCCAGAGGCATGACGTCTGTCGGGAATCGTCTTCTTCAATACGGCTTGACCGTGGAGAATGAATGGAATCTTCAACCGGTCGTTAACTTCTTGGGTCATTTCGTTAAATGGCAGACATCTATAGCCACGGAGAATTTGTATAAAGACGGTGTGGCTTGCTCTAAATACGCCTCTTTCATGCGTGACGAGGTATATCCGTTGGGTATAAGATTCTTTACCAATACGGGATACAGGACAGCTAGATTCCCGCTTATCCCTCGTCCGGCCACAAGGGAGGAGATGGAGGTTATCGTTGATGAGGACGGTAACTCTGACGACCTGTCGGCTGCGTCGGTGCTGGAGAACAACCCGCAGTGCGCAGGGAACAGCCGCCGTCATCTTTGGCAGTTTAAGAATACGGCAAAGATCATAAACGACCCGTCTTGGGGATTTGATGATTTTGGAGGAGAATGCAAGAATCAGTTAGATGTCAAGCAACTCAGATATGTAGAGCAGGAATATGCCACGGTAGGAGAGACCCAATTCGTTATCAACACGATGGGGGAAGATGTTACGGTAGATGATGCTATTGATTATATCGCTGATAATATAGAGAACCTGTGTGATATCATAGAATCTAATGTAGGTATTACTGACGAGTTATGCGCTGCTATATCATTGCCAGAGGATCAAGACGGTATAAAGGCTCCCGATTTCCCTAGTGGATGTGATGATATCGAGAGGATAGAGACCAGGACTATATTGGATAAAAACTCTTTGGTGGATTCTAGGATTGATTTTACATATAAGTTGGCTAGTGATTATACGGAGACAGAGCCTACCACCTTAATACAAAGTAACGCCGAGTCACAAAGGAAATTTTCTGTATTGTGTGATTTCGATAATTACTCCAGTGGAGGTAAGAATATCATAGATCTGGTTCAAGAATGGCTGGATGGTCAGGATGAGGACAAATTCCCGTCTGATATAGATTCTTCCGCCTTGGTCTTGTGTCAGGATATGTCTAATGTCCGGCAGTTATATGATGAGGGTATATGTACTAATGGGTGTTCGGTAGGTGATCCTTACGTGAATCCTACTATTAATGATGTTCAACTACCCACGTTCCAAGGAGGTAGGTCATTGGGTAAATGTACGTTCTTATTCCAAGGCGATGGGTGGGAAGGCAAGAAGCATACCGAGACTATGCTTGATATATTGATGGATTCAATGAAAAAGTACTTCCCTCAATATGAGAGTCAGTTTGGTATTGAGAACGCCATGTGTCTTTTTGGTGATGGTGATAACTCTAAGTTCAATACTGGCATATCTACTGATTGGGAAGATCGTGTGTCTGTGCAGAATGATATTGACGCCAAGACCAATTGGTTCGGTAGAAGCAACTTGACTTATTTCAAGTTCTATCCACATGTATCCTCATACGCCAGATGGGTGGAGTTGGATTACGAAAAATACGTAAGCGGTTTATCCGATCCTGATAACGGTATTATGTATATAGAGATGATGGGTAACTATAATTATCCGATCGGCGACTCGTCATCATACAATAAGGTTCGTATAACGTTTTTCTCGGACAAGGAAGGTACCGTGGCTCCTAATCCTTTGGCTAATGATGCCAAGAAAGGTGTTATAGTGAATTGCGTGGATCATAAGATATTTATGATGCCAAAGTACTTGTTCTGGAATGATGACAAGACTACTTTCCATAAGATATATGTTTGCATCGAGCCTGCGGTATGCGTGTTCTTCACCGGTTTCGCCATGAGGCAGGACATGAAGGAGCTTGCCGGATTCTATACGGCCGGCACCGCCATCTTCCCCGCCCCGTTCTGTTTTGGCATTCGGCCACTAGAGGTGAAATACGTATTCTTCTTCACAAAAGAATTGAAATTAAGGAGATTCGTTACCTATGAGGCGAAATGTATCTCATGTGGGGATAAACCCGCTGACTGCGCTCCCAGACCATATCAGTATGGTGATTTCGGATATTGGGAGTCTACCAATAAGTACCCGGCTAATTTTGAGTTGTATGATTCAAGTAAGATCGGGATATCATCGGGAGGATCAAAGAGGAAGGATATAATAGATTCTTTGACGAAATACTATGGGTCTCCTAAATCCGTTGGGGGTAAGTCTTATTTCACCGGTAATGGGGGTAACGCTGAGTACCCCAATACGTCAACCACGTTTTGTCAGAGACCTATACGTCATTACAAGTTTCCGGATAATTCTGTAGCTCCTTTCATGGGTAATCCGTCTCAACTAACTGGTCAATATGGCGTTGACTCCTATATTTATCCTATGGGAGTGATGCTTGATGACGATATCGTTAATGAGTTTCTGGATATAGCGGTAGAGAACGGTCTTATAGATAAGGCTAGAAGAGATTCTATAATAGGATATGAGTTGTATAGAGGCGATAGGACGTTGGATAAGAGCGTTATCGGAACCGGTCTGGCTTATGACATGTTTAAGTACGATGATCCCGACGGATCGGCTAACCTTTATCCTAATTATCCTTACAACGATTTGTCTGATGATATGTATATCTATAAGGATATTAATCGTGAGAATTTTATAACGCATCCGTTTAATAGGAAGGGTAATATCTGGTATTCATTCTTAAGTCCTGATATTGCCTTTAACAAGCCTGACGCTCCCACCGAGTGCCTTGTTGATGGTTATCAATTAGGTAAATCCTCCGGTATATTCAGGGAGGTGGAGGATCACCCTAAATGGACGATATTAGGGAGTAAGGCTTACAGTATGGCAACGTCATTGGCTACGGTGGAGGCTATGGCTAATTTAATATCCGCTATAGCTGAGTATACATATCAGTCGGCTTCACAGCAATATGTCGGTGGAGGCGTGTTCTTTTTAGCTAACCCTGTCGGCATAGCGCTGACGGCTATCCGTCTGGCTACGGGTATCGCCAAGGCCACAGCCCAGTCCGTGGTGGATATAGGCAAGTATAGGTATCAGTGGTTAACGGCATTGATAGATAGGGGACCTAGACGGAACTATGCTTATTATTATACTTCTGTCGCTCATTATAATTTATTTTACCAAAAAATAGGGGCGTCGGAGCTACGTGGATTGTCAACGGCCAAATATATCAAGAGCGGGTTGTATCCGGTTACAGACATCTCGTCACAAGGAGGAACCGTAGGTGGTAAGCCTATTATCATAAACAACCTCGATCGTGAGCATTCGTTGTTCATGTCATTTGGTATGGATAAGTATATGCTTGAATATCCGGAGTTGGTTTCAGGTTACGATACCAGTCGTATTCAGGATGAGTGTAATATTCGTAACGATGAGGTGGCTGGTATGACGCCTCATTTTATGACACGTGAATCTTTCGTATCCTGCCCTTATATGAGGATAAAGAAATATTCTCCGGCTCAATACGGGCAGATAGAGGATATCAGGTGGGTATCGTTAGGCGGTTGCGGGTTGATGGATGAGAATAAGCGTAAACCTGTTTTTGGAGGTGATGTATTTATATCAAGATTCTCGCTTAAGAGGAAGATGCCTATGTTTTATTTGACTCAGTTCGGTCAGGGGGACATGATACCATTCCCTTATTACGATTATCGAAACATCGGGTATCCCCGTTATTTCGTCAATTACGATACCGGGGAGGATTATCTTAATAAGACCGATACGGATACCGGATCGCTATACTCTTTCCCTAGCCGGAAGAGCGCTTATGAGATGGTTTGCAAGACCGGAGATATGTATCTTAGCGGTCGTTTCTTCCTATACTTCTATGGCATACCTCAGTTTCTTGTGGAGTCTGAGATCAATTGCAATTTCCGTATAGCCGGACCTGAGCCTTACGAGGGGTTCTATCCGGAGGTAGGGGATTATATATCATGGACTCAGGAGCGTAATGTCCCTATATCAAGGGATAATGTGTTTAAGATAAGTCCTGTGTATAAGAATCGTTTTACGCTAGGTGGCAGGTCATTACCAGAGACGTATGATAGCAATTTTTGGGACTGCGCTTACCAAAGACCCAACGGCGTCATATGGAGCACCGCCGACGTGTCGGAGAATGGCATGACCGATCCTTGGCTGTCGTACAAGCCTATGGATTACCATGAGTTCAAGACCTCTTTCGGGAAACTTATAAGCATGAAAGGGATAGAGTCGGATCAGATACTGGCTCGCTTCGAGAATCAGGTAGGGCTTTATAACGCCATAGACGTGTTGGCGGAGAGAATATCCCCGGAGAATAGCGAGCTAGGGACAGGTGGGCTTTTCGCCTCTCGTGGCATTGAGTATAATAATACGACGTTAGGATATTCCGGGACCCAGAGTCGGGATATGATCAGTTGCGAGTTTGGGCATTTTTGGGTCGATTTAAGGCGTGGTCAGGTGTTTAAGGTAGATTCTAATGGTAGGAATCTTACGGAGGTCACACCGGGGCTTAGAAACTGGTTTAAGGAGCATCTTCAGATGAAGATCATCCGTAGCCGGATATATAACGCTGATACGGACGCTGAGTTGTCTTATTATGATATTGATAACAAGTTTTTTGGTATAGGGTTGTCCATGGGTTGGGATAATAGGTTTAAGAGGGTTCTGATAACCAAGAAAGATTATATACCGGTAGGGAATCCGAGCGAGTACCAATTCCGTGGCGGCCGGTTCTACAGGAACGGGCAGGCGGTGGAGCTACAGGACGCCAGCCATTTCACGGACGTATCGTTCACCGTTGGATATAACTGCCTGAAGGGTGAGTGGAAATCATATTTATCCTACACCCCTGATTATTATATCGAGCACCAGCATTATTTCCAGTCTGGAAAGAACTACTCAAGTGAAAGTCAGGAGATAGGGTTATGGTCTCATGGATTGACCAACCAATCGTATCAAGTATTTTACGGTAAGCTATATCCGTTCGTTATAGAGGTACCGGTACGTGAGCAGTATGTGAATAAGATCCTCACGAACTACCAATATAGGATGGATGCCAGAAGGTATCAGGATGAGGTTAATTACCAAATTCTTAGGACTACCGGATTCAATAAGGCATGGTTTTATAACGATACCAACAACAGCGGTGAGCTTCGGATGGTTATCGCTGACAAGAACGATATGAGCCAGCGGTTAAGGTATCCTGTAACCAATGACGATAGCCGTGAGATACTGGTGACGGAGGTTGATCAGAAGATAAATATAAATGACTATTTTAACGAGGTCAAAGACGATACTAATAACCTCCCGGTATGGATCAAGGATGTGAATGACATTGACCGTAAGATCGATCCTAGGGCTGTCGATTATCATCGGAGGTGGCGTGATCGTCTTCGTGGCGATTGGTTCTTGGCTAGGTTCGTGAATGACATTGAGAGCCGGTTCAAGATGATAGTGCGTTGGTTTAGCAATGAGGAGAAAGTTTATTGATTTAGGTGATTATATACAACTTTACACCACAAATGTACCGAATTATTTTTATGTATAAATAATAATCTATATATATATGTCATGAGATTAGTCGAACAACATATAATCAAGCGAAGCTCGGTATATTACAATGAGCTTCAAGACCTGTTGCATAAGTGTAAAAACTTATACAACAAAGGGTTATATGTCGTTCGTCAATATTATTTCCAGTATAATGATGATAATACCGTTAAATATAAATACCTCAACTACTATTCTCTTGAAAAGAAGCTAAGAACAGAAAACGATGTAGACTATCGTGCTTTACCATCATCTGTAGCCCAACAGGTATTGATGATGGTCGACCAGAATTTCAAATCCTTCTTCAATCTTCTTAACAAGAAGGGTAGAGGTGAGTATTCTGAGAAAGTAAGAATACCTAAGTATCTTGATAAAGATGGGATGTTTATGGCTGTTTTCCCGACAACAGCCTTTTCTCAGAAATGGATAAAACAAGGTATTATTAAGTTACCAAAACAATTCTCTTTTACCATAAGGACTAATAAACAAAATGTCCAACAACTTAGGTTTATCCCTAAGAATGGATATATTATGTTTGAGATTGTGTATAATAAGAAAGAGAAAGGTCTTATGTATGATAACGGAAATTATCTTGGTATTGATCTTGGACTTAACAATTTAGCGTCTTGTGTATCAAATACCGGTTCTTGCTTTATCATCAACGGTAAGCCTCTAAAATCTATCAACCAGTATTATAATAAAAGATTAGCATATTTAAAATCTAAATTAAAAGGTAATAAACAAGTATCAAGACAAATAAGATCGTTAACCAACAAAAGGAATAACAAGATCAAGGATTATCTGCATAAAGCTAGTAGGGTATTGATTAATCATGTAGTCTCCAATGGCATTAATACGATCGTAATCGGTCACAACAAATGCTGGAAACAAGAGATCAATATCGGAAAGCGAAACAACCAGAACTTTGTTTCTATTCCTTTTAATATGTTTATCTCAATGATATCATATAAGGCTACACTTGAGGGAATCAATGTTAAGATCGTTGAGGAATCCTATACCTCAAAATGTAGTTTCTTGGATAACGAGCAGATTCGTAAGCGTGAGGAATATGTCGGAAGACGTATCAAACGAGGATTATTCAAGACATCTTCCGGCAATATTATTAACGCCGATATCAACGCTGCATTTAACATCGTTAGAAAATCGGCAAAAGAAGCCTTCGATGTAAGTACCTTACCAGAAAGTAGAGGGTTTTGGTGGAACCCGGTACGGATTTCTGTATAGATATATACCATTTTACGATTTTAGTGTAAAAAGGCATATAATCACCTTAACATATAGGGGAGGGTGTTTATCATTCCCCTTTTATACTTTCAAATGATATCAGTTATGGTTTGATTTCCGTTGAAACTGGTTGATTTTTATCATAATGAATATTGTGATTGACAATTTGTTTTATTTAATATTGAAATACAATAAATTTTAATAATTTGTTTATATGGAAGATTTTCAAGGTAAGTATGATGGTAATCAAATAGACAGCAGGCTTGATAAGGTCAAGGATATGGTTGGCGCCACGGCGTCCGGGGCTGGCGCTGCGGGATTGGTGCCGGCTCCCGCCGCGGAGAAGCGTACAGCCTTTCTTCGTGGTGACGGCACATGGCAGGATATAGATGTTCATGAGCCGGGCTTCTTGGGCGATAATCTCGATAGCGAGGATGATTTTAGAACTATATTATTTAATTTGGGCTTTGATAAGGAATTTACCCTTACCAAAGCGAAATATGATATAATAGCTTCTAAATGTGAGGTTGATATACCAATTCAATATCTTTTATCCGGAGCATCATCGACGTATGGGGTTGGGGACTTGATATTAATTAAGGATTCATCCGGGAATATTCAAGCCATGTTGCGCTCTGGATGCAATACGGGAGCTGGGGTCATTGTATCTTATCATGTAATGATCAATATATCCAGCGACCTTACCCATACGTCCATTGTCACCAGTCATACCGTACAATCGGTATCTAACCAAACCAAGGACATATCCTTAACGATTGGTGGTGACCCAGTCGGAGATAACAGGGGCATCAACTTCTCTACGGCCGGTACAGGGACCAAGGCTTTGATGGATAATGGGAAATATAAGGAGGTGCAAGCTAGGGGTGATATTGAGAACGCGTTTTTAGATACTGTTTTTCATCTAGCGTCCAATCAACTTCCTACTTTAACCCAAGATCAGTATAATACTATAAAATCGTTGTTTGGTAGTAACCCTACGTCTAATATCAGGATGATAAAACCTAGCGATTCTTTTGTGGAATTGGTAGGTGGATTTCTTATCAATGATTTGGTGGTTTTTAATGATCAAAGGAATGATTGTATCACTATTTACATCAGCGGTTCAAATACCATTCTTGGTATGGGACTTATGGATATATCTATTTCTGTTTATCCTAATCTAAGTGTCGGATATATTCATTCTAATTCAAATGTTGCTGCATCAAATGATTTCGAGATAGTTCTTGTAAAATCTTTGAAAAATACTGAAGAGGATATAGATTTTGATAATCAACTTCATCTTAAGATGAAAGGTAAGGGTGATAAGGCCTTGATGGATGATGGGACTTATAAGGAGATAGGTTCTTCTGGAGTGGATATCTCAAGTTATATTTTAGAAGGAATTGATTTTAAGAAAAATACTACCAAGGAAGGTTTCGATAAGATAAAAAGCTGTATTATTAATAAACAGCATATGTATGTGTATTATAAAGTCGAAATGGGTGGCGATGTAGCCGCTTTTACAGGTGATGTTATAACTAATTTTTTGTATGGTAATATATCCTTGGTTATGGTTGATTTTTCGAATATTGAGTTGAAACAAGTAGTAATAAATTCGAGTGATTATAATATAACCGTAACAAAAATTTAATGTTATGATTCAAAAAAGGAAGGTTACCAAGAACTCAGGCAAGTGTCCCAAGTCGGGGTGCATAAAGAAAGTAGGAAGTGACTGGAGAGTGGTTAGTAACAAGACCGGAAAGTTATGGCCGGCTAAGTACAGGTCGAGGGATTCGGCTAAGAAAGCTCTAGCGGCTTATCACATGCATTGAAAAGCGTAGGCGGGTAGGTGATATGAGTCATGTACCCGCCTAATGTTTTAATCCGCATCTGATTATACCTATCTTTGTAGAAAACGTTATTTATGGCTAAGAAAGATAAGAAAGAGGAAATCCCTTCATGGATAAAGGATTTGTATAAGGAAGATCTTGATCGTGTTGTAAGAGGTGAGCGTCCCATGTATTTTAGGGGTATGAATGATGATCCTTTAAAGAACGTATCCCCGGAGTTTGATATCCTTAGTGGAGGAGCTGCTGTTAAGGGTATGAATGGGATAAGAGGTGCGTTGTCTCCGTTGAATAATGGCATGGGTAATTATAATTTCAGCATTAGGGGTATAAATAAGAAGATAGGCGAGCTGGTTGATGAGGCGGGATTGTATTTGCCTGAGAAATTAAGACCTATATATCAGACTGTGGTGGACGCTATGTCGAGATCCAAAGATAAGGGATTGGGTTATATCACGCAGCCGTTGGCCAACGCCCTGTACCCTGCGGACGAGCGACGGGACCGGCGTCTGGACGGGGAGCATCCCGTTGGTTATGTGGATGCCATAGATGGCATATGGCCTAGGGAGAAATATGGGCTATGGGGAGAAAAAATTGAGAGGAAGCAAGATGGAGGAGAAACAAGAGAATCTGTTCTCGATAAGCCTAGATTTGGGAGCAGGGTATTGGATAATTACGTAGCTTCTGCTCACCCGGTTTTGTCAATGATATATGATATCGCTAACTCAAGGTATACTGATGGCCCTACTCGTATAAATAAAGCTGCGTATTCATCAATAGACCCTATGGGGAAGAATCCGGAATGGTATGAGTATCCTGTTCATTTTATGAAGATGTTCGGGAAATATATATCTGGTGATTTTAATAACAAGTTATATGGCGATAGTGATAATGATGATTTGGGCACAAGAACTAGTGATGAGGCTTGGGCTAAATACAATAAACTCCCTTACGATGAGTCTGTATTGATAGATAACGGTGATGGTACGTATAGTATACGAAAGGAATTATCTAATAGGATGATACCTGATTCGTCTATCGTAAGGAATAGGATTGATGTGAATAGGAGTCTGTTTGATAAGGAAACTAAGGAATACAATGAAAGACTTATAAAAGCTTTAAGCGATGCCGATCCAGAGGAGTATGAGAGGATCCAGAGGGAATATAAGGATCTGAAAAGGGTAAGAGAGGGTGCCATATCAGCGGACGAAATGAATATAAAAGGGTTGAGATCTCTTTATGATAAGGGGTATGGCGTCGTGAATGAATTTAATTATAAGGATCGTAGGCTTGATAAGAATGAGGCTGGTCCCCATAGTGTACTTGGAGATTATACGATATATCGTGACAAGAACAAGGGAGGGTACAGGTATAAGGATATTTATGACTTTAATCCCGCCGTCCAGTTTCTTTTGAATGGGGATATATTTAAGATAGATGGTAGTGTTGATAAAAAGGATAATGGAGGCCTGGTAAACACAGGACTAGATTACGGGGCTGGTAAATATGTTATTGACCCAAACAGATCAGAGGATAGCAAGATGGCTATATATGATGAGATATGGGATTATTTGACCGATAAGAAAGGGATACCACAAACACAAGCTATCGGTATTCTATCGAACATCGCCGCCGAGTCCGGAGGGGACACCGAAGCCCTAGGAGCCGCCGGTGACTTTGGTATCCAGCAATGGCTTGGTCCGAGGAAGAAAGAGTTACAGCGTAGGTACGGCAAGAAGCCGACATTGACCCAACAACTGGATTATCTTGTGGATGAGTATCAAGGTCGTGTACCGGGGCTAGGCTGGAACTACATGAACCAAGGCAAGTTCTTTGATAAGGACGCTCAAGGCAATATATATAATTACTATATGTATTCGAAGGCTGATTTTGATAACGCCACGAATTATAAGGACGCTACCGTGGCATGGAATCAAGGATACGGAAGACCCCTTGGATCGACATTAAGAAACGAGAAGCGGTTTGAGTTCGCCGATATGTTCTCCAACAGATACGGTGTCCCGGAGAACGAGCCAATGAGATACGAGTTCGGGCAGCGGGATTCTGGTACGGGAGACGGAGGTCAGCAGCCCGTGCCTGAGACGGTAGCCCCTGCCGCTCCTTCTTTGGCTTCCCATCCTGCCATGGATAGCTGGTGGGAGAAGGAAGGTCAAGACCTGTTATATAAGATGCTAGCTCAATCCGGCGCTAACAAGAAAGCTATAGAGGACATCGCCAATAATATTAAGAATGATCCTCAATCGGAGGCGCAGATAGCGGAGGCCGAGCGTATGCGTAGGGAACAGGCAAAAAGGCAGTTGGTTCTTAATATGATACCGGGGTTAAGCCTTAACATAAAAGGCATGAGTAGATATAATGATTGACGTTATTTCTGTTATAGCCTTTTGTAGTTTGTAAATGTTTTGTTATATTTGGCAAAAAGTTTGTATGAAAAAATTGGATAAAGATGATTTTATAAAAAGATCGTTAAAGATACATAATGGTTTGTATGATTATTCATTAGTAGATTATGTCAATAACAGAACTCCAGTGAAGATAATATGTAAAGATCATGGTGTTTTTACCCAAAGACCATACAATCATTTGAATGGTCAAGGTTGTCCCGAATGTAGTAAATGGATAGGGGGATCTAAAAGAATGGAGTCAAAGAAAAGTGTTTTTGTTGATAGAGCTATGTCATGTCATGGAGAAAGATATGATTATAGTAAATCTAACTATTTGGGGGCTAGAATACCAATAGAGATAATATGCCCTATACATGGTTCTTTTTACCAGCTTCCATTTAATCACATTAGGGGAGTAGGATGCCCTAAATGTAAAGCGGATAAAAGCAAGAGTATAAAGTATGGGGTTGGAATAAATGATATGATTGGGATGGAGAAAACATTAGCTTATGAAATATGGAATAAAATGTTAGCTAGATGTTATTCTGAAAGAGAACAGAAAAGAAGACCTACTTATGTGGGGGTTAAGGTTTGTGATGATTGGTTGTATTTTAGCAAGTTTAAAAAATGGTTTGATGTTAATTATAAGGATGGATATGAATTGGATAAAGATATACTTAGTGGCGCATCTAAAATATATAGTCCAAATACATGCTGTTTTGTTCCACATCACTTAAATTCATTGTTAACTTATAAGAGGATTAGAATTAGGGATTGCCCTACTGGTGTTGTCCTTAGGGGTAGTAGATATAGGGCTAGTTTATCGACATTGGATAGGGGACGGGTTAATATAGGTACGTATGATACTAAAGAAGAGGCATATGACGCTTATAAGAAATCAAAGATGGATGAAATAAGGAAAAGAGCATTGGAATGTTTAAATAATGGAGAAATAGATGATATCATTTACAATGCGTTAGTAAATCATAATATCATATAATATTATATTTAAATTTTGTGCATAATAATATTTGTTGAGAGACTCATCGTTGCTAAATGATGGGTCTCTATTTTTTTTAAACTATCTTTGTGTCAGAACGAAATAATTTGATATATGGGAAAATATGTAATCAAGAGGAAGATACCTAAATATCAAGAGGCCGGGGAAGTCACCCCTATTATGCCCGGTAATGTTGTTGGTCTTCAGGGTATTGGAGTGGAGCCTTTGGTTTCGTCTACCCAGATAGGATTTGATATTCAGCAGCCTGATATTAATACCATTGATACAAGTGATTTGAGCGCTTTGGTTGACAGTAATAAGAAGGTTGATAAGTCTGGTAGTACGGATGTTTTTGATTTTACCACTATCCCTTACTATGGTGCTGATGATATAGGATCTAGGTTCACTCAGATGGGTCGTGGTATAGGACGTATGAGAAGCGAGGGATATGGCGATTTATCCACCGGGGCTAAAACAGCTAATACGATAACTACCATAGCCTCGGGAATTAGTGGTATCATGGGGTTGGCTCGTAACGTGGTTTCTGGGATAGCGTCAGAGAAAGGTACTCGTACCAATATTAGGTTAGCTCAGGAACGTGAGGCTAGGCAAAGAAGGCAATCCCAAATGCAGTACAAGGATGGCGGGGGCGTTTATCTAGGACCTAATAATAGGTTTGATAGCGGAAGCCTTACCGGTGAGTATCTGTATCCGTTACCTAAGTCGATGGAAGATCAAGCCAACGTGGAGGTCGAGAAGGGCGAGTACGTGGAGCAGCCCGGGGAGGCGCCGATGGAGGCCATGGGGCAGAAGCACGCCGATGGGGGAACGCCTGTTTCTTTGGAGCAGGGTACGGAGGTTATTACCGATGACACCACCATAGAGCCGGACTTCGCTAAATACATTAGGGATACGTATGGTATTAAGGCTACACCAAAGGATACGTACGCTACGTTAATGGATAGATATAAGGTTAAGATCGGTCTTAAATCAGCTTACGATGACCAGAAGAAGGCGTTAGAGAAGTTGAAGAAGAACGATAAGATAGATGATGAGAATACGAAACATTTAAACGCCTCTGTATTATCTAAGGCCATAAATGATAGTAACGATACGGTTAATGGATTAGAGGGGAGATTTACGGACTTCGCTAATGTCATATACAAGGAGCAGGAAGACCGGAAGATGAAGAAGGATGAGGATACGTATTTCGCTAAGGGTGGTGAGATAGATAACATCATATCCAGATCCATGAAAGAATACGGTCTTACGGAGGAGGATATAGCCGATGCTAAGAAAGAATTGCTTAAGAAAGTGGCTGGTATTCGTCAGAAGATGGAGAAAGGTGGTAGTTCTTTATTCGATTACCTACTTACTTTCCGTCCTGTAGAGAACAAGTACAATAATAAGGATAACACGTTCGGGTATCAACGTCAGGGTCAGGATGGCTCTTATGGCGGTATTAATACCGATGAGAGGCTGGAGTATTATAAGACGTTCATGCCTTTGGCTTATGATGCTTATATGAGTGCGCCTAAGGCTACTGCCGCCAAAGCTCTTCAGGATGCTATATATAACACCACTGGTGGCTGGATGGGCTTGGCTACGGCGGAAAACCCGATCATCGCCAACGCGGAGGCACTTCGGGATTACACGACGCTCGTTTCTTTTGGCGGTGAGGATAGCCAAGGTAATTACCCGGAAGACAAGAAGGTCGCATATCATGATAGAATGAGAGATAATAAGTTTGGTCAATATTCCTCATCTCGTCCTATGATCGGTCTGGATGTTGTTACAGAGGAACAGCATAAGGCTCTTAACGACGCTGGTATCACTCATTTCAGTCAACTGTTTTCTGACAAGAATAAAGATATTGTTAATAAGATCCTTGGGGAGGATATGCTTAAGATGCAGGCGTTAAGATCCATGAAAGGCATGGAAGGTCTTGACTTCATACTCGATCCCCACAAGGTGGCTCCCGGTCCTATGGATATAGGTGATGTGGAGGATCCTGATGTTAAGTTGGATATGCCTGAGCTGATTGATCCCAATACACTCCCTAATACCAATACCAATACTGGTACTAACACCGGTAAGACTAATAATGGTAACGGAAACAGGAATATAGTGGGTGGCGGCCTTGACTTTCCTGAGGTGTTCAGGATGACTCCGGGAGCCGTGACAACGGAAGGTCTGGAAAGGCATTACGCTCCTACCGTGGATCCGGTGTTGAGATCGGCTGATCAGTATATGGTTGAGGCCAATCGTGCTTTCCAATCACAATTGGATCAGATGGGTAATGTCCCGGATTCCCAGAGAGGGGCTTTATCATCCAACCTACAGGCTATCATGAGTTCCAATATAGGTAAGTATATAAATGAGGTAGAACAAGGGAACGTGGCTCAAAGAACTTGGGCTGATAATGTCAACGCTCGGTCATGGGCTGACACGTATGATAAGAATATAGCCCAACGCCAAGCTTACCAGCAACGTATATTACAGGGATTGGCTATTAATGACGAGAACTGGGCTAGGTATTTCGATAGCGTAAATGATGAGATCCAGCAGAAGTGGAATACGGCTACGACCATGAATACATTAAGGTCTATATTCGGGGATGTAAAGATCGGTCCTAATGGGCAGTTGATCGCTGATCCTCAAGGAGATATATTGAGTTATAGGAGATTATATCCCGCTCAGGAAGTAACTAAAGGCAAGAAAGGATAAAGGATGGCTTCACAATATAGTATATTAAGGAATTACGGCAAGTACGTATCACCCTACAACATGGATGTTATGATGCAGGGGATGGGGTACATGCAGCAGAAGATAGATACCAATCGGCAGGCTATAAACGAGTATGCTGATTATATTATCAATTCTGACATTATAAAACCTCAGGACAGGGAATATCTTCAGAACAGGTTAAATGGATTGATACAGGATGTGAATAACGTGTATCGTAAATCCAATCTAGCTTCTGATGGTATAGCTAGAAGCATACAAGTCCGTCTTGGAGAGGCTTTAGATACCCGTGTATTGAACGCTATCGCCGGTACTAGGGAGATTCGGGCTTTCAGCGAGAAGATGGAGGATATGAAGCTGAATAATCCTAAGATGTATAGTCCTATCAATGAGGCTGAGGCTTTCGCCGATGCCGTGGCTTGGATGAATGACGGTCAGGTAGGGACACGTCTTAATCCTATACATTATACTCCTTATACGGATTATCATGCTGAGATTGATGAGAAGATGAAGAACTTCATCTCCCTTAACAAGGGGAAGAAAGTCAATGTGCCGGTAGTTGACGCCAATGGTAACAGGACGGGGGAGATGCGTGAGATGTACATAGATGAAATGAGCTACGCTCAGGCCAGGGATATAGCTATGGCTTCCATATCTGAGAACGGTAAGGCCCAGATGCAGTTAGAGGGAAGATATATGGCTAGAACGAATCCTGACTTATTTAATGTTCAAAGCACCTCAGATTTCCTTAAAGGGTATATTGATGATTTCAGTGTCAAGGAAGAATCCATACGAGCCAAGCTAAAGGGCGTTGGCAATGACAAGGCCAAGAGGGCTAAGTTGGAGTCGGAGCTGGCGGATATTATCAAGCAGAGAAATGATTTCGTGGAGGATGCCGAGGGCGTTATCGGTAGCAACTACAGCCCGGAGCGAGCCGGCATGTTCATGGTACGACAGCAGTTCCTTCGTGGCGTCGGGCTGAGATGGTCTTATAATAACTCATACGAGACGTTGGGTGTTGATGATTATTATTTCAAGGCCAATCAACAGATGATGGAGAGAGCTAAGTTCAATGAGACAAAAAGGCATAATCTAGCCATGGAGAAAGCAGCGTTGAAGAGAGCCAGCAAATTGGGTAGGTCGGAGAATGGGGGTGACGGAGGTGATAACACGACCGGTCCTACCGTGGTTACTAAGAGCGCCAATCTTGAAAATGTGAATATAAGCGATGAGTTCATGAACGGGTTTATAGCCAATGAGAGGGCGGTAACTACCGGCATGAGTAATTTTGTTAAGTCACTGTCAGATGACGCTAGAAGGAAGATCGACGCATGGGCGTCCGATCCTGAGAATAGTAATGTTGTCAAGAATATGAGTGATGATCAAGTCATCATGACTTATTTCAAGGCTAATGGCGGGTCTACGAATACGCTTCTTGATTACAATGGCAAGGACAGCTATATAAAGCTTCTTGGGTTAAACAACCAAAGGAATAAGTATAATAGGATCAATGAGGGATTCAATAAGGCTGAGGACGCTGTCTTGGATGGAGTTGATGCTATAGTCGAGAGAGAAGCTAGATCTATTACTGGATCTGGAATTGATATTAGTTATGGATATGGGACGTTTGATCTTGGAGATATTGTAGAAGGAGGGCATTTGGCTTTTTCTAATGAAGCCATAAAAGATATATCGTTAAAAGATTGGGCCAAATTATCCGCATATAGCTCTATCCTTAGTAATAGTGTAGAATTTATTAAGATGGGTAATGACCCTACGCATCCAGTATCATATAAAGGTGTGAGTCTTGGAAGTGTTAATTCTGGAGAAGCGTCAGTAGTCCTAGGAAGAATAAATGATCTTATGGGAACCTCCTTAACATTGGATGATATACAGTTATTAGCTAATATGGGGGCTGGTCATTTTTCTACATCTGATTTATTTAAAAAGAATCTAAGTGAAGGGTTGAGTAATTATAACGAGAGGAATGCCGTTGTTGCTACAGCTATATATGATGAGATAAATAAAGAGAATGGGGATGTACTTAGGCATAAATGGAGCCGTGGCGATTTAGGAAGACTTGCTAGCGACGCTAAACGTGCCGGTGAGGATTATCTAAGACAATATCGTCATGAGTACGCTGAGCGTGAGTATATCTTCTCTGGTGATTATCCGTCTAAAAGCAAAGCTGAGTATGATTATATAAAGATTAGTGATCTATTCACTCGTGGTGGTGGTTTTATCCCCAAGGATGAGGATAATGCCAATAAGAAGATAACGTTTACTATATCTCCTATAGGTGATGGCAATTATCAGATCATTGGTAATAATGGAGGTGATGGAAGATCTGTTGTTGAGGTAAGTGAGGCAGATTTAGCCGCCAATGACCTTACTTTTTATAAGGAGGATGTAAGTATCCCATCCGAGACCTACGATTCTGGCGTCGTGCCTATATCATTCGCCAGTTCAAGTGATAACGCTTATGGCAAGATGGCTAACGCTTTACAGGTAGGGTCGGTGGCTTATGCTAGTGGGGCTAAGGATATGACAATGTCTTATATAGATATGTTTACCAATGTCAATGATGGTAATATCAGAAAGAACCAGATGTTGATCGCCACTGATGTGTTGTTTGACAATACTTCTATGTATGAGCTTCGGGCTTCTGGATATAAGTATAATAACGGTTCTTCCGGCATAAATGTTGATATATACAGGAAGGGCGGAGTAGCGAATGGCAGTACTCCATTATATTCCATTGATCTGGATGGCGTTAACTATGCTGATGAGGTAGCAAGGAAGATCGACTTCTGCCCGCAGTATTATTTGGTCATGGCATGGCAACAGATACTTAGCAAGGAGAATGAGGTGTATTGGAGGAGCGAGGGAAGATCTACTACTGATGATTTCGAGAGCTTCATCTCGCCCATAGCTGATATGATTGATCAGGAGATAAGAAACAGGAATAACGGAAATAGTGGAAATAATGGAAACAATGGAAATCTATAATAATACCTCTAACGGAAAGGATCTTGCCGAGAAGTACAGATATCCTACCATAAACGTAGATAATATAAAGGCTATTGGTACGGATCCCTATGATATGCCGGATCGTGACCTGCCTCCGGTATTGGATCCGTATTCCGCTTCCGAGAGATCAAAGTCCCAGATACCGTCATTATCAGAGAGGATCAAGAATACGGTAAAGACTAATTATTATGATAACATGAAGCATATGTCCCCTTTGGGATATATGGCGTCTGATCAGAGCTATAAGGGTAGGTTTAATCTTACTGGACCGGAGATATCGTTAGAGGATTCAAGATATCGATTAAGTAGTGGAACGTGGATACCCAAATACGAGTCCTATATACCCGGTGTAGATAATGATACACGTCTATCAAAAACCCAGAGTAGGACTGAGAAATGGATGAGGGGATTGGGTAAGCTTGCCGGAAAAACCGCCTTGTACGGATTAGGAGGCGTTATCCAGCCTTTTTATGGTATTTATGCCGGAGTATCTAAAGGTAATTTCAATGCTGTTTTTGATAATGATTTCACTAGATGGTTAGATGATCAGGATAAGAAGATGGATTATGGTCTAGCTCATTATTATAATCGAGAGGAGCGGGACATGAACTTTCTTCAAAGTATGACTACGGCTAACTTCTGGTCTAATGACTTTCTGTCGGGTCTGGCTTTTACCGCTGGCGCCATGTTATCATCCGCCGTATATTCCGGGGCCGGTCTGATGAACCTTGCTCGTACCGGAGCTAGGGCTGGGGTGGCTTTAGCTAGGATAGGCAAGGCCGCTTCGGACACCAAGAAAGCATTCGGAGCTTACCTTAGGGCCGCCCGTATAGGGCAGAGGGTAGGCAAGGGGCTGGATGCCGCCCTATTTCTTGGTACGTCTACCTCATGGGAAGCTTCAGTGGAAGCCAGAAGTATGTTGATGGAGGCCGAGGAGAATTTCAGGCAATCTTATCGTAACGCTTACGGGAGGGAAGTCCCGTATGAGGAGCTTATGAGGTTCAGGGCTGACAATGCCAATGCCGCTAACGCCGTATTCGCCGCAAACGTCGGCATATTGTCATTATCCAACATAGCTATGTTCGGTGATATGTTTGGCATGGATCTGGGCGTGGATAAGTTCATAAAACGCAATATATTTGGCGTAGGAGCCGAGAGAATGGATAACGGTGCACTAAGGGCTATAACACCAAAGAAATGGCAGAAAATAGCTGGTAATACGTTTAATATCATTAAGCGACCGGTATCTGAGGGTTTGTTCGAGGAAGGTCTTCAAGGTGTGTCCAGCAAGTCCGCGGAGGATTGGGTGGAATCAAGATACAATCCCATGGCTATTCGCCAGAATATAGGTTATATGGAAGCTATAAAGAACGGGTTTAAGGAGACCTATGGATCTAATGAGGGCTGGAAGGAGATCGGCATCGGTATGATTATCGGATCGTTTATGGGAGTAAAAACTATTGGTGGTATAAAGGAATGGAGTCAAGACATGTCCCGGAACAAGGGGATGGTGGAGGTCTACAACACCAATGCCGGCGCCTTGACTACCGCCGCTATCCGTGCTATTCGTGGCAGTATGGCTCTTAACGCTCAATTATCAGGCTTAAGTACGGATAATAACGCTGACGATATACCTAATTCTAGAATCGTAGATAAGACTTTTAGTGATGCCGTATTCAACCGTCTTCGTTATGATCAGGAAATGGGGATGTTAGATGATACTAAGGAGAATTTCAAGACAGTCATCGAGTCTATACCTAATAGCGATATAGCCTCCGATATGAATATGACAGATGAGCAGGTAAATGAGTATAAGTCCAACCTTATCAGTGAGTTCAATAAGAAGGTTGATAATTTTACTATGGCCAGCAGATTTGCCGACTCCCTTACCGATGGTATATCCAATAGATCATTTAACACCTATATTTCCAACATGGCTTATAACGGTCTTGAGGCTAAGGATAACTTGGATGATATCGCTAATCAGTTAGGAAGGATATACAATACGGATATAGGACCTGCTTTAGATATATATTCTCGTCTTAATCCTGATTCGAGTAGGGATCTTGATAAACTCAGGAAGCTTACAGATGATATACAGAAAATGGAGAAGAATGTTTTGAAGCTTCAGCAGAGTGTCACATCTAAGGAAGCTCTTGAGTCTGATAAGGTCAAGTTAGCCAAGGAGAATGATAGACTTCTTAAATTGACGGAGGATAGGATTGCTTTGGAGAGGAGATTAGCTACGTTAGTTAACTCAGAGACAGATATATCTAAGCTGTTATTAAACAGGAATGAATCAAGGATCAGTGCCGCCGATCTTATGGCAGCTTATGAGACTATAGTTGGTTTTGAGAATGCTGTATCTATCCGTGGGGTTGATAATTATAAAGAGGCTATGGCGTTACTTAGCGAGTATCGTCATAATCTTGTGGCTTATAAGAATATAAATGAGTCTCTTCGCCGTATGCGTGATAGGAGATTCATACGGTCGCAGGAACGTGGGTTCATGAAGGTCTTGTCAAACATATGGGGAAAGACTTATGAGGAGGATAATAGTAGATATGATTTCAGGAATACCGATGATCCTGATGCTAATTCCCTTTATGCCAATGATCAGGCCATAGATAAGGCTTATCAAGATGGTCTTATAGGAGAGGACGAGGCATTTATGTTCAAGACCTATAATCATATGATCGCCAGATCTATGGAGAATGATATCAAGGCTGATGAGGGCGGTATCGTTGAGAATGTACCTGATAATGAGGATATCATAAATCCTTCTGATGATAGAATCAATAATATAGCTATAAAGATATGGAACGGTAATGAGGATATCTTATCTCCTAGGGAGAGGCAGATATATGATAATAATAAGGATCGTATCAATGACCTTGTAAATGGGTTTGGCGATAATCCTATAGCTAGGCTTAATAAGATTAGGTCAATGATAGATAGGTTAAATACCAATGATAACGTCTTAAATAACATCAGGGATACTATTGATGATATCATAGATATGAACATTAATGGTCTTGATCAGGATCAGGTTAAGGGGGCTATACAGACTTACAATGATCTTATGAATGATATTGACAACGGGAATGAGGTTGATCAGGACAAACTTAATGAGGCTATTGATATTATCAATAACTATTCTGATGACCCTCTTCTTCAATTCGTGGAATGGATGAGGCTGTATGATAATGGGAGTATGGTTGTCAAGGATTACGATAAGTCTATACCTATGGGTGATGTTCTCACGGAGAGCGAACCCGGAACATCCACCGGCAGGACGGAGGCCAATGCCGCCCAGAATCCGGTAGTGTTGATGGCCCAGAAGAGGGAGATTGGCGGGGTTATGTATTATGAGGTTGGCGGAATGAGACTTGGCGGGTTTATGGATGGTCTTGGGCTTAAAAGATTTGATGCCACTGACACCGATAATGAGAGGGTGATGGATTTCACCAACGGGACCGACATATTTACTGTTATAGAGTCGAATAACCACTCAAGATGGATGATAAGCGAGGATGACGCTCAGGCTTTCGAGAACGCTACCGGTGTCATACTGGGGAGGCAGACCGCCTTATCGACCTCCAACTGGTTCATGGTGTATCGCAAGGGGCAGGATGGATCTGTTGTTCCTTATTATACAGGAGATGCATTTGGCTCTAATAATGAGTCGATAAATCAAGAAGCTGCGGCTAGTCTTCGTAAGAACGATATCGTGAGGTTCAAGGTAGATATGTTAGATCCTTATACCAAGGGATTGTATGATAAATACAATAGCCTTTATGCCGTTGACCCTAATTCTGATGAGACTAAGTCGGCTTACAGAGAGCTGGTTGATAATATGGTTATTAAGATCGTGGATAGTGATGGTAATTTTGTCTCGGTGCTAAAAGCCAATGATCCAGACTCAAAAGGGAGTAACGCTGATTTAAGGAGTATGGCCTTTGAGTTGTATAGGGATAATATAGGATCTGTTACTGGCGAGATTGATATACCGTTCGTAGGTACAGTTACCAGTGTTTTGCCGGGAAGACCTAATTTTAGCATAAGTGATGATAATGGGACGTTGATGGTATCCGAGAATGATTTTACCAACGAGACGGTTGGTAAAGTCGAGAGCGTAGGATATATAGAGAATGGGGAGGTTACGATGAGGGATAATATTAGGTATAACATATTCCCGTTCTGTACGGCTATCGTCAGGGACAAGTATGGTAATTATAAAAATTCACGTATCCCGGTCGTAGCTATAAAGACAGGAAATGGAAGAAATTACCTGTACCCCGTAAGATTGAAAAATCAGGATATATCGTCATTTTCATCCATGATCGGATCGATGGCCGATAGGATTACGGAGGGTCTAGGCGGAGGCGTAAGTATTGATGATATAATGGATCTTAATAACGCTATAGCCAGATCCGGGTTGGATAATAAGACATATATGATTCCGCTGGCGGGAGATGTGGATGTTATCAAAGGCCGGCTTGAAGCTGTCAAGGAAGCGGTTAGCAGGATGCCTATGACCGCTGATGTAAGAGGATGGATAGGTGATTCCAGAACTAAGGAGGATATTTTGATGAATGATGTTACGATCAACATTGATCTTAACAACGATCCTTTCATAGCTCCTAAGTTTAGGATGAGTATCAAGGAGAACAAGGTATCCAAGGAGGAGACGGAAGTCTCGTTCCCTAACCTGCCGGATCTGCCATCGGAGTTCGCCTCGCCTACGAAGGCGGCCGAGGACAAGTCTTTGGTTTCCGACGGAAATGTCGTATCTGGAGAAAAAGAGGCGGAGGATCCTTGCTAGATAAAATATCTTGACTTATCTTTGCGGCGTCAGTCCATCACCTGACGAGTAAGATATTTAAAAGTTGGTCCCTGTCGGGTGTGTGATGGCCCCGGTGGGGACTTTTTTAGTAGATGCAACTAGACGCTTTTTTACACCGGAAAATTATGCAAGACCTACGCATCCAGCGAGTGAAGGTCTTGATGATGTTATACACCAGTAACTATGTTGTCAAGGTCAGACAAAAGCAGTTGCTTGATCATACATACTCATTAAGCAGGGATCAGGCTTTTGATTATATGACTGAGTTCAATAAAAGGCTTAGTGATAAGGTTGGTATAGAATGTACGATGGATATTCTTCTGCCTACCGATGATGATAACGCTAATATCATAATCGAGTACAATGGCATCATTAAGAAGTTGATGGGGGAAGCCGAGAAGCTGGAACTTGATACTGATGCTATCAAAGCCATGATGCGTGATCTTCTTGATGAGTTGAAGGATGATATTGATCTTAATATCCTGATATTTGACGTAACCCAGTTACTTATAAAATATAATCTATTTAGGTTGGATGCCATAACCGAGCAGGAGTTCAAGAACTCTTTTGTCAGAATGGATAGTAGGAATATGGAGATAAAGAAACTAACTTTATCTGATATCAAGGAGGTGGTAACAATGATAGAGGATAGATATAGCTATGCTTTATATATGACAGAGGAATGTGACTGATTACATTTTGGGCTTTAGTAAACAGTGATCAGTTTATGCAAGGTATTGATTATGAGATTTTAGCCACAAATGGTGAAAATACGACAGTTTTATGGAGCTAACACCGTCTATGTGACCCATAAAGGATTTCAGTGGATTGTGTCGTAGATCGGATAAAGATATTTTTCGCTAAACGATAAATTCCATTTTTTTTGTAATTTAGGATTGAGTTTTTGCATGTCCGTGAGGATCGGCAAAATGATTTGTACTTTTTCAGAGTAAACATAAGGTTTGTTATTATTGTTATTTGGCTCCCGTCCGCTCGTGAGAGTAGGCGGGATTTTGTTTATCTTTGTGACAAAACGATTTAGCAATGGGAAGATCTTGTTATGTGATAAAAAATAAGGAGGGTGGGGTAGATAATGTCCTTGCCCCTAACAACCAACCATCCGGATTATACCAAAGGGCGATGGAGGTGCTTGGCGACCAGAAGCAGGCCTTATCGGTCTGGGGTACGGCCTACTCCCCGGACTTCGTGTCTTTCTTTGGCGATTGGATGTCCATACCATCAGAATATGACCTAGATAGCAATGGGGAGCCTAGGTATGATGATGTCATGTCCTTTATCAAACGAAAGAACTATGTAGCCGGTAATTTTATGGCCGATGAGGTTAAGGATATCAATAACACTCTTACTTCATTGGGAGTCGATAATATTAACGATCTTAATGATATGATCGTATCCAATTTCCTCTCCGGCGGTGATATATTCCTCAATAGATACAATCTTGATAGGTCCGGGATGTATGACGCCGATGAGATTGATAATATCATGACCAACCGATCGGCGTATGAGCGGGTAAGGGATATGATGAGGAGGATTGTTGATTTTATGTCTGACGGGGATCTTAATGAGAAGGATATGTATTTCCTATCCTCCGAGTCAGGCCTTGGTGATGATTATATGATATATGAGGATACATATGACTCGTTAGGGAAGAGAAGGGTCTTGAATCCAATAGAGGTAAGGGATACGATCATGAGGGCGGTAGGCGGTATCAGCGACCGCCGGGAGTTCGATCAGGCTTTCGCCTCCATCCCCTACCCTTCTTTGGCGCTCCGGTATCAGGAGGATCAGGATTACGCCGATCGGATGTATGACACGTATCGTAATATGACCCGTATGGAGGTTAGGGATCAGGAAGGGAATACGATTACCGACTCATACTCCAATAGCACCATACCGTATATCAGTACGCCTAAGGACATGAAAGCCCTAAGGGGTAAGGTTGGGGAGATAATCGATATGGATGATTTTAAGGACATCAAGGACGTTGCCGGACGTCTGTATGACATAGCTATGGATCTTGCCGACATGGGCGTGGATATAAGCGAGGCGATCAGCGATGAGATGGTTGTATCCAGACCGGAGGATATCCGTGATCTTATGGCTTCGCTGGATGTCATGTTATCTTCCATACAGACCGGAAATCCGGTATACGATAGCTTTATCTCCGATCTTGATAGGATAACAGGGAAAGGAAACCAGATATACGAGGTTCAGGATACTTATTCTATCGGAGATAGAATGGTGCATGTAAGGTCCGGGAATACATCTCCTTCTGATATGTATGATAGGAGCATGTTGTATATGGGTAGGAATACGTACCATAACACGGCTCCGATAACCGACACCGATCAGGCCTATGAGATGTTGGCCAATATCGGGATAGAGCGGCCCTCGTACTTGCCGGCTGGCGTGGTTCCCGCCGGGGCTTCCCGTTCTGATATTGGCGTGGTCAGGGATAACATAAAGAAGTTGGTTATGTCCAACATCTCATCCTCGAATACCGAGAACATGATCCTTACCAGATTGATATACCAGCATCCCGTAACCCCTAAGATGGATGATGTCGATATTGATCGGGAGTTCAGGAGATACGAGGCTAGGCAGGGAAAGGATCGGGATTTTATCAAATCCTGTACATCGTTGAGGAAGATCCAGATCAAGGAAAGGTTAAAAAAATCGGATTTATATAATAATGTCTTACGTTTCCTTGATTTTAATGGATTTTATAATGTATCTTTGAATCACCATGACAGAGGTACGTTAAAAAACATAGAGATGTCGTTGCCGGATGGTCAGGTAAGAGATCTGTTGTTTGATGTGGCTATCGAGTCCAGCGACAGCAGCATGAGGGATCTTTTCTATCTGGATAGACAGGACAGGATGATGGATGCCGGTTTTTATCGATATCTATACCAAAGGAATCCGGGGCTGCTCCGGGAGGTCAACGGCGGTGTCGAGGCGAGACCGGACGGTTCGTTCTTGGCTCGTGGGAGGTATGATGATTTCGTGTCATTCCAATCCGGCTTATATGAGAAGATAGGTGAGACGGTTGATGGTGCGATATACAGGTTCGTTGATGATCTTATATACTCCGATCCATCATCATATCAAGAAAACATGGTACGAAGGATAGGTGACGTTACGGTAAGGAGTGACGATAACCGCCTGTCAAGGATAGAGGATAATCCTTCATCCAGTAAGATAGTTAATGAATACACTGCTAATACAAATAAGTTGATGCGAGATTTTTCGTGTAGTTGATCTCTCTTTGACGTCGTGAGACGTTTTCTTTCGAGCATTGAAACATTGAATTTATAGATTTGCATGAATCCGGGCCGTAGTGATACGTTTCGGATTTTTTGTCTTGTACCGGTTCTTATTAATACCAATTACATGACATGACGTGCTTTGATGATAACATATATCACGATCCTAGGATTATTAATTTTTGAACTTTGTAACGCCCACTATCAGGTGGGTTTATTATTAATTCAAAAATAAATAGACATGGGTACAAGTGGAGACAAAATCGTGCTGTTAGACGGCATGGGTTCCGGGAGCGGTAGCGCCGCTAACGGTTTATTATCTATGATTCCGGGTATGTTTACCAGCCTTTTGGGTGGAAATAAGATGGATCCGAATCTAGTCGCGGCGTTGATGAACGGCCGTAACAACCAAGACCAGTTCGGAGGGGCTAACGGCTGGTGGTTGTGGATCATCGTCCTATTCTGGTTATGGGGCGGCCGTGGCTTTGGCAATGGTTTTGGTAACGGTGGTGAGAACTGCGCTAATGGTCTTCCCGCTCAATTGAATAACGACTATGGTCGTGAGCTATTGATGCAGGCTATCCAAGGTAACAGAAGCGCTATCGAGCAGATCGCTAACGCCTTGAACTGTACTACTACTCAATTGCAAAGCGCTATCTGTAACGTGCAAGGCGCTATCGATAAGGTAGCTGGTCAGGTAGGTATGACTTCTCAGGCTGTTATTAACGCCGTACAGCAACAAGGTTGTGAGATCGGCAATCAGATCAGCTCTTGCTGCTGCAATTTGAGTTCTTTGATCAACCAAAGCACGTGCGCTACTCAAAATATGATAACGCAGCAAGGCTTTGACAATCAATTACGGACGTTAGAGCAAACCAATGTTCTTCAGAGTAACATCAACCAAGGATTGACAAACAATCGTGAGCAGGCTACTACGCAGTTCAATATCTTGAGCGCTAAGATTGATGCTCAAACAACCTTGATTAATGATAAATTCTGTCAATTGGAAATGCGTGAGATGCAGAATACGATCAATCAGTTGCGTGATGAAAGGTCGGCTTACCAAGCCTCCGCGTTGACTCAGCAACAGACTCAGAATTTGATCAACCAGTTGAGACCTACCCCTGTGCCGGCTTATCCTTCATGCTCTCCTTACCAGACTTATGGATGGGGTCAAGCATTTTATGGAGGTAATTACGGATGTGGGTGCAACAATGGATGCTGCAACAACGGAAACGCCGCTATTTAACTCTATAAAGGAAGGAGGCTATTATGGCTTGTGTTTCTAAAATAGGGTCTCTTTATGAGTTGGTCACGAAGAACGTGGTAGTGACTACTACCAACACCATCTTCGGCATCAACCCAAGGATATGGCTGTCCTTGCCATGCGAGGGCCTTCTGCTGCTGAAAATCCGGCAGGTGGTTCCGACAACAGGCGAGACATTGCCAGTACAGATAGCTATCCCAGCGAACAGCACCGTGTCCACGGTTGGTGATGACACATGCTGCCCGGTAACCGGCGTGGCTGTGGTGAATCCGATCAACGTGGCTGTGACCGGAGCGGCTATGGTTAACAACACCGAACGCCTTGTTTATTTCAACAAGGTAAGGGGTGTATTGAGGCTCATGGATTGCTGTGTGCCTACAACTTCCGCCTCGGCGTCGGAGACGACTGTTGATGAGGAATAGGTTAGATTGGATGTCTAATGGGAGGGTATTCCCTCCCGCTTAAAAATCGAGATATGTTTAGAGACTTAAAGAAAGGATTTCAAGTATATACGCTGGATACGTCCGATGTTCCGGTGTTCAGGATGGGGAATGTGGTTAACGTGTCCGAGCCTAGGTTCCAGCAACCCCAGATGGGTCAGATGGGGCAATATCAGCAACTACAGGATAGGGTGATAGACCTTACCGTGGAGATAAACGGGTCTTCCATGACCTACGTCGTACCGGAGAGCAGGGATGTCGCTATGTCCAATAACATAACTTTGGCCTGCTCGGTCGATCCGATCATGAACCAGCTTAACGCCGCTAAGAGAACCAGCTCCGATATTCTCGATAGTATCGATAAGCATAGGAGGACGCTAGAGGCTTGTGATTCGATCCTTGAGGAAATCAATCCGGCTTTTAAGCAGACTAAGGATCAAGACCGGAAGATCAAGAATCTTGAGGAGAAAGTCGATAGGATGGGATCCTCTTTCGATGAGCTAAAAGAGTTGTTAATTAAAAAATTAGGTTAAGATGAGAGTTATAGATTTAGGCGGCGGTCACGAAGAGGACTACAATGACGAGATCTACGATCGTAGAGGCGGCCGTGGACGTAGCAGACGTTCGGATGGGACTTACATGGGTTATGGTGGTGGAATATATGACCATTATGGCAAGGAGCATGACGGTAGGATGGATGAGCTAGAACGCCGTGAGCGTGATCTTGAAAGACGTGAGAGGGAACTGGAACGTGACGAGCGCGAGCTTGAGAAACGTGAGAGACTCCATGAACGTGAGGACGAGATGTATCGCAGGGGATGGTTCGGTGAGCGCGGCATCCGTGACGAGTACGAAGGTACCGAACCGTATATGCGCAGGGGACGCAGGAGTCGTTACTACTGAGGAGCAGACGCCGATGACCCGGATTATAAGCGGTATATAGACACCCATGGATATCACTTTTCCAAGGAGCTGGCTAGGGAAGCCGCTGACAAGATGCTTAACGCCGACGGATCCAAGAGAAGATGGACGATGGAGGATGCTAAGCAGATGTTCGATAAATGCGGGGCCAAGAAACCTGATAACGCCACTTGGGGAGATGTCCAATATCTGTTCGCTATGTTTTATAGCGACTACTTTCCTAAGGTACTGGATTGCGACCAGAAAATAGTCAAGGCTGTATTGGCTTATCTGGAAGACCCTGACGCTCCGGAAGGGACGGCGTTCGTAAGGTATCTGGCGGTGCGGTGCTTCGTCGGTGACACAATCAAATGGAGTGAGATGATATGATTTGATACAACGTTGGAAGAACCCCGTCGGCGATAGAATACCGATGGGGTTTCTTTTTGCCCGTAACTTTATTATGATTACATTTGTTCGAGGTAGATCTTTTGTTCATAGGTAGGGCGGGCGGGAATGAAAAAAGGATATCCTCACGGACACCCTTTCCCCTTGGTTGAAAATTACCTAAAAACCTTATGAGTTACTACTTTTTCGCAAATATAATTATTAAATCGCAAACAGCAATGGGTAAGGGGTATTACTGGATAGAACCTGTGGATCAAACGTTAAACGATTCCCAGTTTTATAAAGCACATATCGTGGGTGATCCTGAATATGACGAGAAGCATCATCGTGTTATATTAAGGACGGATAAGTACTTCCCTGTAGGGAGTATCTTCCATGTCTTGAAAGACTCGGAGATGTTCGTTATAGAGAGGAAATTCAAGACATGGGGGAATAAGTATGTCATTAAGCCTTGCGAGGGTGAATGGGAATGGGGGTCTGTCCAGAAGCTGAAAGACAAGGCTATTATATTCCGTAGCGGATTCCTGCATGGGGATGGTGGTTTCTAACACTACCCGTATCTCCCCCCCCCTATATTTCTTGGTGTGTATGTATATAGCTATATTTGAGCAAAAATAATTATGATATGGGAGATTTTCAAGGTAAATATAATGGCAAGCAGATAGAGCAGCTTTTGGATAAGGCTAATGATATTGATCTTTCCAAATACGCTCTTAAGACGGATAACGCTCCTACCGCCACAAAATTACAGGCAGCTAGGACTATAGTGCTGTCCGGGGCTGTTAGCGGTAGTGTCTCATCGGACTTTGGAAGTAATGTTACTATCTCCACGACATTGTCGAACTTCGACGCCTCTAAGATCACGTCCGGTACCATTGATATAGACAGGTTGCCTAAAGCAGCCTTAGAGAGAATGGTCGTGGTTGCTGATGATACGGCAAGGTTTAAACTTACTACAGCCACGGCTCAGGTCGGGGACACGGTTAAGGTAACGGCCACGAATAAGATGTATCTGGTCAAGGATGATAGTAAGTTGAATACCGAGGATGGTTACGAGCCTTATACGGCAAGTTCGGCGTCATCTGTGCCATGGTCTGGAGTGACCGGCAAACCTACCACCTTCGCTCCACCTACGGCGGCGGCCTCCACCTTAGGTGGCGTAAAGGTAGGATACACGACTTCTGGCAAGAACTATAAGTTACAGGTTGACGCTTCTGGTAACGCTTTTGTTAATGTTCCATGGACAGATAATAATACGACCTATAATCAGGCCACGGCTGACACTTTAGGATTGGTTAAGATCGGTTATACCTCTAGTGGGAAGAACTATGCCGTATCCTTGGACTCTAATGGGAAGATGTATGTGAATGTCCCTTGGACTGATAATAACACGACTTATGCTCAAGCCACGAGCGATAATCTAGGTCTTGTTAAGATTGGATACTCTGCCAATGGCAAGAACTATCCCGTTGCTCTTGACGGTAGTGGTAAGATGTACGTGAACGTCCCGTGGACGGATACCAACACCACATATTCCAATATGGGGGCGGCAACCTCCTCTACTGCGGGAAAGGCCGGTTTGGTTCCCGCCCCAGCCGCAGGTGAACAAGCCTCTTTTTTACGTGGTGATGGCACGTGGGTTGTCCCTACTAATACTACATACGCCAAGGCCAATACATCGACCCTTGGGCTGGTAATGATTGGATATGCGGAGAATGGCAAGAATTATCCGGTAGAACTGGACGGTAGCGGAAAGATGTATGTCAATGTGCCTTGGACAGACACTAATACGACGTATGGTGTTGTAGGAGCTAATGGGTCTACAGGTCTGGTAAAGAACGGGAGTACGGTAACCAGCGCTTCTGGCTATACCGCCTGTCCTATTGTCAGTGGTGTCCCTTATTATAAAGACACTAATACCACTTACGCCAATATGAAGGCAGCTACGGCTTCAGCGGCTGGTGCTGCGGGATTGGTACCGGCCCCCGCTGCGGGCAAACAGACGTCTTTTCTTCGTGGTGACGGAACATGGGTCGTACCTACCAATACCACATACGGATTGGCCTCTACTACAGCTAACGGCTTGTTGAGACAGCTTAATGGTAGTACATCCAGTTTCATGTGTGGAGATGGCACTTGGGCCACACCTCCTAACACGACATACGCCGTAGCCAACGAGTCTACTAACGGGTTGATGGCGGCGGCTGATAAGAAGACCGTGAATAGGCTTATAGGAGTTAATACGGTCACGACATTAGCCAACCTGCCTATTAGCAAGAGAAGTATCACGGCTACGTTATCAGCCGCTACCACCCTATCCGTGCAGTCAGGCATGCAGATAGGAGAGGAGCTGATGATCAGATGCGTCCCGTCGGCAGTGTTTACACAGGCTATACCAAACTCTGGAGCTTATGTAAGCATGAGTGGTACTTCTATAACCACTACGGCTAACAAGCCTTTCGAGATAAATATCTGGTGTTACGCTTCAGGTAAGTATAGCATCGCCGTTAAAGAACAAGATTAAAGAATAGATTATGGCATATACATATATAAACAGGGAAATATATCCCAATATGTTGGTTTTAGACGAACCTCTTGATGATAATTACGCTAAGGGTAATAGCTATGATGATTATATTAATGGCAATCCGATTCCATGGATAGAGCTGGGACAAGAACAACTTTCGTTCAAGGAAGCTAATCCTAAAGCCACGGTTAAGGAGATCATTGAGGCTAGATTAGATGAGTCAAGGGTTCTTAACGAGGAGAAATCGGCTAAATATGAGGAGCTGAGATCTTATGAGACTGAAAATCTCCATGAGTTTTTCTTGGATGATCAAGATATTTATATTCCTGAATATGACAGACGTAGCGCTTTGGCTGATGGGGCTATAGCTGGTAAGATAACGATCATGGGTCTGAAGTTTGATATGACGGAAGGCAAGATCTTGATCGGGATGATGGATAAGTACGATAATGATCTGATGTCGGCGTTAGGAGCCAAACAGAGGGAAGTAAGCTTAGCCACTACCGTAGAGCAGGTGAGGGCTATTGACGCTCAGTCCGGCTATCCAGACAAGGTAAATATCACCATGACTTATGTCCGGCAACAGGCAAAGGAGAAAGATGTCTCCGATCCTCAGAAAGTGGCTGTCAGATTCTCCAGAATGGTGGTTAATAACAAGACTATATCTTTATCCCCTAATGAGAAACTGGATGTTAAGGTTCTATTCCCTATATGGGGACAAGAAGGGGCGGAGTTCGGGTTGTCGGTGGATGCCGGATTCTGTCTCAGGGTGGTGAAGGACGATACGGATATCCTTTATGAGGTTATTCAACAACATACATTATCAAAGGAATGGGAACCCGGATTAAATACGGCTTCCTTATACAAGGTCATTGATAAGGAGCATGCCGGGACCATAGGGGATCCTATCCCGTATTTCCCTCCAATGGAGATATTCAAGGATAAATATTACATCCAGAACGCTGATGTATATAAGTGCACTAGGGATAGCGGAACTCCTCTTAGTCATAATCTAAAGGACTTAGTAGGGTTGTATGTTGAGGTTGTACAGGGCTAGTCGTATCTACCCCCCCCCCCCTATATTTGGCTTGTGATATGATACAAGTTATTTTTGGCATAATAAAATGACATTTGTAAATATATTTAAGTATGGCATCACAAAAATTCGGTTTCGTAACCGTCGACCCGGTATCAGGAGCAGGAGATCAGGCGGTTAATTTCTCCGGTGAGAAACACACCGGTCGTCTTCAACGCACTATCAACCTTACGGTCACCACGAACGGCGGGGCTAAGAAGGCGTTGGTAGTTAATCAGGCAGCGGCTGCTGAGGTGGTAAGACCAGACAGCCCTAACGCTTCCGTACAAAAGAAAGGCGGTAATGTTACCATCACCGGTAAGTCTAACAGTACTAAGCTTACGTTCGCGGTCACGCCGGCTAAGGAGAACGGGCTTACGTTACAGCTCCCGACTAACTACACGGCGGCTGGAAAGACTACGGCTAACGGAGCGGTTATCGCCGACGATCCCGGAGCCGCTGACGAGTTCGTTTGGAGCATCACGATCTCGGACGTACCGGCCAACGTCACGATCGAGGAACTGACAGCTACATTGGAGGTAACTGCCGCTGGTGGCCAGATAGCCAACGTGACGGTAACTCAAGCCGCTGGAGACTCTACTATCGAGCTTGACAAGAAGCTTATTAACTTGGATGTAAATGGTACTCAACAGACGGTTAACGTAACATCTAATGACAGCTGGACTTGGGCGCAAGCAGCGACTAGGACCGTATTGAGAATGATGGGACGATAATCAGTTTCTTTTCGCTTACTCAGACCCCGATCGACTTAAGCCGGTTGGGGTTCTCTTGTTTTATTATCTTTGTGAGTAGAAGATAACTAAAGGATATAATTATGAGTGATTTGAATGTTAATTGGAAGGACGGGGTAGGCGAGGTAACGGACCAGCCTCTGACCGTCAGTCCGGGGTCCGGGGCCGGAAGCGCCCCCGTTTCCTTTGGCTCGGTGATGAACAACGGTCTTGATCGGACTCTTGAGCTGGAGATAACAACTCCAAAAGGTATTAAGAAGACGCTCACGGTGAATCAGGAGGGATGCCGGCAGGCTTATATTACGAGTGACGGCAAACGATGGCTGACTAGCGACAATCGGGTGTATGGGGTTTTGAAAAGCGATGCTCCGTGCGAATGCACAGGTGATTGTCCTTGATATTTTGTTTTTACGAATTTTGTAATTACATTTGTGGCGCATGTCCATCACCATGCTTTTCGTCGCTAATTTATTATAAGGGATACCGGTCTGTGATGGGATCGGCATCCCTCTGTTTTTTAATATGGAGAAGATAAATGTTTTCGATGTTCAGGTTCCTGATGGGAGACAAATCCGTTGTATGTCGTATAATAAGGTTACTTATTTTGATCTTGACGATATATGTAAGTTATGTTTTGACTCATATGACCTACATGATGTGGCTGACACTAAGGTAATGAGTGAGTTCCTGCACCGAGAGGGTGGTCGTTATTGGACTACGATAGATGGCGTAAGGCAGTTGTATCGTAGGATTGAGTGTAAGATGTGTTTTGAGGTTATAGAAAAATTAAAGAAATTATGAGAGAGATGGAGTTTGATTTCGTGATATATCCGTTGAAGTTGATTATCACGGTTGGGTTGGATTATAAGACATTGTGTGATCGTTTCGAGAATATGGAACCTGAACACGAGGGGAAATGGGGAGATGAGGATGATACGGACAAGGAGGCGTCTTTCGCAAATTTGGTAAGGGATAGGGACGATGATGATAAATTTGCCATACTTTGGAATTTTTCGAGCGACGATGATTTAATAATGAGAAATATATGTCACGAGTCATTCCATATAGCAATGAGCGTATGCCAATTTTGCAACATGTCTCTTGGATTTAAGGTTGGAGAGGATGAACACGCAGCGTATATAGCCGGCTTCGCTGGTGATTGCGTTAGTGAGTTCATCAATAGCAAGAATACGGATTAAGTCATAAATTCTATAAGGAATATAAGAATATCAGCCTCCGCTTATTTGTGGGGGCTTTTTGTTTATCTTTGTCAAAAACATGAAGTTATGTCGAGTTGCGTAATTAAAAGGAATAAGGAGGGTAAGATAACCCGTGTCTTGACCCCTTCCGGAGAGGTATCCACCTTGTTCGATAAGATAGCGGGTATAGCAGCCGTAAGTGATCTTGATAAGGCGGCTGAGGCTTATATGACTATTTATAACGACAAGTTCAGGCCCAAGTTCGGTGACTGGACTAGATCCGTGTCAAGGAATAAGGAGGCCGCCAGATCCATAAGTGCCAGACTTAGCGCCAGCGAGTGGGGGCAACTTATGTCAGCCAAGGTCTTGTCCGCCATAAGCGATATGGATGCCCCGGCGTTGGCCAGAAGCCTTGGGAATAGCGACAATGTCGTGGCTTATCTTACCTCCGGAGAGGTAGGTGATGTCAATGATATGGCTGTGGTAGATACATCCACGGTACAGGAGGTGGATCTGGATTCCATAAACGAGAATAATATTGGCGATACGATACTGAAAGAGGCGTCATGGGATGATATAAGGGCTATCAGGGAGAATATAGATATTAAGGAGACAGCCCGTATGCTATGGAAGGCCGTGGAAAGCGCTTTTACCGGGCAACGACCTAATATTAGGGTTAAGGGCGGAAATATAGACGGGGAGATTATATTCTCCGGGAATGTCTTGCCGTTAAACGATATTGAAGATTATACGCCCCCATCTTCAAGATTGGTGTATGATTCCGGTGAGCCTCGCCTGTTCTTTAAATCGGATGACGGCAAGATACATGACTCTTACGCCAACGCCATAAAAGGCTCGTCCGGCGGGCGGATCGAGGCCGGGTTCTTGGCCGGCAGTGTCGAGGAGAGTGACGTCCCGTCCGGTACGGCTGATATCTCCTTTGGCTCGTCCTCCATAACCCTTAACAACAGCGAGTCATTCATACCGGTCCTTGGTATCAGCTCAGGCTCTAATATAAGCACTCGTGGAGGGTTTGTCAATTACCTTATCAAGAAAGGTCTGTTGAGCGGGGAGCGTATAAGGTTAGGGGATAGGTATTATCTTACCGGAGCCGGCAACTCTGATGGTCTTAAGATCTATAACGCTATGGACGCCTTGTCTAGACTAAGGAACAGGTTTGGTAGTATGTCTTCTGAGATGAACGTATTAGGCTCCATCGGTTTTGATACGGAGGTAAATAACGATCTTGATCTTATCACGACATCAGGGGAGAAGGTTACGGTAAGCAGATCGGAGATAAAGGGCATGTTAAGGCAAGGTAAGTTTGAGGAGCTTAATAATAAGTATGATGGGTTCATGGAGCTAGCCTTGTCGTTGATGATGGAGGATAACGCCTTGTACGGAAGTAATGTCCGTGGGGTTATTGAGAATGAGAAGGCGGAGGATCTTCAGAACAGGACTGATATCACCAACATCTTATCCACGTTAGGTATCCGTGTGATGGGTATGTCCGAATATATGGATAAGTATAAGATGCGTAATGGTGTCGAGCCTTCGGCTAGGGCCTTATCCGATATGGCTAATGGGGTTATTGCCCTGGCTGAGGGAGCTACGGTAGAGGATCTTAATGAGGAGGTGGCTCACTTCTTGATCGATACTTATCGTAATCAGCAGGAGATTGACGAGGTTCTGGACTCTGTTGTCGACACGCCATTATGGAATCAATTCGCCGGTCGTTACTATGAGGTGTATGGGAAGGAATACCAAGGGGAGGAACTGGATCGGATGGTGAAGCGGGAGATCCTAGGTAAGACGTTGGCCCAGCGGTTCGTACCGGGCATGGAACAGGCGGTGGAGGATCTGGCCTCGTCCGAGGACGCCCAGCTCTCCTTGTTTGGCAGGATAATCCGGGCTATACGGAATTTCTTCTCTACTCAAAGATCAGACTTGAATAAGGTTCTTGATAGGATAAAGGAGTCGGCGTTAGCTGATGATCCAAGCGCCTTTGACGTGCTTCTGTTAAAGGATAGCGACCATCTCATGTACTCATTATCGGATGTTGATGTGGCTAATAAGCTGATCAAGAACGGTAGGTCATTGGAAAGACTATATACCAGATTGCAGAGGATGAGGTCAAGCCAAAGCCAGAGGATCGGGGAAAGCATCTCCCTTCTACGTGATATAGGCGAGAAGGTAAGACAAGTCGGGGGTGAGCTAAATAAGAATAACAACCTATTATCCACCAAGAGCGTCATAGCGACCGCCAAGGCTGAGGTGGAGTATTTGGTCACTGTCGCCAGCAGCTTACGTAAGAGCGGGAAAGGATTGGATTATGAGACGATGCAGGTTATCGATAACGTATATGGGGAGATCGTGCCACTTGTCAGGAACCTTCGTGGATTCGTCAATAATCAGGCGGCTGATTATTATGGCAGCAATAAGGTTGGCATGGTAGAGGATATGGATGATATATTACGTATGGCTGAGACATCCATGTCAGATATAAACGCCCTTAAAAGTGATCGTAACGAGGATTGGCTGGATGGACAGCTTCGGATGTTCAATATCCCGGAAAGGTACTGGAATGGGATAAAGAAGTTGGTGGATAACATCCATAAGGATATCAATGTCATGTCCCGATTCTTTGGCACACTGGAGCATAGTGGTAACGCTATCTTAGGCATGTTAGGGCAACGTCTTGCCAAGGCTTATAACGACGCTCATGTTGAGGGTGTGGCTAATATCAATAAGATGACTAAGATGATGAAAGAGCGTGGATGGGGGATAAAGGATAATGAGGATCTTATACAGAAGATAAACGGTAAGAACTCTGATTACCTTGACTCGTCCCGTGATTTCGCCAAATACGATTTACTGTATCGGACAGAGCAGGCGAAAGCTATTATTGATATATATGATCTTAAAAAGGTTACGGGTAAGACCGAGAAGCAACTTATCGACATGCTTTTATCTGATAAGGGGCTTAAGGTCAAGACTCGTGATGATATCGTAGGATATGATGGGGATAAGCCTATTACGAAGGCCGTGTATCATGTATTCAAACCTACCATCCAGAATTTTGATATCTCGGACATGACGTTCGAGGATCAGCAACGGTATCTGGATACGATAAATAGGTGGTTGGATGAGAACCAAGAGAAACCTATGGTGCAGGCTTATTACGATAAGATCGAGAAAGTTAATAAGAAGGTCGAGGAAAGACTGGGTCGTAGGGTATCGCAAGCCACGTCCGATTTCATGACCCGTATCCGTAGAAGCCGGTATGTGGCTATGGATAAGTTTATTAAGAACAAGAAGGTCGATTGGGACGCTTTCCAATCTGACCCTATAGCTTGGAGATCTTATCTGGATATCCTTCGTGATAGGGCTATAGCCAAGAGCGAGTGGTATTCCGACGGGACACCAAAGGAAGCGGGGTCCGAGGCGTTGATGATGTCCGAGGAGATCAAGGCATGGGACGAGGCGTGGGCCGAGGAGTTCGGGAATACCAACGAGGGTCGTAAGGCTTCAGCCGAGTTTAAGGAGATACTGCGTGGGATAGAGCGGTCCGAGGGCGGTAAGGCAGCATTCGAGTTCCTGCTAGCCGGTGGTCATCTTGGCTTCTCCAAGGATATGTGGGGATCCGAGGAGGGTGATTATTACGAGAATCTGGTTGATAAGATCACGGAGCAATCTGTATCATCATCAAGGATAGAGAAGGTAGAGGAGGCGATGGCAACAATAAATGAGATTAACGATCAGTTAAGACCTTTGCTTATTCAGTACCGGGACAGTACCAGATATGGCGAGTATGATTTCGATCGTCTTCGTGGATCATCGTCATTAAGGAAGATAAACGAGCTATACGACCGTCTGGCCGAGGCCAAGAGTGTTATTAACGCCGCCGCTTCCGCTGAGGATATTGAGATGAATATGCCCGATACGGTGGAGAGTGGCGTTACAGATTCCTACCGTAATGCGTTAAGGGATGCCGTGACATACGACAAGGGAATGGATGAGATTAAATTCGCCAAGGAACATATGTCTGCCCGCTCCCGGAGTCAGGTAGATAGGATGGCCGCCAAGCTGTCACAGAAGAATCCATCATGGACATCCATGGAGACAACGTTCCTTAGAAAAAAATACGGTCCTGATTTCAGTGATAAGCTGGCTAATGATATAGCTATGGGTAAGGCTAATAGTATACTTATTGAGTATGCCAGAACCCGGCTATATCCTTATATGATAAAATACTCTCCCAAAGGGTATTCTGATTTTGTCAGGAAGATAAATAACGGTACGTATAAGGTGTCGGATTTTTTTGATGCCATGGAAAGCGGTATATCAAAGGAAGAAAGCGTGTCCCGTTTCGGCTTCGATATTAATATGATTGATTTGTCGATCAACAACCAATGGTTAGATGAGGCTGATTTCGAGAGTTCCTTCCGGAATCCTAATTATAATCCCGATCTAGGTTATGGATATCATACGCCTAGATTTGATAAGTACAAGAATGAGGCTTTCTTCAAAAAATACGGTATTACCAAGGAAGGAGAGGAGGCCACGATCAACAAGGATAAGTGGGAGATGAGGAAGGAATTGCTTAACATAAGCCGTAAGGCTATGGAGGATTATGATGAGCGTTTCAGGAATATCTACCAGATACCACAGATATCCAAGGGCGGAGTGGAGAGGATGGTGCAGGCCGGGGTTGACCCGAAGGCGGCCATCGGAAACGCCGTACGTGACATCGTTGGCGAGAGGGTTGATGATCCCATACATGGTCAAGGACAAGACCTAGGAGGGCTTGATGAGAACGATAACAAATATCGCATGATCCCCAAGTACTATCTGAGCAAGCTAGAGAATGCCGATGACGTATCCCATGACTTCGCGTACTCCTATTCTATGCTATCCCTTCAGGCGGCATCTTATAAGTATAAGAGAGCTGCTTTGAATGATGTTATGGGATATAGGAATATGATGCTTGAGACACAATATGATGGGGGAAAGAATCCAGAAGCCACTCATGCCTACAGGATGTTTCAGGACTGGGTTAACGCCAGTATCTATGACGTTAGGATAAACAATAAGCGGATTGAATGGAATATAGGCAATTATAAGGTCGATCTTAATAAGCTGGCCCTTATGTTTACCAAATTTGTGTCCAAATCCAACTTAGGCTTCTCCCCGTTCGTGGCGGCTACCGGTGCCCTTACCGGGCAGGCCAACTTCCTTTTGGAAGGTATGGTAGGACAGTACATAAGCAAGGACTCCATGAAATACGCTTATGGAGAAGCTCAGAAACAGTTAAGTACGTACGTGTCTGAGATCGGGGACATAAATCGTACCAATAAGTTATATGTTGTCGGTGAGGTCCTAGGCGTATTCAACGTTCGTAACCGTGTAAGATCGGCGGCATATAACAAGATCTGGAGAACCTTATTCCGGGACCTGCCGTTTAAGATGATGGAGGTTTTGAACTCTCCTTTGGATCTGCAGGTTATTATCTCGGTGATGGATGACACCCGCTTGTATGAGGGTCAGTTCTGGTCATATTCTAATTTCAAGGAGATGATGATGAAGGACAGGAATATGTCCGCTAATGAGGCTAAACGTGATTGGGAGCGTTTAAGGGATTATTCCATATGGAACTTAGTAAATGTCAAGGACGGGAAGATCGTGGCTAAAAACGAGGCTAATAAGGATATTATAGACCGATACATACCTACATTGTCCAGCAGGGTCAGGAGTATGGTGCAGATATGCGACGGCGCCCTGAACGAGCAGAACCGGGTGGGGGCTAGCCGGAACGCGATCCTTAACATGGTGCTTCCTCATCGTGGATGGTTTATATTGGCTGTGCAGCGGGCGTATAAGAAAGCCGGTTTCAATATCCAGACCAACCAGTTCGAGGAAGGATATATGAGGACATTATGGCGATTGGCGGGGAATGTCTATAATACGATGTCCGAGGGTCGTATGGGGGAGGCGTATGACGTGCTTAAAGAGGAATATGATAAGCTTACACCTTATGAGCAGGTTAATATCAAGAGATCTATTATCAATGTGGCGGTATTCGCCACGATGATGGCTATAGGAAGGGCTTTGATGGGATATAGGGAGGATAATGAGGATAGCTGGTTCGGGCAGTTCATTACCTATATCGGGTTCAGGACGATCAATGAGATCGCTTCCCAGACATCCCCGTTCATGGAGCTTAACGCCATAGATATGCTGCAAGATCCGCTGGTTACCGCCCGAAAGTTAGGCGATCTCACCGATCCTCGAAACTGGGATCCGTTCGCTACCGTCCAGACCGGCGTGTATAAGGGAGAGAGCAAGCTATGGAGGCAGCTCATGAAATTCTCGTTCGGTAAGCAATGGTATAATATCAAGACGGCTAGGGATATTAAGCAGACATCCGACTACTGGTTGATGACCAACGGCATGACGATGGGATTCTTCTTAGGAGGCAGGGATAAGGACGAGTCTGGGGAGGACGCTAATTGGTACTTTGACAGGGGAAGATAACTGATATAGTATGACGAAAAAAATAGCCAGTCAATTGTTTAAGACAATTTGATTGGCTATATTTGCATTATGAAACAATGAATGACGGGATCTCACTTCAAGGTCATTCAATGTGTAAGATATTTTTGGCTCATTAGGATTTGTCGAGGTGAGATCCGACATCTCCTTTTGGGCCTATTTTTTATATTATGTGTAATATTGTTTTAAATGACAATTTGTCTATTAGATTGTATTTTGAGAAGGTTCTTGAGTTAGTTAAATCCGGAGAAGATTTTCCAGTTAATTTAGATGATGTTTGGCCTTTGATATATTCTGATAAAGGTAAGGCTGTTAGGGTTCTTACTGGTGATAATGGTTTTATCAAAGATATTGACTATAAGGTTTTTACCCAAAATGGCAAAAACCCGGTTGGAGGAAGACCTGCGATTGTGTATATGATTTCTGTGTCTTGTATGGAATATTTAATAGCAAGAAAAGAAAGAAGAGTATTTGATGTATATAGGAGTGTGTTTCATGGTGCGGCAAATGCTTTTAATAAGATGGAAGAATCCGTGGAGAAGAATCTTCCGCATAATTATATAGAAGCATTAGAAGCGTTATTAGCATCTGAGAAAGAAAAACAGACATTAGCTGAAGCCAAGAAAGCAGCGGAGGAGGCTAAGATGATATCCGATAACATTATTAAAGAACAAGCCCCTAAGGTAGGATTCGCCGAAACAGCTATTATGGCCAATGACAAAGGTGATGATATGTTGATTCGTGATGTTAGGAGAGAACTTGAGTCTCATGGATGTGATATAGCGGAAAGATCTCTAAGAGAGTTTTTACAAGAGCAAGGTTTCTTTTACAAGAATAAGAGAGAATGGATATTGACAGAGAATGTTATGAAGAAGGGTTACGCGCATTACAGATACAATACGGATACCGGGATCAGGAATACGGTTTATATGACTAGGAAGGGATTTGAGAAAACGTTATATAATATCAAGAACAAACCTCAATCAAGAGAACTCTTTATTTCTTTCGGAGGCAAGATATTTGATTAAAGTAAGAGAAGGATAGGCGATTATCATCCTATCCTTCTCGTTTTTGTTATCAGCTCTTATATTTCTTCACAAAATCATCCACATCCATATACTCACACCCGAAGTTCTCTGCCGTCTTCTTGTCGGAGTCGGAGAACTGCCCTTCTTTTCCGGACACCACGACATCACGTCCGTCTGGGCTGGTAGCCAGCCTCCCGCATTCGCTGCACAGCCCCATGCCCTTGTACGGCTGTAGTTCCTTGGCATAGTCGAATTTATCCACCATATACTCGTTTGTCAACATCCAGTAACTAGACGTAGCGGTATTATCAACGCAACCGCATTTAGCGCACACAAATAAGCTCATAGTAAATTATCTAATATCATTATTCTTCTTATCATCGTCGATCCTCTCCACTTTAATTGCTCCCATATCACCTGAAGGTAACGTGATATCACTATACACATTATTCCAGCTCTCGTCAATGGCCAACTGATGTAATATCGACCTATATATCTGGTAGGTGTTACCGATAAGTCTCTTCCTGTTTATCTTATCCTTACTGCCTCCATCATACCCTATATGCTCAAAATCCGCAAGATCTGGGAACAACCTTCTTCTTATCGCTCGTGAGTTATTGACTATAAAGCTTCTTATCCCCAGCGATTCCGTCCTATCCATATCATTTATCAATGTACTTGTCGTATGCTGTAGATTCATGTCACCCGCCGCAAATCTACTGATGTCTTCCACGCATTGTGAGATCAACATCAGTTGCTCCCTTGTCAATGTTATTTTATAAAGTTGCTTGTTGTTTATAACCATCTATTTGTTCTTTATATTAATTACCTCCATTTTATACTTCTCTGGATACTCTAGGCATGTGCATACTATTAAAATAGAATCATTCAACATGGTTGCCTTATTACCCCTATCATCTACATAAACAGTTTTAGGATAATAATCAACATTATCTTCTTTTTTATCTTTACATCCTATCATGATAAGAGATAGGATAATAATACTTGCTTTAATCTTTGTCATAGCAGTTCCATACCATTCTTGTATATCACGTCTCCTCGTTTCATATTATCTATTTTATCAATTTTATTATCAATACAGTAAAGTTAAATATTGTACATACTATGGACATCCATAATGTTATACTTACCATAAATCATAGGCTTTTAGGTATAGGATCTATTCTTCTGAATGCCAAGATCATGCATATAAATGTTCTTATGTTCATAGTTTACGATATTTTTCTATATAGTTAACTATCAAGTCTTTAACTCCTTTTGGGACATCTACCAGTTTGAGATTACCTTGGAATATGTCCTTGCCGTACTCATCCATAATCTCTCCGAATGAAGGATTCATGACTCTTGTTGACATAGATATCGGTTGATCAGTGTCAAATTTGATAACGATCTTCTTTCCGCCGTTTATCGCCTTTTTAAAAGCCACGTAAAGCTTTCGACCTTTTATTATATCACAATTCCCTTTCAGGATATTAGACATATGTATGACATGCTCTTTCTTCGCATCTCCGGGGTTGTCCATAAGCTTAAGATCTCCTCCGACATCTTTCCATTTCCTGAAGCACGGGAAACATAGACCGTGATTTGCCTTGGCATGCTTAGGTATCATCCTGCTGCTGCCGGCTGGGATCGTATCGCCACAGCAGACACACGTCCTATCCTTGTTGGTGCGCATCGGCACATAGCTCTTTATTGGGTATTCTTTTCTTTTATACATCTTCTTCTGTTTTCAAAATTATCATCACCATACTCATAATTAGGACAAGCTTTGTTGCTTGGACGCCTTACGTATGTTGTTTGTTTCCTATTATGTTTCCTGTTAGGGTTTATATAATGGTCACACACCTGCCAAATAGAACAACATACCTTGCCATATCCTTTCGCCCATTCATTATCATGCAGATGTACGCAAGTGCCGCAAGTCGGGTTCTTAAGCTTATCCCTGTTGTTATCTATAATATCTTTAATCTTATCGAGAATAACATACATATTCTCAATATCCATATCATTAAATTCATTTGGTACTGGGAGATACATTATCGAGCTTATATCTATATCTATTCCCTTTGACTTGTCGTAAGCTGATTTGTATTTCCTTATCATCAAATCCTTTAATTGATTTACTTTTCTCTCGTAAGTCCCCATATTTCATTCAGTTTTCCATCCTTGTTTCTTCAATAGATCCACCATCATCCCCTTTATCTTAGGACTGATAGCCTCGGTAAGTATATCAGCGGCTAAGTTGATAGAGAAGTTTGTCATTCTAGATTCCCCTATATACTTCTCGCTGGTAACTTCCTTTACATAGTCATGGATATCCTTGATCATCTCATTTTGAGATTTCAGGAGATCCAGTATCTCATCAATCTTATCATCCATTTTTCTCAAATACACCTGACAATAACCAGACAATCACTATCAGAAAGAAACACAACCCAAGCGCCTCATCCGGGTAATCATGCATAGCCTCTAAAATTTCCCTCATAACTTAACATCCATTTTGTTGATTATCTTATAAAATATATCCCTAGTCAGCTCAATATCATAAGTAGCGTCATGGAGTTTATCCTCATTAATCTCAATACCCATAGTTCTGGCCACGGTCATCAACTTAAAGTTCTCCATATCGTTCCTTACGCCCATCAGGAATGGTGTTACCATAACATACACATCCATGCAATTAGGATAGAACCATGATCCAAAATACTTATCCCCACATTGCTGGAATAAAGCCCGTAGGAAGCTGTTATCGAATCCTGCGTTGTTATACCCCACCAAATACATTTTATCCCTCTTGTCGAACTTATTCACGTACTTGGATAATATACCAACTAACTGTCTGTACCCGTCTTCCATGGGCTGATACGACTGCACTTGCTCCAAGGTAACGCCGGCCACGTCCAGCGCCTCTTGCTCTATCGTGGCGGCAGGATTCGGGGCTAGACGGATGTCAAACCTCTCGACCTCCTGCCCGTCGATATCCACGATCCCTCCTATTTGGTGTATCCCGTTTCTCCAGAACTCAACCCCGGTTGTCTCTAAATCGAAAAATAGTAATTTCATATCTATTGATTTTTAAAATGTTCCTTAATCTTCTCCAATGCCTAAACAATTAAACGCCAACCATCCACTTACAACTCCCATCGCAAAAATAAACAAAACCATAAGCGAGAACAGCGCCCAATCTTTTGTATTTAGTTTATTGCTCTCCTTCTTTGCTTTTATTTTTTCAAGAATATTCTTGTCAACATTGAAATCGAAATCAAATGTCGTATTATTAGCTATCTTCACATCAATGCCTTTGTTATTAATAAATATCTGTCTCTTAACACTCATATCCCTAATATTTCTGCTACATAAACAAATCCATAACATATATAATTATCAGCATCATGCTCCCCATAATCAACATGCCAAATAACAGCGCATGGGAAATAGAGTGGCATATCCTCAGCCATAGGATCCTCTTTGAGGTCATCAATGTTTATCTTCTCCCTCCACCTCCACAGGTCTTGGATGTCGTTCAAAATTAATTTCTCCATAATTATGACGGATATTAGATGTTATTAATTCAATAGCCAAGCTGATCATAGCTCCCGCTTCAGTAAGTTGATTCATTTGGGCGTACATTCTATGCTCTGCACTACGATAAGTCTCTCTACTACTTATGGTGTCTAGTAAATCATCTATAGCCTTTCTAAGAAGATTGGTTGTCCCTCCTTCTCCCATACCCTTGAAATAATAAATATCACGACCAGCGTAAAACATGTCCTGATATCTTTTAGCTACGTACTCTATTCCGGATAGATGATATTTCTCGTTGTCTATCTCCACCTCTCCTTTTTCTATAGCCCTCAACAACTTCCAATCTATCGTTACATAAGTTTCACGATTTTTTACCTTTACATAGGTATATCCGCCATAATGAGAACCCAATGTCCTCATCGTAAGTTCATTGACTTTTTGTTTGTTTTCATCCATAATAATCTGGTTTTTAATGTTGATATAAAGATATGATTTAAACAAAAATAAAAGCATGAATAATATTAAAATAATATTAATCATGCTTAAATATAAATATATCCCTTCTAATTCTCACGGATATACGTATTCGTACTCATCTGGAGGGGATGTCTTGTATTCAACATCGCACTCCATAGTTGTAAATTTCATAGAAAATCATAGAAATAATTAAGATATTCTACTCCATTTTAGACGCTTCAACACAACTGGCAACCCGGCTGCTCTGCGTCCGTATAGCCGCATCAACTCCTACGGCTTGTATGTTAATCGCTGCGTTGAGATCCCTGTCGATCTCCAAACCACAATCTTTACAAACAAATGTTCGATCCGATAATTTCAGATCTTTATTCTTCCAGCCACATCTTGAACAGGTTTTCGAGGATGGGTAAAAACGATCTATAACAATCAGTTCTTTACCATACCACCTACACTTGTATTCAAGTTGGTTACGGAACATTGAGAAAGAAGTGTCAGATACAGAACTAGCAAGTTTGTGGTTCTGTAACATACCGGAAACATTTAGATCTTCAATGCAGATAACATCGTAATTATTTACCAACATCGTGGTCAAATTATGCATGTACCATGAACGCTTGTTGGCTATATCACAATGAAGTTTTGATACTTTTAGCCTGCATTTGTTTCTTCGATTACTTCCTAATTTCTTTCTTGATAAATGCCGTTGCATCCTTTTTAACTTCGCTTGGTTCTCACGAAGAAAATGGGGATTCTCAACAGCAATCCCATCGGATAATGTAGCTAATGTCTTGATCCCTAAATCAACTCCGACTGTTTTGCTAGTTTTCTGTTTGTAGCACTGTTCTGTTTCTACAAGAACTGATACGAAGTATTGACCAGCACGGTTCTTTGAAACGGTACAGGAGATAAAACGAGCGTTGTCTGGAACTCCACGATCAATAACAATCTTAACCCATCCGATCTTTTCGATCCGGATCTTATTGTTAGTGATTTTAAACTTCGGGAACGGCAATCTAAACGACTGGTTGTCGTGTTTATTTTTGTAATTCGGTTTACCGAGTTTTTCTTTCCTGTTCTTGTTGAAGTATTGTCTGGAGAACTCAATAAAATCACGTTGCTTCTGCTGCAAGGTGGCTGTCGATACTTCATTTAACCAAGGTTTTTCAATAACAAGATCCGACTTTGTCGGGAATTTCGGATTAGGGTTTGTTTCTTTATCGTATGAGTTAAATGAGTCAACACAAGCATTCCATACAACACGTACGCATCCGAATGTTTTTGCAAGAAGTTCTTCTTGTGTTTTGTTCGGATACATACGATATTTATATGAACGCTTTATTAGACTCATCATCAATTCATTTTAATATATTAAATATACAAATAATTCTATGATTTTACAATGGATTACTATCGATTTTGTAATTATTTAATCATACTTGTCTCCTCTTCTGTATACTAACGCTACCCAACAGTCGTATTTTTTGCTGTATCCTATAAGAGGGACATTAGCCATAGGCGGATTATCCTCCGTTTTGTACCTTATTCTTGCTGTTTGTTTTATACTCATATAATCCATTTTTTAATAATGTTGTTATCAGTGAAAATAATGTATCTATAAGATGTTTCTCCTTTCCCCAATATATAGGAATATCATCTATATCCCTATATAATGCAAACCATGCGTTTTCTAGCTTATAACATTCGAATGTAGAACCCTCTATCTCATATGGGAGTAAATTCAGTAACGTCCCTACATCCCAAACAGGATTGGATATATCCGGGGTAACAGCCTCGATCAACCCTATACGACCAGCGTCATCCTCCATAGAATGCAATGAGTCAAGGTACTTGTCTCTGAATCCGATGGCGGTGGAGATAGGGAGGCCGGCCTCAACCAGCACTCTCCCCTGTTCTTTTGTGGTGAATATCCTTTCTTTCATCTAACCCTTGATCTTTTTCTCTACAGTAACAATCGTATCATTATGCCATCCCCCATGAGCCACTAGAAGAATCTCCTGCTGCTCGAAGCCAAGCCCGCCCCCTATACCGCCGGAGTTCCACGCGCAGGTAATGACCACCCCGCCCTTCTTGGTAATCCTAGCTATCTCCTTCTTCTGTTTAGCCCAATAACTGGATTGTGTTGTTTGCATATTAACAGATTCTCCAAGCCTTTTATATGACTCGGACACCTGTCTAGCAGAATATGGTGGATCATATAATACCATATCAGCTATATTATCATCAAGATGACACAAGAAGTCCGTGGCGTCTTTATGATACATAGCCTTAGTCTCAGGATCAAGATCGTTGGTTATCGTCCCTATATCGCTGTTTCTGGCGAATGGATCCACTATAACCATTCCGTCTTTTTTATATCTATCTATAAGTTCTCTTATCGGTTTTATGCTGAATGTCTCGCTGTTCGGCATCGACCATGTCTTGTTTATAATCATATCGTTGTAATAGTGTTTTAAATTCTACCTACACTCTATGCCTTTTAGCAAATGGGCTATCACATCCACCGTCCATCCGTTACCTGTTAAAGACATGGCCGTATTCGGGGCTATCCCATCAAGGTAATCATCCGGCAATGTCTGTAGCCTACACATCTCCACAGGAGTCAGGTATCTGAACTTATCTTTCAGGTCAAAGGCGTTCAGATATCTTCCGGGCGGTAATGATGATATCACGTTATCTTTCATGACTGTTGTAAGGCAATTACTTTTCTTAATAGAGGTAGTATTCTTGTCTTTTCTTACTTCCAGACATTGTATGATTTTCACGTTCTTGTCATAGTCCTTTCGGTGTCCGTTGCTATCTATTCTTCGACCAACGATAGTTGATATATAACGTCCTCTTATGGTCCCAGATTTCCATCCTTTATCATTCTCTAAAACATCATCTAACGATATATGTTTGTCTTTCGGCATTTCTACTGGCCAATTACACCAATAAAGACGATGCCGGGTCTGCGCCGATACCAAGGCGCTATCGATCTCCACCGGCTCTACGCCCAGCTCCTCCGTTATCACTCGGCGATGCTCGTCCCGCATCCGGACGTTCTCGCCCAAGAACAGGACCTTACCTTTGGTCTCCTTCCTTAAATGCCTTACGATGTCCGAGAAGCAAAAGAAAAGCCTTCCACGAGAGTCCATAAATCCCTTACCCTTACCTGAGCTAGAGAAGCTCTGGCAACAGAACCCTCCCATGACCAGATCTATATCTTTCCAAGGGATATCCCATGTTCTCCAGTTATTAACATCCCCTAATTGAATAATATTAGGAAAATGTTTTTGACTTACCTTTATACATGTCTTGTCTATCTCCGAGGCGTAGTAAGTCTCGATAGGTATGCCGGCTCTTTGTAATGCTAGATACCCACATGATATCCCGTCAAATAATGATAATACCTTCATATTGTCTATTGTTTATCTATACAATTCTATAGTAATTATATTATCAAAATGATTTTTGGCTATATCTTCCCCTTCTTTTATAGACATATCAAATAAAGAGGCAGGGTAGGATGTTATATAATCATTCGTATTTATAACAACCCTTATTCCCTTACTCTTATCCTTGACAAGCATCAATTCGTCTATCAAATCTTGTACTGTCATATTTTTATCCGCTTTCATAAATCCCATTTTTATTTACTTTCATGGCCAAAAATATCCTTTTCGGCTATTCGCATGATAGATTTATGTATACCCGGCAAGACATCAACCAATTTAATACCAAAATTTTCTCCCCTCTTAACGAACTTCTCATATTCTTCTACCTTGCTAATGTATGTTTATAATTCTAAGTTTATCATATTCTTCAGTAAGAATCCCATGATCAAACAATTTGCTAGCGTCTATTTCAAAGTCCCTATATTTGTCAGTTATATTGATATCAGCCCACATGTTCAATCTCCCCTTATCATCCAACTGCATATGGATAAAGCCTTTTGTCACCTTCTTCCCGGCTTTAAGAGCCTCTACGTCTTTATCGGTAATCTTTTTCATGCTTTCAATATTTTATCGATACAATTAAATTCATCTTTCATCCTGATCTTTATGCCCCCATATGATAATTCCTTATGAGCTGTGACAAAATAATCAACCGCATCTTCATCTAATAAACTATGCGGACACCTTTCCCATACAGGACTTTGATCTAGATGATCCCATGTAGCTACAAGTAACCTATTCTTGTCATTATCAATAGCTATTTTATATGTCCCTATAGTAGCCTTACGTTTAATGATCGCTCCATTTAACATCTGCTTCTTAGCCCAGCTTCATGAACCTCTCAACCCAAATGTCCTTATAACCCAGCCATTTATCTTCTTCATTTCAAGTTATTTGTTAAAAGCGTAATATAAATATAAATACATAAATTGGATAGGGCTATTCACCATACCCTTATCAGTAGGCTCGTCATACTTGTCAAGCCAAAGACGAAGCGCTTCCCAATCGATATCCCGCCGGTCACAGACCATGCAGGCTAGGTTAGCCCCGAACAGATCCCCTCCGCCACGTAAAGACTCGTTAAATCTCTTGGCTAGCCTTTTCTTGAATCCTTTATTGTACCAAATACCGGAGGTAGCGGCATAACAGTAATAAGCGTTGTATTTCATTTTCACACCCATCTTCTCAAATAAAGGCGTATGCCATATCCGGTCAAGGAAGAATACTATTCCACGATAGATAAAGGTTCGCAGGTTCTTTCTGTATCTTTTCCCCATGAAGTTATCCACACAAGATATAGTTCCGCCTGAATAGTACCAGTTATTGGCGCCTCTCTTAACCTTATCCGTCATCTTGAACTTATTTTTCCTATCCTCTACCCTATCCCAAGGCTTTAATTTATCCTCGTTAAATGTCGGGCAATAATGATAGTAATGATTGATCCATGAAAGGTATGGGTTGTATATCGTATATCCATTATCACTTACATATGAGTTTATCTCATACCCAAGCTTCTTAGCTAATGGCGATCCCTCATCAGCTAATACCTTCAATATCGGGTTCAAGTTCCATATCTGGTCTTGGCTGACGAACATCGAATAACAAGGATCCTCATCCTCGCCATACCATCCTCCCATGCCGCTTACGATCTTATCCAGATCAAGAGCATAATCTTTACCCCTAGAGAAATCATCCCTTATGAAGAAACCTTTGTAAGTAGGCATATCCTGCACTCCTGGTTGATCCTTAAATATCTCTTTAGCTCCTTCTACTAGTCTTTCCAGTGTCTGTAAGACAAAGAATATCTCTAGAGGATTATAGTCATGCCCATACACCTTATTGTGTATCCGAAGATATTGAAGAAGCTCGGCTATATTAATAGTCCCGTCCTCCACATATCCCGTATTGTTATCGAAGTTTATTTTGGCCAGAGGGATGTTACTCCCCGGCGGTTGATCTATGTCGTCATAACAATGAACAAACCGGTCGAAGAACAGATCCTTCCAGCCAAGATATTTATCCTCAATCGTCATGAGCTTATTTTTTATCGTACATAGACATGACGTTGATAAGATCAGCCTTTCTGGTCATCCCTTCAAGCTTCTCGAAACCATCCATATTATCACCGCTGACGATGATAGTAGGGTATACCTCAATACCGTATCTGGATATCTCCTCCTCCGTAGCCTTGTTCTCCGGGATCTGGTTCAACGTAACCTCACCCTCATACTCCTGTAACGTGTTGGCGATAATATATCGCATGTAATCGCTGTACTCAGCGTCTTTCTTCGTGAAAAAATCGATTCTTACCATTTTAAACAGTTTTTAATCTATTAATAATTAAATCCGCTGTAAATATAGCGTTATCTATCTCATCCATACCTATTTTCCTTCCATCAAAATCGTTAGATAATAAATCTTTCACGATTTGATATCTGCGCTGCTCCCAATTTATGTCTATATCAAAATTCAGATACCTTACATAATCATAATTCAATTCATCATAACTATAATTGAGATACTTAACTATCGGAAATGGAGTATCATCATAAATAGTGCGCTTGATTAAATCAACGTATTTACCGGTTTTTTTATTGATAGCTCTTAATCTCTCATCTACTACTCTTTCTCCTGACTCTTCCATTCTATTAACCCTTTGTTATGTTTGTTACTTGTGTAATCATATTCATCATTTCTCTTGTCCCCATATTTAAATGGATATATCTCATACGACAATATGGCATCATACACCCTTTTGTCTATCAATCCATTATTAAAATATTTTTCGGCCATTTCCTTCAGCCTTTTTTTCTTAAATTCCCTATAGGCATAAAATGCTTCTTTTTCATTTTCATACACACCTATATGTGTCTCTCCTTCCCCTTTTTCTATTCTACATCTTGACCTATATTTACCATATTTCGTTTTAGTAACACCCAGTGGAAGAGTCTTATTGTTTGACCATTCAGATTTTATACATTCATTTATTTCCATGGGAACAAACACGCATGTTTGAGGTGAGTATTCTTTGTTCCCTTGGAATATTATATCTTTATCAAGATGAAATGTACTATCATGGCAATTCTCATCATAAAATTTTTTAAAATTGCTGAATATTTTCCATTCATCACATACATAGCAATCTTTATATGCATTGAATTTTTTAGATTTCATGTAACATCTCTTTATCATATGACACCATGTGTTATAACTCCTATCGTTTTTACTCCCGTATATGTCATTTACACCAACCCCGCATATTAATCTTCTGTTCATGTCATATCTACATTTAGGACACCCATGCCCGTTTAGATGATTATGAGGTGTTTGCATAAAATCTCCATGTATCTTACATGTTATAATTAACTTTCTGTCATGCCCATTATATATTGATTTGCTATAATCGTATCTGTTCCCATGTACTATGGATGCTTCCTCTATGAATTTAAATGTCTTATTTTTAGACATATCCTTACCTTTCCCATGTTTGTCATAATATAACATAGCTATTATATTCCATGCCGCACATGCAAGATGATAACAACCGGTTTCTTTGTCAAATTTCTCTCCTTTCATATATTCCATTATATGACGTTGACTCGCAGCAAAATACCTATTAAATCCATCAGGTATATCTTGCCATGAGTTATCAGCATACTTCTTGGCACCTTCTGTATATACCCTCACGATGTCTTCTATCTCAGCCAAAGGAAGGAGGTCCCACCGGAGTTTGCCGTCGGCCCGGTCGTTCTTCCCGCTGCCGTCCTTCCCGACGAACGGTGCGTCTGTCGCTTCCCACTCATTGGTATTACATAGACCCTCGCCGATAGAGCTATAATCCGTAAGCTTATCGACCGTTTCCTCATCAATAATCCTTAATTTAATAGCCCTGTTTAATGATACAACCATTTCCTCGTCAGCCCAAGCATATTCATATGATGCTTTAAATAATGGGCCTAATTTCATCATTCCTGTACGATCGGCGGTTTCAAGTACCTCAAATACCTCACCGTCATAAACAACCTTTTCGTATTTACCAAATTCCTCTTTCATTTTAAATTTCTTTTTGTTTTATTATTATTACTGGATCATCATTAAAAGGAGACAGTATTCCAATATGCAGCAATATGCTTCGCTCATCCCCATCATTCTTTTCTGCTTTAAAGCCATTGATAACACATTTGTCACTAGATATAATAAAACCGCTTGTATCAGGATTATTTTCAATTGTAACCCATCCCTTTTTAAAGATCCCTACATTCCGGTGTCTCACCTGTTATGGAATAAAGCTCACCAGATGATAGATATACGCAATGCGATGTCTTCCCGTCCCTCCACTTGCTTTGCTTCGTAATCCCGCAAATAGCGCAGCGTTGGATCCCCGGCCCTGCCTTTACCTACGAGTGTCGTACGTTTTTCTTTCTCGTCCTGTTGGTGTTGTCAAGTTTCCTCATATTAATCCTCCAAAGTCATTATAATCTTATCTTTCCCGATAATAACCTCATTCCCGCTCCTTACATCAAAGCATTTCCCTTCATCTGCCTCCTTGAAATAAAGAGCACCATTGTACTCGAACAAACCGAAGCCGTAATCGTCTAGCTTCATTTCGTTAAGTCTCTTGAATTTGTATATTTTCCCCATATTTTCTGTATTTTTTATATTTTGTATTACTAAACACATCAAAAAGATAGATAAGATCGTTGCTATTATCCCTCCATAAAATTTAGTCGAATCATTCTTTTCATTTCCTTCTACTATCAAATAGATAGAACACGCCATTATTATAAAGGTAGATCCTAATCCAATCATAACATTTCCCTTGTTTTCAAAAACTCCATCATATCCTCTGCACTAAGCTGGAAGCCTGCCGCCGCCTTATGGCCTCCTCCCCCGGGATAGGCTTTACGTGCCAGCGCCGAGACATCCACCTCCTCTTTGGTGGTATAGAATGAACATCTAAAGAATCTTCCGTTCCAGCAAAATGGCATCATCAGATCATGTCTCTTAGGGTTATACATAGATTCAAATGTAGTAGAGTTAAACTCCGTGGTATTCATACATATAGCCTTGTACCCAAATACATCAGCCTCGAATGAGAACATATTCATCTCCCCTCTGTTTTTCTCTACTATATACTCTATTATAGCCTCCCCGTTATTTATCATATCATTCACTAAGTTGCTATCGGCTTTATCTAGTACATCCTTAACAATGTTTACATCAAGACCGCAATATCCCCTCATCCCGTACTGGAACGCCATGACATCACTCCACTCGAACCGGTCGTGATCCCATACATCATAAGCACTCAATAATTCTACCACATTAGGAGTTTTGATGTCATCGAAAAGATATTCCCACGTAAGCTCACAGGCCGCCGCCCCTATACGCCTCTTGCCCTTTACCTCGTAATCCCTCATATCGTCTATGGCTGTCTTATGATGGTCTATCCATACGACATCTATACCTTTCTCTTTCCACTCATCGAAAAGGAATCTCGTTCTGCTCCCAAATGACACGTCAACTACAAATACCTTATCATATTTATTCACGTCAGGTATTTCCTTGCCGTAATTGTAAGGAAGAAGATCAATGTCCCCTTTGAAATACTTTTTCACTATAGCCGCTGACATTACTCCGTCAAGATCAGCCTCATGATATATACACCCAATCATAATAATTTTTGGTAATTATATACTACTTTACACTATCACTAAAATAATAAAAGGACACATAACCATGTATCCTTTTATTATTCAATCGTTTTTCTCATTTTTCTTTCCCTTTCCTTCTTTTTTAACGCTCCAAGAAAGAGTTTTCCGAAAAAGAGGATCACGGGGATCTATTTTTGGATTATAGCCGAATATGTTATCGGCTATTCTCTTCATCTCCTTCTCAATATCTTTATGTATTACTACTTCTATGTCTTTCTTTTTTCTCATGCTGCCATATTCTTTAACTGTGAATACCTTAATCGGTGTCCGATATTCTGCAAAAGTACATCGAATCTTTCACATTCGGAAAGATGTTTGGTATTATACCTAAAAGCTGATGAGTCCACGTATCTTTGCAGATGTTTCCTAGACACCCAATGATGGACACCCTTCAATGTTCTTTTTAGGTGTCCCCAGAATCCTTCGATCGTATTAGTATGTCTATTCCCAATGACGTAAGCGCCTTTCTTATGATAGACAACACCGTGATCGTATAGGTTAGGATCTAAGTTTCTATAAGCTTGCCATTCATCCGAGAAGATTGTAGATCCCGGACATACAACATCGTTTATAATCGGAATCAAAGTTCCGGCTTTAGTATCATTAACAACCTTGGCTATAACAAAGCCTTCTCTTTGTAGCATACCAAATACCGGAACCTTGTCCTTACAACTCCTGCCTCTTGCGTTTCTTACCTTCTTACTACTATGCCTATTCTTATTCAATCCCCCTATATAAGTCTCATCTACCTCAACCTCTCCGTTTAGACATTGGCTGGCATCTATATTGAAACAATTTTGGATACGTTGCAACATAAACCAAGCCGTCTTTTGTGTTACGTTAATGAACTTAGCCAACTGAACGGAAGAGACACCCTTCTTAGCGTTTATGACGATATAGCAAGCCAACATCCATTTCCTCAACGACACTTTCGTGTTCTCGAAGATCGTGTTTGTCCGGACGTTGAAGTACTTTCCCGTGTTCTTGCACTTGTAACGGTTTCCCTTACATTTATAAACCTTTGAGTCCGGATCGTATGGAGATACGACATGATCGCCCCATCTCTGCCTCTCCAAAAAATCAATACATGATTGCTCGGTAGGGAAGAACTTCACTAACTCATCAATAGATTTAAAATGATTCATTTCAAACATAACACTCTGATTTTTAATCTATAAAGATAATAAATTCGTTCAAAACCAGCAATCAAACCATACCCCCAATATAATCTCATTAAAATTGTTTTAGTTTTAATTAGGATTGTTTAGAAATAAGATTGCTATATTTGAAAATAAACTTTAAAATCTAATGTTATGGTAAAGAAAACAAATCAAAGACGTGATAAGACTACTCTTTATCAAGATTCTAATAATAAATGGCGTTGGCGAAGAACAGCTCCTAATGGAGAAATAGTAGGTGCGTCTACACAAGGTTATGCAAATAAAAATGATTGCAAAAAAAATGCAATAAGAAATGGATGTGATATAGATGATTAATCTTTAGGAATAAATCCAACAACCTTTTCGGTAGAAGCTCTTTGTTTTATAAAACTTTCAGCTTCTTCCCATGAGGTTGCCCATATTTCACCGGCATACTTTTTGCCATTGATTTGATACTCTGTTACAAATTTCTTTTCTTCTTTTTTCATGTTTGTAATTTTTAAAAATTAATAAATATGATAAAACAAAAGCGGGACTAGCCTAAATCTAATCCCGCTTATCTTTTAATTTTACTGTTTAGTCTACTCATCCATTATTCTGAATAGCTCAAATGAGTAAGTATCCTCATGTGTTAAGCCGTGTCCAGCGTCCCAGATCCCGTGATGTGTTAGGATCATATAAGATTTTCCTTTCATTTCCACGGTCCACTCTGAGTATATTGCATTATCAAACTCCTTATCAAAAACTATACTCATCGTATTTGGATCAAATTCATATGTGAATCCATCTACGCTAACAGTATTGTTTCTTCTATCAGTTGTTTTTTCATACCCAGTCCCGTCTTCAAAGAACGCATATACCATTTGTTCTTTGCCTGCTTCTCGAAGCCACATTCCTACGATAGAGGTATTATTGCCAACTACATTTTCGACACTAAAACGATCGTCATCGTGGCAAGAAATAAGCAGGAAACATGATACCGCTAATAAGTATATGATACGTTTCATGTTAATCCCCATAAACCGTTATCGTATACTTGGCGAACAGCCCTAAGACGCTTGTTGACTTCTGATCAATATGACTAATCTTTGTGATACCGCCGTCTTTAGCCGCTTTTTGTACGCTTGCGTCCCCGAATGCGAACCAGCCCAAGACGCTTGTTGCCGTAGCCTCTCCTTTCTTAGATCCTAAAGGATTTGAAGTTACCGAGACTGGTGATTGAGTCTCTTGATAGACATAACCTGTTACCGGAGACTTTACCGCTGCGCAACTTGATAACAAGAATGCCGTACTGATAAATAAGAATGCTTTTTTCATTGTGTGTTTGTTTTTGCCCTCCCTGTCCCCTTCGTTCGGTGGTTTCTAAATAAAAGAAGCGTGGGGACTATTGGATGTTACCGTATTTGAGGCTCTGGACTGCCCACCACTCAATAACAAACAACAGCCCCACGCCTTATGATTGTGTATAGTTTGCCCCTAGAGGTATAAATATAACAACATAGGCGTAGGAGGCATCTTTGTCTATTATCCCGAGTGGTTGAAATTGTCCAGATTTCAAATACGAGATAATATCTTAACGCTTCTACGTCTTTATTCTAATACGTGGGGCAAAGATATAGATATTTAGAAACGCAAACAACCCTATGACATACTTTTTAATGCTTTATCATAGGGGCGATCAATAAAAATGAGATTTGTCTATCTTTTTATAGGGAGGTGTAAACTGGTATATAATTACCTTTTTTTATTTGTTTCAATTCATATTCTATCACACTGATACGACCCATGATAATATTTTTATCATCGTCATTATCATGATCACCATCTTCCTTCTTAGATAAGATATTATCTATTTGGGCTGACGCTAATACCATCATCATGCAATGATTTGATTTAATTTTTTTTAATATATCTACGCCATTTATCGTAATTAGAACACCAATATTTTTTATCCCATCTATACCCATATTTATAATCTATTGTTTTTAATTAAAAAATCTATGTACTCTTTTATCTCCTTGTTTCGACCGTTATCCCAATCAAATGTCTCGTTTATGAATTTGAAGTACGATACCGGAATTGAATGCAACATCCATCCACAATACTTGCCGAATGCCATTAACGTAGAGCCAAGGGGATGATCCGGTCTCCCGGGAACAGGGGCGGCGGTTACGCCCTGCGCCAGCCCCCTCCTACGATCTTTCTTGGCGGCTTTGATATCCAGATCTGTTTTCGTTACATTATTCCCCATCGGGATATTGGTAATTAGTTTATCGCCGATAAACATCCCCCATCCATATCCTTTGTAGTTCTCTATACTAAGTTCTCTTATATCACCGAACCTTGACGAGTTATTGCAACAATCAACGACCAATGCGCTATCCTTACCGTCCTTTATCCTGACAGCTCTCCCAAGCCACTGATAAAACGACGAGAATGAGAATGTTGGTCTTCCTACTATCACACAATCCAGACCCGGATGATCGAATCCCGTACCGAGGGCGGAATAGTTGAACACTACCTTCGTCTTACCCGACTTGAACCTCTCAACTATAGCCTCCCGCTGCTTCTTTGGCGTGCCTCCGTGAACCACCTCCGCAATGCCGGCACATATCTTGGCGTTCATCCATTCGGCGGCAGTATTGCAGCTCTCAACAGAATCCATAAACACCAGTATAGATCTACAGATGTCTTTTAATACCATCAACCGACGTAAAATAAGGTTGTTTAAGCCATTTTTTCTCACCGCCTCACTAATTGACTCAGCCGTATATTCGGAGCCGTTAGAATTGAGTTTAAGGGCATCTCCATTGAAATCCCATGTCTCATATTTAAGAGGTGTCCAAAATCCTTGCCTTATCATCTCCTCTACCTGTATCACGTGAATCAGGTTCTTGAAATATACCGGTCTCATACGAGTGATGAAATTAAGTTGGGAATATGATGTATGTCCTATCGACATGTTTTTAAGTCTACATGGCGTGGCTGTAAACCCTATCACCTTTCTCGGCTTCAGCTCATTCATGAATGTCATGAACTCACTGCCATCCTCAGGACTGTATCCGGCGTGAGCCTCATCTATCAATACGTTTCTGATTCCCATCTCCTTAAGCTGACCAACAACCTTCTTGATAGACCCTAACGTGGCGTATATCATGTTAGACAGCTCTTTCTTGCCACAGGAGGCGGAGTAGATGGTCGCCGGTATGCCATATGATGTAAGCTTGCAGTAGTTTTGTATTAGTAATTCGCGAGACGGCTGGAGAATCAGCGTCTTATCTCCCATCAATCTAGCCGCTTCTGCTATGAGGATCGATTTACCGCAACCTACCGGTCCGATGACTAATACTGGATCATGTCTATCAGAGTTTATGTAATCGGATATACTTTTAACACACTCCTCTTGATATGGTCTTAGTCTGTATATCATTTGGATCTGTAGTTATCAAAAACGTCTTTCACGTACTCTAATCTTATCGCACACTCCCGACCATCGTCCATTTTCACCATCAACGTCTCTTTGGTCTTGCTTATGGCTATCACCTCTCCTATCCCTATCTGGATATGAACTATATCACCTATCTTTACATCAAATTTACTCATGGTCCAGCCTTTTATTAAATTCCTCTATCTTGCTCCTGTCTGTCTCTTTGGTCATCTTAGCCTCTTCCTTGAATATGTCATACCCTTCTCGGATATTGTCTCCAACCATATTCTCTATCATCTCCCTTAACTCATCGCTTCTTACGGCGAAAGATATCTGAAACGATTTACTTGTACCTTTCATTAGATAATCAATCTCCTTCTTGCATTCTGTCATCAACCGATCCAGATTATCGAATTTAACGAACTTAGAGTTGCCATTGGCTTTCCTTACCCCATCCTTGAAATCCTCCAATATCCCGTTAAACACATCTGCCATACACATTATGGAATGTAGCCATACCAGCATATTGAATTTATATTCATTATCAGCGTTGTTCATCAAACTCACCAAAGACTCGCTTTTTGTCAACATGATCTTCGATTCCCGGTCTACGATATCCTTTATCTCCTGCCGGCATTTCATGGCACCAACGAAATCCATTTTAGAATAACATTCATTTGATTTCTCTACCAATTTCCTGATATCCTTTCTAGACATCAGAAGATCCAATATCTGTTTTTCTCTTTCGCTTTTATCCACGTTACTAAAATTATTTATTTTATTTATTAAATTCACATTCATATCACAAGATGTTTACTCTAACAGGGTTAAACGCTAACCCACTATCGATTATCCCACTGACGTAAGAATCACCGAATACTTTCCTGCCAATCCCAATAGCTCCGTTGATATCAGCATTTAGCAGCTTTCCAATAGAGCTTTGAAACAATCCTCGTTTCTTTCTTTTGCCTAAATAAACATCATGCTTGCATAGTTTCTCAAAAGCCAAATGGTCTACTTTGGAGGCATAGGACTCCTCATGAACTTGAAGGATGATTCCAACTAATTTACATTTGTAAGAAATCTTGTCAATGAGTTTAGAGAACGGTATCTCAACGAATTTCTGGTTTATTCTCTTTCCTAGATTTATCCCATTCTTCCATCCCTTGTTTACCCCTACTACAAGACTACCAATATTATTGTCAATACAATAATTGACGATAAATCTGCTGATCTTATGGATATGATCATCTATCCAAAAATTCCTGCAATTGTTTAACTGTCTTAATCTCCTTGAAGTTCCCTTATCGCCAATATATGACATCAATCTAGCTCTCTTCTTATTATACCACTGATTGAAGGACTTGATAATCTTGCCGTTTACAATGAAAGGCCTGATACCTACATTGCTTATACATGTACATAAATTATTCAATCCCAAATCAATCGAAAGAACATTATTCTTATTAAGATTTAAATCCTGTTCCTTCTTCTCATAAATAACCTCAACCACATAGCATGTAGCTTGAGGGATTATCCTAACCTGACATAATTTGTTATCTCCTATGTTTGTTTTGATTGGTTGGACTATGTTTTTGATAAAATGAATGCAACCATCACTCTTAAGCCTGCAAGCAGAAGTCGTAAAGACTACCATATTCTGCTTCTTGCCTCGTTTGTACTTCGGCAATTTAGGTTTCGAATTGAACTTAGAGGGATTTTTTTCATATTCCTTCTTTAATTTCATCCAAGACTTTATTGCCGAAAATGCTTGAGCTACGACTTGTTGGGATACCACTGATGGTAGATTCCTAAAATCAACCTGATTCTCCTTACATAATTTAGTAGAAAACTCATATTCATTTATGTAATCTCCGGAAAATATACCTTGTCTGACATTGAAAAGAACATAATTATACAACAACCCGGATTTGAGGCATATATCCTCAAACCGGTTGTCTTTTACGATATGTCTCTCAACTAATCTCATTTTTAATATCTTATGCCATAAATATAAACATAGTTTATGATACAAATAATTTATTCTATCATAACCAGTTATTTATTGACACAAATATAATTAAAGCCTAGATATTTACCTAGGCTTTTTAATAAAGTTAATCTTTTTTATTCTTTCTTTTTGACTCGTCCCAATCCGATGAGTACCTGCATGTTCCTTGTTTGTGGATCGAGAAATCGCACCAAAAACACAAGGGCTTGGGGCGGGGTTCAAGGCAGGCCGGCTGGCGTCCCATGAGGTAGCGCTTCTCGTACTTATACCCTTGTTTGGCATCGTCCCAAACGTGAGCTTGATAGCTATCTATTTTATTTGTCTCGAAATCATACATATCAAGAAGGATATCATTAAGTTCCTTGACCGATCTCTCCACTTTCTCCTTATCTACCTTCACGTTTTGGTTATCCAACATACGGGTAAAAAAAAAGCTACACATATCTGGTAATACCTTATACTTCCTGTATATGTAAAAGGCGTATATCGGATGCTGGAGATTGTGAAGCAATTTATCCTTATCGAATAATTTTCTCCCAGACTTCCAGTCTATCGTATACATAGCTGTTCTGTCTTTTGTCTTATACTCACCTCTCCAGTCTACTGATCCTATGATATGTACCTTATCGTACGTCACGCCATCCAATGTAAGGGGCTTGGGTAGCTTATAAGGCAGGACGAAGTCCTCCTCCACGCCGGCCGGTCTCGACCCCCGGATCACTTTCTCCATTGGCGTAAGGTTCGACCACGCTTTCTTGTAATTACCAGCCGCATCCTTCTCGAACAATCCTACAATCCATCTTATTAGCCTAGCCGCATGTTGCATAGATTCAATCTGAGATTTAACGCTATCAAAAGGTATTTTCTCTATATCAGCGTAGTAGTTGAATGCCTTGCTCATATCCTCATAAGAAGGTCTGCATCCGTTCTTGAAGAAATACTCCATCGTTTGGTGGATAACCGTACCATATGACGTAGCCTCATGCTTCTCCGTGGACCTATGACCCTCCACGTAAGTCTTATACCATTTATATGGGCACTGGACGAACGTGTCTATCTGCGAGTAAGAGGCGGCGAGAACCTTTTCTCCGTTTATAACCTTACATAACAAATTATTCTCCGGTATTACCATAAAGTTTATCTATATTTATATCAAGTCCGTATAAGTCTATTAATATATTTTGTAGACGGTGAAGATCCTTAATCTGAATAGGATCGCTTAGATCGTCTTCCAGATCCCTAAGGCTAAGATAATACCCATCATCAAAAATCTCTATAGATATTCCGTAGCCTCGATATACATCCCGCCCCTTATCACGCTTGAAATAGATAGTATCAAGTATATTATCATCTATCTCAATAGGCATGACATCATCTTCCCCGAAATACCATTTCATTATCCCATCATCAACCTCACGTTCAAGGATCAATGACTTACTTTCATTACGCATACCAGTAACGCACCCTACTCTCCATATATTGCCAGCCTTGTCTTTTACAAGATCCCCTATCCTTAGTTCTTTAGCCGAAATCATACTCATCCTCCTCATTGTGATCGTCATCGCAATCATCGACAAGAGGGGTTTCTAGCCCCTCTTCCCAATCGTCATATCCGAAATCCATTATTTGTCCTTAAAATAAACATACAACATATCCGCAAAAATCCCTACAGTTAGTTCATCAACAGGTTTATCACCGAAGACATCATCCGATATCCTTATACCAATCTTCTCTTCAATCTCCATCAACACCTCTAATAAATCAAATGGATCCATAGCCAGATCAGATGATAAATTACTATCTTCTTTTACATCATCAATTACCTCTATATTATTAATGTAATTGAACTTATGCATTTTTTTCAAATATCTCTTTTCTGGCTAGTTTCAATATTTTATCTCTCTCCATGATTATTTAGATAATTATATAATATATCCATAAATTCCCCTACCGTAAGTTTAGTATAAGGTTTGATGTTTAGTGTCTCATCAGGTATAGATATACCCATCCTTTTCTCTATTTCCATCACCACCTCTGCGTAGTCAAAGGAATCCATAGCCATGTCAGTCGCCAGCCCATCCTCGTTATCGATCTCGGCAGCATGATTAAAACCCGTAAACTCACCCATCTTCTCAAAGATCACTTCCTTGACTACTTTTTCAATTTCTTTTCTTTCCATGCTAAATTGACATCTTTAATCTTCTACCTAATTCTTTTTTTATATCTGATATTCTTTCGATGTCCATCTTAACATCTCCAGTAATAGTATATTCCTTATCCATTTTCTTAGGAGGATCCGGGAGTCGGCTTACGGCGAACAACCATGCCAGTTCCTTGTTCTTGTTCTCCCTAAGATATAGATCAGATGTCATGCCATACATTTTTATGATCGTATCGAATAGCGTCGACTCCGATAAGCTCATATGTACGCTATAGACATTTGACGGCTTCCATATCAAGTTATCCAACCTCATCGTGTATTCACGTTTAAGGTCTATATGGGATATTACGGCCCTTACTATAGGTTCTTCCTTGAAGTTGGTGTTAGCCACAAACCAGATAAGCCTTTTTTCCACCTCCTTGATAGCTCCTGTATCCTTACCCATATCGTTATATACCCCAACGATACGATCCCGGATCCCCTCGACCTCCGGTGTCAGGCCGGGTGTCTCTATCAGCATCAGCAGCGACCCTCCCCTTGGCGTTATCTTCCACTTCCCATTCTTCTGAAGCTCGATATAACCAGACGCTTTATAGCCGTCTATTTTCTCTTTTGGAATGACATCAGCCATCTCCTCTTTTTGCCGGATCATCAAAAGATACCCGACATCAGACATCGTTAATCCTGATGTCATCATCTGTTCAAAATTTATGTACATAAATGAATGAATTAAAATATTGATCTTATTTTTCTAGCTATTCTCTCAACTATGTCAGAATGATCATTATCATTGTATATATCAATCAATCTACGAAGTATATATAATCTTGTGTCCTCATCCAAAGAATCAAACCATAACTCATCGATACGTTTATTAATCGGCTTAAACATTCTTAACTCAGGTATAAGCTCATATGCAAAATCATCTTTTCTATCTGCCAGCTCAAGCATATCAGCCGCTTCAACTATAGCCACACATATAAAACTCTCATGTCTATTCTTTATAAGATGATAAGCTCTTATTAATACCCTAAGGCCGTCTGCTTTCGACAATCTCTTTCCCTTTTTCATATTGCTTTACAGTATAAGATTCATTAGCCATGCCAACCCTACCAACTGATATGGATTGATTTATTGATTGATTAAGATGTCCTATAACCGACATCTTAGCCCTAACCGTATTGGCACATCTTAGAAGGATGCGATAATCCTCTAACGCCCTCTCGTATCTTACGTCCACCCTAGCCCTTTTATCGGCGTCAGTCATGCTCTTACATGTCCCGTCCTCTCTAAGGCTTATAGCGATCTTGTCCCGTATGATTCTGATATCATCCTCGGCTATCACCAGTTCGGCGTCAAGAACCCCCTTGTATGAGCTAAGAAGATCCTCCACCGCCACAACTTCCCTTTTTAGGTTCTCCAATTCCAATATCATTGAGTTGTCATTTATCCTTTTATACTCCTGTACTTTATTGGATACCTCATCACAGATACTCATGATCTCCTTTTCCCGTTCCCGATTTATGATATATCTGATGCTGTATTTAGCCATTTCCTTTAACGAGGATATAATTTCCTTTATCCCCATCTTATCCTCAACCGACAATACGGTCTTCAAGAACATTTCCAGCACCTTTATCACTACAAGCAAGTAATTATGTCTCAATCTCATGTCAATAAGGTGTTTCGTCATGTACTACATTGAAATCATCGCTAGGCGGTATATATTGTTGCTCCAACGGGATACTGGGAGGCGGGGGCGGTAGCGTCACTACGGTCGTGTCCGGCTTGCCGCTACCCACGGGGGCATCCGAGCCTCCCGGTCTTTCTTGGCGCACCACCCCTCCATCAGGATAATATCGCTCATATCCTTTCATGATATCTACATGTATCGCATCAATCTCCTCTAATGACCGTTGACGGACCTTTACGATATGATGGAATAATAATCCATCCACACGGAAAGATCGCCTTGATTCACTTTTAAAACGTTCCAGATTAGGATACCATCCTTGCGGGAATTGCATGTATGAGGGGTACCCGTATCTCTTCGGGATATTTAACGCTACCATAGCCGTACATAACTGTCCCAATGTATCTGATTGATAAAAATCAGATTGCTTTGGCATATGATCTTTTGGATCCCGTCGTCCTTCGATATCACGATTGAGTTGGGATATTATAAGAAAGAAAATATTAGGAAAAGTCCTTTTAGCTATATTACACATGGTTATCAACGAGTCGATATTTCTTTTGGCATCTCCTGAGCCTTGTATCAGGGCCGTATGATCTATAGACACGAATACCATTTTTTTATCTTTGTTTATTGGCATATACTCATTCCATAGAAAATTTTGAAGCTCATCTACGGTTGATGGTTTAGGGATGTATGTTATTCTGCTAGAGTTCTCTTCTCTAAGGCATCTCTGCATTTCTTTTACCTCATCTTCTGACATCTCGTTAAGGAGTATATCTTGTATGTCTTTCCCCATTTTTCTTGATAGTGAACGTAACATCAAATCTTCTGGGTTCATCTCAAACTCACATCTTAACCATACATAATCATCTGCCTGTGGATTGATATTGACATTCATCACATTGCTCATGATTTTTTGCGCCAGATAAGATTTGCCCACTCCGGGCCTAGCGCCGATAGCCACCGCATGTTGTGGGTAGAACCCGCCCAGTAACGCCTTGTCAAGATAAGCGTATCCAGTACGAGCCGGGAGAAGCTCTCCCGACTGATACTTTCTTATCCTCTCATAGGCATCCATGATAATCTCCTTGGATGACCTCCATATCCTATCCTCACTCATCCTCTTGCGTTTCTATCGCCAGCCGTATCGGATTTAGATCCTCTGTTAGCTGATCTTGATTTATATCTTAATCCCTTAGCCGTATGGCATAGATCCTTCCCCTTCCTATAAGCCTTACCCCTCAGCTTATCGGTCTTGTAATTCTTACGGCCCAACTCCCGTCTCTTGGCTTTCTGTTCAGGACGAGCATTAATCTTCTTGTCCGTCTCAGCCTTCTTCTTTCTGGCTTCCGGATGTTTCCTATAATATTCAGTCGATTTCCCCATCCTCTTCGTCCTCATCATCATAATCATAATTCTCTACGATAATATCCTCTCCATCCAGATACGAGGCTTTATCCCCGAGTCTATCTCTCATGCTCTCATAAGGATCGTCTCCATCCTTTATCTCCCACACACATACGTGTGGGCCTATTATATCAATCAGCATATTAGCCTTATCCTCGCTTATGCCTTTTTCTATCATCTTATCCCTACATTTGTAAAAACCACATGTCTTGTTAAATACTGATCCTCCTACATAAAATCCTGTTGGCTTATGAATAAAAATTACTTTCATCTTTTATACAATTAATATTATCTATCAAATTTATTTATTTTCCTTTATACAATCTCCATAGCTCATATCCATATCACACACCACCGTATCGGTCGTGTTGTTTACCACATGGAACAGGAACTCCGGGCATCCGTGGCAGGCGTTGCTCCCGATCGCCACCGCTCCATGCCTAGGGCAATCCTTCTTTACTATGGTTCTATCATATATCCGTATATGATTATCGCTATACTTTTCAATATATCTCATGGTATTAAGTAGTGATGGCAAAGACATCTTATATGGGGATACATGTTCTATTGGTATATCCAATTCACCAGATAGGCTTTTGTAAATATCCTGCACATCCCGTTTTGTTCTATACGCAAATATATTAATCTCAGTCATTACCATATCCATACTCCTAAGAAGATCCGGCTTAGCCAGCCTCCCCATCGGTTTCCCGAAAGGATCGGATCTCATCCAAGCCCCACACTTCTCGCACCCAACTTGCTTCCCCTCCACCGTATTTATTATAGTGGAGGGGATCTTGCAATACGGGCATACAGATCCGTTTAACATAGCTTTCTGGGCTAAAGACAGCTCTTTCATACCTTTTCTTCTATCTCAATATTAAATAGATTGCAGAATCTATCAAAATTTCTGTTCTCTATTCTCATATCCTCCTCATACCTGTCAACTGATTTGATGAAATCATTATAACAGTCCTCGCACATCCATTGATTGATTACCGCTACATAATAGCCCACGGACGTAGGCCTGTTACACATATCGCAAATACCTAAGCACCCATATCTGGTGAGCTTATCCATCATCTCCTGTCTTGTTATTTCAAGCACCTTGAATTTCTTGTAATTGTCAACTACCTTTGCCATTGTAAATTTGTTTAATGATAAAATAATCCGCTATATCCATTCCCTCATTTATATTGGGTTTTGATTCGAGAAAATCGCTTATCTCTATATTCATTCCCTTCATATCCCTATCCACTTTCTTCTTCCACTCGTTAAACGCCGATCCTTTGTCAGGATATAGGACTATTCTCCTACGTCCCAATGCCTCTATCATCTCCCTTTTCAACATATGGATACCGCCACAGGCCATAAACAACCTACTAGGGTACACAATATTGCAGATAACAGCCGTCTTCTCTGACTCTACTATATACACCGGAGCGTCATTGGGATAGAAGTTGATAAGAAACTCCCCGAACAGGCATTGCCTAAGCAGGTAATCCTGACCGTCCAGTATATGCACCCAACATACGTGATCCATGGGAACCTTTACCCTCTTCCCGTCAGGCCCGTAGTCCATTATCTTTCCGGTCCGCACTACCCAATTCTTATCCAGTTGCCAGAACACACAGCACTTACCCCAGTCCCCGAATCTCATCATCCCCACCTTATACAAGCTAAATGCCCTATTGGTATGATATGATCCGAAGATATTGGATAGATAATCCTGAAGATCGGATGTCTCGAAAGGATTAAGCGTCTCAAACATCTTGCTTACCGGAATGCAGTTGGCTATATCCGGATCCATAGGAGGTCTGTACCTCCTTAATACTTTGTTTGAATCGGTAAAAAGATCATTGTTCCCAAGTTCGCTCCCTGTTGGATATTTAAAGTAACCACATTTATTTTTATGATCACACACCCCAAACTGCTCTCCAACGATCTGACCGGTGGTTACGTCCACGTACGGCGTAAAACACTTATCCTTGCCGCATTGCGGACACGTCAGCTTCCTCCTTGGTTTGCTATGATCCAGCTCATACCGATGAACGCTCTTATTGAACTCCCTAAATTCCATCATCCTCTCCTCTCATTCATGACTCTATATATATAGTCCCTCAGTGGTTCTTTTCTTATCAACTTATTAACGTCAAACTCGCCTTCTATGTCCAAGGATCCGACTCTTGATGTAACCGTATAATTAGTTTTCTCGAACTTATACTTTCCTTGAAGATATACTACGGTAGCCATATTCAATATAGGGTTGTCAGTCTGTCTCTTCAACTTATATTGGCTGGTCTTTGCGGTAGGATCACCCGGAGCGAAGTTATATATCTCCTCTATCTCCAATATCTTTCCGTAGTTCTCTAATATCATTCTTCTATATAACTCAAGCTGAAAAGCATACTCATCATAGAAATTGCCTTTCCTGTTTGATTTGAAGTCTAATATAGCGAATATCCTCCTGCATCTCTTTATCTTCTTTTTCTCTGTCTTAGGTTGACCTTTCTTGGCTCCCGTCTTATAGAACTCTCCTGTCTCGACCTCTATCTCCACCATCTCCGGCTCGCTATCCATCTCCACCACGGCATCCACAGAGGAAGCTACCTTCAATCTCCTTGACCTCAACATCTTCTCAATCAACACAGGTTTTACATGTCTTTCTTTACAGAATATAGCGAATGATATTAGGTCTTCTATCAACTCATCCATATTATCCACTAATATCCGCTCCATCCTATACTTGTCTATTCTCAACTTAGCTTCCTTGACAGCTTTTCTTATCCATGTTGGAATCAGTTTTATCTTAACTCCCGTCAGATACAATCCAAATAAGTAATGCATGATCGTACCCAAGTCAGCCCGGTAGTTGGCGTACTCGTCTGGATCCTTACCCTTGAGCCTCATCTCATTCTTCCACTTCTCCAAGGCTCCGGACGTATCACAATACCCATTGGCGATATTGTTAGTGGCTCCATCGTATATGATAGGATACCCATCAACATCCATCTCATAATACACACGTTTGCCGGCGACAGTCATTCTATATAACACCGGTGTCGGGATATCCTTTATCCATTCAGCGGCGTAATACTGTTGCTCTGTTTCCAGATCATACTCAACCTCCATCTCCTCCTTAGGCTCGTTTTTAGGTTCCTTAACAGGCTTTTCCTCCTCAACCATATCTTTCTTTGGGACCGTTGATAAAACGTCTAATATGCCAAAGAAAGCGGTAAATTTAGGATCTGTATGATATGATCTTAATACTGGTAATGATGATCGCCAGTAATATGATGACCGATGCTCGTCCGCTATCTTACCTAAAGCCGACCATTCCACCTCCCCATCATCCGCAATAATCACATTGTGTCTCTCGGATAAACGAACTCTCATGTCATCAAACGGCTCTTGATCGCTTATGACTTCCATGATCGTCCCATAACTATATACTGTGTCACTTATAGCCTTATATCCTAGGTCTAAAAGTAATCTTTGTTTTCTTCTATCCATGATAATAATCTGGTTTTTAATTTACCATCCTCCTCGACTTTAGGTGCGAGATCCCTCATCCTTCTGGCTGCCAACAGCCATACGTTGCCAAACTCGTCCAAGAGCCGGCTGAAATCCATCGTATCTAATAGATAATCGAATCTTGTATGCTCATCAGCCGTCAAGTAGATAATGTTATCATTATCCTCAGCAACTGATTTATATTTCCGTTTAGGGTATAAGTGGCATATGTTGCTTACCCCCGGGCATGGTATGTATGCGCCGGTAGCAGATCTCCTTGTCATACTCAATCTAGCCACATGGGCGCCAAAGAAAACGGCTAGGCTCTTCCCCTTTGGCTTGGCCTTTACCCGTATCGCCGCCCTTTCCTTTGGTGGTAGCTCCTTGGCTCTGCATGCGGGACACAACCCCTTACTCCTTATGGTTACCATCCTTCCGCATCTCTCACACGGTAACATCCTACCCTTCATAAAACAGGTTCAAGGAAACCCGCAAGTCTTTATCTCGTGGGAGGGATTGAACCACTATCCCTTCTTTGATTAATAAATTTATTTCAAATATTTGACAATTAGATATTTTTAGTATATTTGCTGTATGAAATTGACATTGCAAATAAAGCTGCTTCCAACATGCAAGCAAGTCGAAATGTTGAAAGATACATTTAGTGTTTTCAATAAGGCTTGCAACGCTATTTCTCAAATAGCGTGGGAGCGACGTGTATTTAAGCAATTTGGTCTGCATAAGGAGGTTTACTATCCAATAAAGGAAACGTATCGCCTTTCCTCTCAGCTTGTCGTACGCGCTATCAGCAAGGTCGCAGATGCGTATAAGCTTGATAGAAAGAAACAAAGATGTTTCCGTGAATTTGGGGCTATTACATACGATAGTCGTGTTCTCTCCTACAATATTCCAAAATCCATATGCTCCATCTCGCTTATTGGAGGGCGTGAGAAAATAGCATATACCTGCTATCGTCCTCATCTTATGCAATTCGCAAAAGGAGAAGCCGACCTCGTCCTTATCAAGGGTAAATTCTATCTCTATCAAACGATAGAGATCCCAGATGAGGAAGAAGAGGATGCAGAGGATTTTATTGGTGTTGATATGGGAATCACAGATATTGTTTCTATCTCTGATGGAACCAGTATTTCTTCCAATGAGGTCAAAAATATACGAGACAAATATAATAAGGTAAGAGCTTCTATTCAGTCCAAAGGCACCCGCAACTGCCATAAGTTGCTGAAACGGTTGAGAGGACGTGAGAAAAGATTCGCTACCATCGTGAATCACAGTATTAGCAAATGGCTTGTTGCGAAGGCCAAGAAAGAAAACAAGGGTATCGCTATCGAGGATCTTAAAAATATCCGATTCGGCATGAACTCCAAAAGACGAAACAAAACATTTCGAAGAAGAAGTAACTCGTGGAGTTTTTATCAGCTTCGTTCCTTTCTTGAATATAAATGCAAGATGAATGGAGTTAAGATCATTGCCGTCCCTCCGGCTTATACCTCGCAAACATGCCATGAATGCAAACATATAGGTATTCGCAATGGGAAGCGATTCCATTGTAAATATTGTGGCAATATTGCAGATGCGGACATTAACGCTGCTAGAAATATTGCTACATGGGGGTATGTAAACACCCATGAAAGATGGGAATTGTTGTCGTGTTCTATACATGATGATATTTCTACGTCTAAAGCCCATAAATCTTTAGTTTACGGGTAGTTTACGTCTTTTTCTTTTTATAACTTTTATTGAACTCCATAAGGCTCATAGCCCTATACCTCTTAAGCCTATTAATCTTACCCTCAGTCCAATCTTGATCTTTGAAGTTGATGATCGTATCGAATATCTGAGCCAGCTCTCGGATATTAAAATTCCTGTTCTGTATTTTTTTATAGAATCCGGACCTACTATACCCTAACTTGGAAGCCAGATAAGTCTTATTAGATAATGTGAGGATACGATAAATCGTACCCTCCATCTTACTTATCTCCATCAACTTCTCGGCGACGGATGACATGGTTTCGTAGCTAGCCTTGTTGCTTACTATCCTCATGCTTCTCCGGGTTCCTGATCTTACCGTCAAACTCATAGAAATCCATCAACTTCTTCTCCTCCTTAATACAGGTTACCACGAAGTCTGATATAGTCCCTTTCATGCCCTCCTCGAAGTTCTTCTTGGCATGATCAAGGTCATTGGCCCGAACGATGTAGTTAAACGCCTTGCGTTTCTCATTGCCCGATTTCTCGTCTATCGTAATATAATCAGCCGTGACCTTATAGAACCGGTCTCCATCCATGGCAAACAATTCCGCTATCCTGAATCGTTTGATATCAACGCTAAACTCACCGGAGATGAATGGTCTCATTTCCTCTATGATTCTAGCCTCACATTCGGTATAAGAAAGGGCATCTACTAAATACTCTTCCTTTACCTTCTTCTTCATGCCGTTCTCGGCATCGGTCTCGTAAGAAACCGTACATTTAAACAAATTGTGCATTTTAATCTATATTATTATTAAACAAAGGATAATCTTTTATTCCTTCACGAATATATCTCTCCGTATCATCATCCACATCATAAGCCTTCTTGAAAAATATCATAGCCTTGTCCGTGTCGTGATCCACCAACGGAAGATATTCCTTTACGAAAAGAACTTTAAGATGATTCATGTGATCAATCTTGCGCCTTACATCAATTACTTTTGGCCATATCTCGGCACGGATTTCACCCATCTTTTTTACATTCTCTTTGTATTCGTTTACCTGATCTTTATACTCCTCCTCGATCTCGTTGTTCTTATCCTTGACAGACTTATAAGCTTCCTTATCTTTCGTGTCAAACATCGGAACATGCCTGATATTGATTATATCCAATCTACTGCATAGCTCCTCATTGGATATGGTGAAATCATATCTAGTACTGTATAGATCAAATTCACTTAATAACTTAGCTATCTTAATAGCATCATTCTGATCAAGAACGGCTATATTCAAGCCCTCCAAATAGTAGAAGAAATGAGATGGAGAAATAGATTTATATCCATACGTCTTCATGACTGGAGGCTCATCTATAAACCTGACACCTTCCTCCGCACATCTTGTTACGATCAATTTCTCTACCTGCTCATCAGTAAGATCATATATCTCCTGATCGGTCATCTCATTAATTGTCTTCATCGTCATCCTTCTCCATCATTATAGCCTTTGCCGCCTTTTGTTTATAAACCTCACTCATAAGGCAGGTAAAATCCATATCATCCATACCAGCCATAACATTGGCTTCTACTTCCAAATTCATCTCAATGTTCATTACCGAGACTTCATAGTTACTATCATCTTCTTTATAGAAAATGACTTTGCCACCATACTCGAAACCATTATCTTCGGTCTTAACCATATCGATGATCTTCTCCAATTTCTTTACAAACTCACTCTTTTTCATATATGCAATTTTTATATGTCTACAAAAGTAGACATTTTGTTTTTGAATTAAATTAAATAAACATTATTAATAGTTAATACTATCCTTTCTCCTATCATTCATATTTATTCTTTGGTAATTATACCCTAACATCTGCTCCATCTTCTTTAACCCAATTAACCGTATCGCAATGCCAGCAATACCCTGTCTCGGAATCCTTTTTATGAGAATGGGAACCACATGTAGCGCACCAATAATTATCATCTATATTGTATGTGTAACTTTTATCCTCATGCATCTTATCTATTCTAGCTACCCTATCTTCCAATAGATCCTTTAGATAATGGCATTCATAAGGCCTATCTTCTTCCCTTAATATATAAACATCTATGTCCATCATATTCCCCATCCTGTCCGTGCACATCAGCTCGGCGGCATGACGTACATTCCCTTCCGGCATCCCCGGGACTATCTCCCGGATCACTGCCTCCATCTTCTCTTGGTATTCGGTGTCTACCTTAGCCACCAAGTCTTCTAGTTTATCTATTAAGCTCATAATTTTTATTGTATATAATTACTATTTGATATTTATACATATTTATTCTGTATCATCTTCACATTCACCTATCATATCCGTATGACCAAATATCATATCAATAAATTCAAGCATCTCATCATTAAACGATCCGCTTTCTTCTTGCAGCTTCCTACATTCATCCTCGGTCAATCCACAAGAAGACACCAGTTCCTCTGCGGCCTGCGTCCATCGCCCGTCGTGGGCTAGCTCCTGAACCGCCAGCCATATCCCTTGGTTCATGCCCTTCATTCTTGTCTTATCTGAAATATTCTTATCCTCCATATTCTCAATCATTTTTAATTCTTGTTTCCAAAAAGCTATATATCCATCCTCTATATTGCTATGATATACAACATCATTGGTGCCATTATCCAATATCTCATATACGTCACCCGACTCATCCATTACCCCACGAAAAATGTTCTCTCTATCCAAAAAATAACATGGTTTCTGTACTTACCCAATGATTCCAGTTATTTTTAAGCTCATTAATGTCATAAGCCTCAGCCGAATGACCATTGTAAGACCTTTTTATAACTGACATAATGCTTTCCGCCTGCACGCTCCAATGACGATAACAGTCTGTCCCGCACCCGCACGCCGTGGATCTCCCGTTATCGAACTCCCAGACCAGAGGCCGGAGGCCGCATCGTGGACATGGCAACCATTCCATTGGATTCTCTGGCTTCTTGTAAACATCAGTACACTTATACTCTACTGTCATAATTAGTTCTATTAAATTGATCTGATCTTTTGATCTCCCATCTCATTCTTATCCTTGAACATCATTATCCTATTTACAATCCCCTCCGATTCCATGTACGTCGAGAATCCATGTATTCTTAGATATTGGATGGCTGATAATGATTTTTCTAGCACGTCTTTATATCCTACATCTATCTTAACTTCTTTACCCATAGTCCTCCTCCATTTCTCATATCCAACTTCTACTCATAACACTATTATAATCTATTCCATTATTCATAACCACTTTATTAAAGGCCTCCTCGGTATACGCCAAAGACTCGCCCCTATTAGCTCTCTCGATATTTTCGCTCATCATCCCCATAGCCTCGATCAAGGCCGCTGATGAGTTGGCTATTAACTTAGCCGCTTCCATTATCTTATTATCATCCATAATCATATTACTTTAACTTCCTCGTTCCACAAATGTCTTTCATATACCATGGTTGTTCCTATTAGGATTCCGGTATCTTCTCCCCAATATTCAAGTATTTGATTCCTGAATTTGTGACGCAATTTTTGTATTCCTCCCTTGTTTTTATCATAAGAAGAGTAATCTGATAATCTTACTGTCTCCATCGTTTACCTCCTTCATTTGTTCGTATGCCAATCTTTCAAGTTCCGGCATGGTGTTTGTTTCTTCTTATTTTCCCCCATACTTATTTCTCATTTCATTAATATAGCTCATATACCAATCTCTTATATCCTCTTCACTATCCATGCTATACTCTTTATTGAATGGATCGTATCTGATAAACTCCTCTGTTCGGCAGAATGGGCATGGGATCTCTTCCAATGGCTTGATTAGAACACCATCATCACCTACATTATCCAGATCATACAATATGCCATCTATGCAAGTCGCGTCTGGATAATTCGCACCGAAAAGCGGGAATTCTGGACATGTGTTTCTCATACTTGTACTATTCAAATTCGTTCTCATATTCCTTTCTCCTATCCACTTCCTTTAAATTCAAACCATCAGGTGTCAATATCTTCTTTTCCAACAAATCAAAGAGAAGCATCGCCCTTGACTCCGCCTCTGTTTCCCCAAATCCGCTATACACTTCTGTTGGCGAATCGTAGGCATTGTAACGAACATAGGCGGCTTCGTAATATCTACTATCCCTATTCGGGAAATACTGTGTCAACTGCAACCAGTCATCCCATATTTTTGATTTACTGATATTTATCATACTTGGTAGTATCTCTCCAAGTTCATGACTCATATAAGCCGGTATGAGGTCTCCTTCTTTTCTATATGAATACCTCATTGTATTTTGCGTAACTGAATCTATCTGGGTTCCCCCTCCTTTCATCTCTTTCACAAAATAAAATTCCGACTCCGAATTTACGCCCAACTCATGCAACTTTAGCGCAAGCTCATAAGGGCACATAAAATTTTGATATTTCATGTTATTCTATATTTTCATTTCTGTAATCCCCGGCATAGTCCAACCATACCCTGTAATCATTTCTGTACTTGGTTGCCTTTATTTTCATATTCCGGTATATATCCTTATTCGCATTTTCGCCAAGTACTCTCCTTACCTCCTTCTGTAAGACCGCCCCAATAAGAGGATAGACGTCCGAATAATTGCCTTCACACTTCTCGAAATCTATTACCTTGTTCCCTATTGCCCGCTCCAATGCCTTATCCATTGCCTTTATGATGGATTCTTGCACATTTTTATATCGATTGATAAAATCCTGTCTTATAGATACCATATCTCCTTCTTTAATACTCATATTTTCTTACTCATCCTTTATCTTTACGAATGGGTTTTCTACATAAAACTCCACTACATCCTTAGATTTTATAGATGTCACTATACCGGTGGTATCCACAAATCCATCTGTCTCATCCATTGTCAAATCTTCTATTTTATCTCCCGGCAGAAAACAAAGATTATAGTCTTGATCAATATACATAATCATCTTTAACCTAACCATGTCATCAATGACGCCTTTCATTCTCTCCACAACATCTAATTGATCATCAGTAAGCATTAATTTACTTTTTGAAGATTTTACTAATCTCATGTCTCCATTCTTGTCAACTACAGTCAAGTCATTGAATTTATACACATCTTCACATGTTCTGTAATATGTTTCCTTACAATAAATTTTTCCTTTATTATCTATTTCAACATCAAAACATTCCAACTTACACTTGACAGCTCTTCCGTTTTTGTATTTCCACACATCACCTATTGGAGCGAATCCGTATAATGACTCAAAAACATCATATATTGATAGTCTTGTCTTAGGAATGCTCTCGCCCTTTTTAAAACATTCTTCGGACGAATAAAATAATTTCCCATCTAATGTCTTCTCAGTCCTACATCCTCCCCATGTTCCTACATATCTAACTGCTCCATATGTAAAACTGATCAAGATTTTATCAATCTCAAACCACTTTAATTTTCCTGACATATCGTCAAAAAGATATCCACTCTCTAGATAAACCGATAAATGCTCTCTTATTTCCATAACAATTTATTTTTTAATTAAACAACATCATTTGCCTTGATCGCTATCAGTCTCAATACTCCTCTAAGTATCATGGTTTTCATGATACAACTCATAATATTACATTGAACTTCTCATTTAAACTATCTAAAGCTCTTTGATACTCCTCTTCCTTGTCGAACTTAATTTGAGTACTGTTCTCCAAACCAAAGGACAGGGTGAAGGATATAACCCAGCCCGATCCGTCCACGGCCTGCCCCTTGGGCCCCACGACATCACCTGCTTCTTGGATATATACCAATTTCCTATCTGCACGAAGTCAGGATAGTTGTTAGTCAAATACCTTATCTGGATATTCAAACAATCGAAATTATCAAAAGAAATTATGTGATATTTGCTCCTTATCCGTATCTTCAGAAACGGATTGTTCCCGTAATATGCGGCGAATGCCGACACCACGGACATAGGATACCTTACGCCTTTTATTATCACCCATTTCATATACAATACCTTCTTATATTAAACTATTTAATATAAATTCATCTTCCTCCGTTCTCTCATTCATAGGCTTATTTTGTACCGTTTTGACAAGATCAAGCACTTCATCCCAAGTCCTTTCTGATAGCGTCCCATTATTTATGCCACAACACCTACATCCACTAGAAAATACCGGTATCATACTTCCATCACACATCCTAACGAATTTATATCCTACATATTCATCGCATAAGGGACATCTTCTTACTGGGATAAACCTTATTCTACCTCTATTAATGATACTTATTAATACCTCACGATTCATATTATTCCCTTAATTTACGTTTAACCTCCTTAATATATTTAGGGGAATATAATCCCCTATGCAATCTTATAGCCCGATCTATATCCTTTTTAGGATTATGATGAGATTGATATATCTCTAACATTTCCCTAGCCTTGACAGGATTCGTTCGATCATCGTATCTATACCGCTTTTTCTGCCGTTTGAGGCGTAATATCCTATTAACCTCATCAACGTATACCCTTTTCATTTGCCATCTTCCTAAAGCCCCGGATGAGGCGTTATACGCTCGATCGTCATTCCTTGACTCCACGAAAGACAGGGCGGCCGCCAGCTTATCCCATACCCGTGCCTCGATCACGGCCGGCTTCGGGGCGAGGGGCATGCCACCGCTCCCTTTTGGCGGTGTCAGTATCACCATAACCATCATAAGCAAGTATCTTGTCATATCTTATCCATATCAAAATTATTACTTACGATCTTATCACCTATGTTAATTCCCCCCATATCCAAGATATTTATATTATTTATTATACTCCTTACCCAAAAAGAGGATATAATAGCAGAATATTATGATATTAAGACATAAACCTGTCTATTACCATACTGCCATATTTATCCTCCGTCCAATATCATTCGTATCAGTACACGACTTTTATTATTATGGTCATAAATACACTCAATCATCCTTTTTTCAAGCCGCTATCGCCATTAAGATTATCAGCTATACCCAATATCTTCGAAATAAGAGCCTTTTTAGGCTTATATTCGTCGTTTATGCTTATAACCGAGTAGTTGTATACCACGCCTTCTTTCGAGACCTCCACGCCTACGTATTTAGGCGCAACGGCATCCCTATGCAACACGATAAACGGGTTTTTACCGTCCAGATCATTTATCAACTGGTTAAACTGCCGTCTCGTCATCTGATAGTGATATTATTCCCATGTTATAAATGCGATCTCTCTTTACCCTTATCTTCTCGCATAGCTCATCGAAGCACCCATCTTCTTCTAGCTTATCAACATAATATGATACACTTGATTTAGAGCTTCCTTGAAGATATACATTTCCTCTTATATTCCTTGAGAAAAAATTAGGTAAGACCATCTTTTGTCTCTTATCCTTATTATCCATATAAGATATGACAACAACCCATAATTCTGGTTCCCGTTCTTTTACCGATAACATAAGATCGAGACCCGATTGACCATTGATATTCCTCCTGCCAGTTTCGTTATAACGAAGAATAATATAATCATCCGCTTTATCATCCTCAATCATCACGACCATAGGACTATTACCCTTCCCATTATCACATAATACTCTTGCCTCTTTTCCGTTACGTAGATATACCTTATCGTAATCTCCGTTTTTGTATATCTCGAAATCAAACTCTATTACCATTTTATTTCCTCCTATTGATATATTGTTGCGTACGTCCTTCCTCTATCTTTTCGAAATAGAACTTATTCCCGTATAACCTTGTAAAACAGATGTTATACCCGAAATGCTCCGCACGTCTGATTTGCGCATAACCTCTACTGATGTCCTTATCATCAATCAGCGTAACAAAACAATGTGATCCTACTTCTGTATTCAAAACCAGATTTTCCCAATCTTTTACTTCCATATCAAATTTCCTTAAATATTTTTTTGTTATAATTATCGCTATTGTACCATCTATCAATATCCTTATATTGTTCTGGATAAACCCCATAAGACTTGCACCACCTAGGTAATGGCTCGTTTAGCACGTCCAGTGCCGTCGCAAGGTCGAACGTAGCTTCCTCCTTGATACCACATCCCGATCCACTTCCACGGCTCGGTATATAGGCTCTACTATATGCTACACTCATTCCATATTCTCCATGACTCAGATACCCGATGTTGGGTGAATCAGGGAAGGCGTAATACAACATTATATAATCACCCTTACTCCAACCTCTATTATAAGTATCATCCTGCCATGCGAAAACCCTGCAACCGGCTTCTTTTAATTCCGCTGCCGCTCTTTTTAAAATATTATCTTCCATACTACTTACATTTAAGTTATGCCAAGGTGCCGGGAACTGACCCCGGATCATATCCGCACACGTACGATTATGATATATCCTTCCACCCCGCCAAGGTCATGGTCACAATATTAACAAACTAAAATCTAATGTTCATATCATTACACATCTTAAAGAAGACCTCCCTTATGATCTTTTTATACAAGATGTATATCTCATCATCATCATCATCGAACTCCACTTCCCATGAACGTAATAAATACCTGATATCGCAATCCGCTATATGAATCCTGAATATAGACGGAACGCTCATTATGTAGTCCTCGAAAGCTTTCTTAATCCCATCCCTTTTGATATGTTCTTTATACTCATCCTTAAACACGTTAAGCATAAAAGCCAGATACTCCCTATCATATCTAAACTGCTTTTTGTAATTATCAGTATCTATATGATCTAGTATATATATTTCTATAGCGTCCCTGTCGTATTTCGACATACCTCTTCCTCCTGTTTTTGATATTTAATGACCCTTTTCTCCCCATACGCCTTCGCTAATTGAATAAGCTGGCCGGTAAACACCTTGGTACGGTGTCTTACAATCTTATCCACCAACTCCGGGCATCTGGTTCTCCATCTATAATTAACCTCGCCCTTAGCTTTCTTCTTGTAATATCTGTAAAATGTTACGGCCACTACCACTTCTCCATCTTGTTCAAAAGCCACTAAATCGTAATTGTTGTAAACTATTTCGTTCATGTCGTTATTATTTTTATGTACTTAATCACCTCTTCTGGTAAGGATGCTAGATCCTTAACTCTTTTACCGAAATCGTATGAATGTCTCCTATATGGATAATAATCACCAACATATATTCCTATTCCTTGTGGATGAAATGGATTTTAGCTGCACGCAAACACAGGATAATATACCAACCCATTACTATCTTTACCCTTATTACTTACACATATTATCGTGTATCTATCTACCTCTCCATCGCCAATATCATACACCCTTACTTTTACCTTCACGCCATTGGCGTTTGTTATAACATTATTCATACGCACCTCCTTTGCTGTTCACTATCAAACTAATCTATCTCCCTACCATATATAGTATACGATCCACACCAGCTGCGATTCTCATTCGAGATCCTAATATGATCTACAGGCTTATCTCCTGCCATACAATTGGCGTAAGATAATACCTCCGACATGTTTCTGAACCCGGAATCCGCCGCCGATTTTATAAGTTTCCGATCGCACCCGAATACCCATACCTTCATAATATCCCTTTCCTTTACAGTTCTTCTTATACGCATAATCTTGCCATAAAATAAATAAACATAAAATCTATTCTCTCTTTGTTATCATCCATCCTATGCCCGGTGATCTCAAAAACAACCCTACGCTTTTCTATAGTCTGTATATTATCTAACTGAATAGCTATGTAAGGATATTTCATAACTTTCTCTCTATTGATGTTATACAAAATAGCGTTGACATCTTGCCTGCGAAAATACATATTTACCCCTATATAGCTGGCAACCAAAAGACATTCGTCTATTACCCCATCAGTATCGAATAGCAATAACATATCATCCTTCTCGATAGTATATTCCATATCAAGGATCTTGATACGTTTGCTTCCGTCCTTCTTATCTGATATAAGAACCTCTATCATATCCTTATCAGTCGTAAGGATATAATACGCCTCGTCCTTTGTAATATTATTACGAAGATAAGACAGTATCTCATCTTGTAATTTTATAATCTCGTCCATGTTATTAGTATTTTATATTACCACGCCAAAGGAAAGAACGGCAGCCGACACCCGCAGCCTACCACGCCGTGACACCGCCGCCCGTTCCCCTTGGTATTATTCTGGCACCTCTAATTTCCCGTAATAAGGATAAAAACAACCGTCTCGATAAACCGAATATCTGAGCGTTTTATCCTTTGCTTCATAGATGGAAACACAACCGCTGTTATAAGCGTTGGATAGTTCTTTTGCTACAAATCCGCCTATTCGCTTATAGGGTTTAGGCGTATCCCTCAACGGCCTGCATACATATATTTTTACTCTCTTGCACTTCTTGTCGCCTACGTATATATCCTTTCCACTAAGCTCCATTAAATACATGAATCTCATATCAACCGATTTTAAATCCAACATTCCTCTATCTCTATCTCCATATGATCCGCCCAATCACATCTATCAACGTCCTCACCATCCTCGAAGTAATAGTAAGCCCATACATGGACGCCTCCTACCTCTATACACCCATCACTTTTCCATTCTATCAACCCGTCTTGCCTTACCGCGTTGGTAGGCTCAGCCCCCAGCGACAGCAACTCATTTACTATACTACCGCCAAATACGTTTCTCGCTTCTTCTCTTGTCATATCAATATCAGATTTTAATATTATACTACCGCCAAAGGAGGACAGAGACGGACGACCAGCGGGGCCAACCCCACGCCATCGCCGCCCCCGTTTTCCCTTGGTTTCCTCCGCATCACCCCATACTAATAAACAATATCCACCACCAATAACACCATACCAACCATCACTCACAACTACCTTGCCTTGACGGGGAAATCCTACCACTTGCAAACTTTTACATTTGATTGGAAGATACCACTTGCTTGAAAGGCGTTTTCCTTGATCGAAAGGTGTTTCCCTTGTTTGGAGGTGTTTTCCTTGTTTGTTGGTGTTT